AAAATTACACATTCGGTTAACATTTTCGATTTAATTTTAGGAACAAAAATTGAATTGGGTGTGTTATCCGGCGGAAAAATAAGTTTATCAGTTCCAAAGGGAACACAACCCGGAACAGTTATGAGTGTTTCGGGATATGGATTGCCGTGCTATAGAACAGGTATAACTGGTAATTTATATGTTACATTGAAAGGTGTTGTTCCAAAAATTGAAGATAAGAAGTTATTAGAAAGGATTCAAGAATTAAATGATGCAATTAATAAAGGCTCCTAACTTAATGTTAGAGGCTCCTGTTAAAAAGTTTGATTACGAATTAATGCATCCAGCACCGCTTGCACTCGACATGATAGACATCATGAATAAAGAAAGTGGGCTTGGGTTAAGTGCAAATCAAGTAGGATTGAACGCACAAATCTTTGTTATGAAAACTATATTAAATAAAACCCACGGCAATCCGTTGGTAGTTATTAACCCTATAATTACAGGTTTGAGCAAAGAGATAGAAGAAGGTATAGAAGGCTGCTTGAGCCATCCTGATTTATTCTTGAAGGTTAGGAGACCTATATCCTGTACAGTTGAATTTGACACCTTGACAAATGACCTTAAAAGTGTTATACATGTAGATACAAAGTTCGATGACATAGATGCCCGCATATTCTTACACGAATATGATCATTTGCACGGCATTCAGTTTACTAACCGAGTCAGTAAATTGAAACTAACAATGGCAGAAAAACGTCGATTAAAAAGGAAAAAGAATGGTTGAGCCAACTAAACACTTACAATTAGTTTTTGATAAAGCTAACAATGATGCAAAAAAGTTGCAACACGAGTATATTACACTTGAGCATCTTTTGTACGCAATGCTATGTGATGAAAATTTTGAAGGCATTATTACTGGGTACGGTGCAGACCCAGTTCTAATGAAGAAAAATTTAGAAAATTATCTTAAAACTAAGTTAGAAGAAATTAAAGTTACTGATACTAAGTATAAGCCTAAAAAAACTAGTACAGTTGAAAGAGTGCTTAGTCGTGCGTTTGCACAGGTACTTTTCCAAGGAAGAAATCAAATTGACATCTCTGATGTTTTTATAAGCATCTTGAGTGAAAAAAGATCACATGCATACTTTATCACTCAGCAAGCTGGCATTGACAAAGATAAATTTGTCATGCACATTAACACAGATGTCGAAGAGTACAGCGAAGCTACTCAAGAAGTATTTGAAAATCAAGGTATTGCAAGTAAAGCACTAAAAACATTTACTACTGATTTGAATGCTAATGTTAAGGCAAATAAGATTGATCCGGTGATTGGTCGAGATGAAGAAATTGAACAAGTTGCATTGGCTCTCGGTCGTCGTACAAAATCTAACGTGCTAATGGTCGGCGATCCGGGTGTTGGTAAAACTGCAATTGCAGAAGGTCTTGCATGGCGTATTGTTAACAAGCAAGTGCCTAAGTTCTTAGAAGACTATACTGTGTACTCGTTGGACATTGGAAGTATGCTTGCTGGTTCCAAGTATCGCGGAGACTTTGAAGAACGATTTAAACTTGTGTTGCAAGGCTTAACTACAAAAGGCAACACCATTATGTTTATCGACGAAGCACACATGATTTCAGGTGCCGGTGCCGGTAGCGGAAACAGTGCAAACGATCTTGCTAATATGCTAAAACCTGCACTGTCAAAAGGAAATATTAAAGTAGTTGCATCTACTACTTGGGAAGAATATCGCAAGTATTTCGAAAAAGATCGTGCTCTTATGCGTCGTTTCCAACGTGTAAGTGTTGACGAACCTACGTCCGAGATGGCAATTGATATTCTTAAAGGAGTTAGAAAATACTACGAAGAGTATCACAAGGTCGAAATTACTGACGCAGCAATTGAAGAAGCTGTTAAGTTATCAGTAAAATATCAAGCTGACAAAAAGCTTCCTGATAAAGCGATTGATCTTATCGACGTTGCATGTTCTAGATTTAAAGTTCTAGAACAAGAAGATAATAAAGTAGTTGACGTCAAGAATATTCAATTTGAATTGGCAAAGTTAATTAAGATTCCTGAAGAACAAGTTGCTGAAAAAGAAACTGAAAATCTTGCTCACCTCGAGTCTAATCTTAAAGGAAGTGTATACGGACAAGATTCTGCAATCGAAACTATTGTCGACAAGATTTTAGTAGCACAAGCCGGTCTTAAATCAGAAAACAAACCTATTGGGTCGTTTGTGTTTATGGGTCCAACTGGTACAGGTAAGACTGAAACAGCCAAACAACTTGCAAAACATCTCGGAGTAAATCTTGTTAGATTTGACATGAGTGAATACCAAGAAAAGCATTCGGTTGCAAAGTTTATCGGTGCACCTCCGGGTTATGTAGGGTTTGAAGACAACGCCGGACAACTTATAGTTAAGCTACAGGAGAATCCAAATTGCGTTCTTTTGCTTGACGAAATTGAAAAAGCACATCCAGAAGTTAGTGCAGTTTTGTTGCAACTAATGGATAACGGTAAAGTCACTGGCTCAAACGGCAAAGAAGCAGATGCGAGAAATTGCATACTTATCTTAACTACTAACTTAGGTGCTAAAGAAGCAGAGAAGAACAGTATCGGATTTGGAGACAGCTTAGAAAGAGATTACGAAGACGGTGAATTAAAGAAATACTTTGCACCAGAATTCCGTAATAGACTTGACGCTATTATTACATTTAGCAAGCTTGGTAAACCGGTAATGCTCAAGATTGTAGGGAAGTTCTTGTCTGAACTTAGAGATCAGGTTGCTGGAAAAGAAATTAAGATTTCAGTTACCGACGAAGCTCTTGACTATCTTGTTGACAAAGGTTTTGATACTAAGATGGGAGCTAGACCGTTGCAACGTGTTATTGACAAAGATATTAAACGTCCACTATCGAGACTTATGTTGTTCGGAGAGTTAAAGAACGGCGGCAAAGTTAACATCAATTTAAAAAATAATGAGATAACCCTTGAAGTATTTGCAAATGAAGAATCAAAAATTGCACGAAACTAAAAAACTGCATTACGGAAAATATTTGTACAAGATTAGTATCGAAAATCCTCTGACATATATTTTCCGTACACAGAATCAACGTAGTGGTAAACTCGGCTATGCTAGAACTAAACTAGAAGAGTTTGTCACTAACAAAAAGCCGAAGTCTTTTGTATTAAATACACGATACAGAAAAACAGTAGTCGAGCCCGAACACATCAAAGATGCACAATCGATTTATAATATACTCAGAATCGAGGAAGATTATATAATAAGATGTGAGCACAAGAAGTTACTCATTTATAGCAATTCTGTAGACTTAATCGACAAAATTTCTAATAAAGTAGTAGGTGAAGTCGAAACCTGGAAGCCAGATGATAAAGCATTATCTACTTTAACAGAACAAAAAAACGTTATTATAAGTAACAAACCTACCGACTATCCTTACAAAGTTACGTTTGGTAACAAACCTGCAAAGCCTGAATTAGCTGCGTGGATTGCAAAAAATACCGATAAAGTATTAGCCGGACCTATCTTGATGAAAAATCTCCAATACGGCCTTCGGTGGATACAAGGACAGTACATATTTGCTAGAGACGAAAACATTATTATGTTATTACAAATGATTGTTGGTGATAACATAGCAAGAATTGATAAAATAATCTATAAGGCTAATATAGATAAATAGTTATATGTCAGTAACTAGCGAAATTATTTTATCAGTGCAAACTCATCCTGTCGGTAACAGTGAAGAATCTGTTACCGGCAATTCCTTTAAAGGCGACGGATATTACAATAGATCCGACGGATTTCATACTGTGCAGTACAGTGTTATTGGATTTGTTGGTACTATCAAGATGCAAGCCACACTGTCTACTAGTCCAGCCGAAGGCGATTGGTTCACAGTATCTGATTCAGTTCATACAAGTGCTAACACTAATGCAACTGAAAGTAATGGTTCATTTATTAAAAATTTTACAGGTAACTATGTGTGGGTTAGAGCAGTCATATCCGGTTGGACTGCTGGCACTGTTTCGTCGATATTGTTAAATCACTAAGGAAGTATTATGAAAAATTTTATAAGTATAATTTGGGAAGAAGGCAACGTAAATAAAGACAAGCTAGTCGAATCTGTAATTAATACTAACAATCTTCCACTAAATGAGAGTAATGTAAAATACATATCCGGCAAAACCGAACAGGGTGCTAACTTATTACGTATAGCTATTACTAAAAATTTATCAGAAAGCGAATGCGATATACTTGCAGATAAAATTGCAGATAAAGTATTTGAAATGGGCCTAGATGACTTCGATCTCGAATTTACTACTGAAGATGAAGTAGTGGATGAAGAAACCTACGATGGCGATGAATTCTACGAAGCATACGGAGTTATGTGGTTCAACGAAGACGAAATATTAGACGAAGCAGAATATCAAGGACGCAAAGTACCGCTAGGAAAACCTATGCGTGGTGACGTTAAAAAATTTAAAGTGTATGTAAGAAACCCAAGTGGCAACGTAGTTAAAGTAAACTTCGGCGATCCTAACATGAAAATTAAAAAGTCTAACCCAGCAAGACGCAGAAGTTTCCGTGCAAGACACAATTGTGATAATCCTGGACCTAGAACTAAGGCAAGATATTGGAGTTGCAGGGCTTGGTGATGCATTACAATACTTTACATTGGAAAAAAAGCATGGGTAAGCACATTAGTAGAGGAAAACATAAAAACTTCCTAGTCGAACAACTAAGTACATATAAGGATTTGACATAATGGTAAAAATAGTCGAATTTACCGATCTTGCATTAAATGCACACACCAATGAACCTAATGGAGCACTTCCTTGGGATGTAGTAGAAGATTTGGTTGTGTATATGCGTAACGAGCCAAACTTTTACAGACAAAAGTTATACCCTACAATGTTAGAAGTTCAAAAAACTGTTAAAAAAGGCGGCAAGTTTAATAAAAGAAAAATGATACCTCTTGTAGACGAAGCTGTTTTGTCGTATATTAAAAAGTATAACATCAAAAAAACACCAGAAGAATTGCTATCAGATTCTGAAAAAATGGATTGCATTTCTAAAATTTTAGAAGACGAAGTAGAAAACTTTAAAAAAGGATCTTATTAATGCAACTAAGAGAACTGTTTAATCAAAATAAGACAACAGCAGTTCTTGCATTTGGAAGAATGAATCCAATTACTATTGGACATCGCAAATTAGCTGAAACAATAAAAAGTATACCCGGCGACGGTTATATTTTTCTTTCTCATAAACAAAATTCTAAAACCGATCCTTTAAGTTTTGAAACAAAACTTAAGTTTGCAAAAGAATACTTTCCAGGGATAACTGTTGGTGATTCGTCGGTAAGAACTATTATCGAAGCTATTAAAAAAGTAAATTCACTAGGTTACACAAAACTGGTTTATGTAGCAGGTTCGGACAGAGTTAACGAATTTACACAACTACTAAATGCATATAACAATAAAGAATACTTCTTCGAGAGTATTGAAATAGTTAATGCAGGAGCACGAGATCCTGACGCCGAAGGTGTCGAAGGCATTAGTGCAAGCAAACTTAGAGAAGCTGCTATAAAAAATGATGTTAAAACATTTCTAGCAGGAACTCCTAACAACAAGTTTTCTTTAGAAATGTTTGAAGCTGTTCGTAAAAATATGACCGATGTTACGTCCGAGCCCAAGCATAGCAATGTAAAAAAAAATGATTTAATACCAGCATTGGAAAAATTTCTTCCAATTGCTATGGAAGTATTAAACATTGAAAAACTTCCAAAAATTAAACTAGAAAAACATATAGAAACAAAAGATCAGCCATCATTTGGCAGATTTGTAAATGACAAAGTTGTTATCCACCTAGGAATTCAAAATCGTCATCCTATAGATATTCTAAGAACATTGGCTCATGAACTTGTACATTTTAAACAATTACTAGATGGAAAACTAGACAAAAATAGTGGCATGACAGGAAGCCCTGAAGAAAACGAAGCACACATTAAAGCAGGCATCGTTATGCGTCTGTTTGACAAAAAATATCCAGAATATTTTAAAGAACCAGCAGTTAATTTTTCAGAATCAAAAGTAATGTATGTCGAACCGCAGTTCGACGTAGAATGGGATGAGGCAAAAAGATATCCCGAATTTGCTAAGTTAGGATTCGAAGGATGGCTCAACCTTGTTAAAAAAGGCAAAGCTGTAACTATTAAATCGGCAAAGGGTATAAACAACACCGATGCTAATGAGCCTGATAGTTTTAAATCTTTAGATCAAAACAAACAAAAACGAGCAATGTCGCAAATACAAAGCGGCAAAGTAGAAATGCCAATAATAGCAGTTTACCCAGATGGTTGGAAAGAGCTTATTGGCGGAAATACTCGTTTAACAGGGATGTTAGCAACACAAAGCAAAGCAACTGTTTGGGTCTTTAAAGTTCCTAATGAAATTCTAGATGAAAACTTTGCAGATGGTAAAGTAAAAGGTAAAAGCAGACCAGGACGTGTAAAACGTGCAGGTGCTAGTTGCAACGGTAGTGTTACAGCACTACGTAAAAGAGCAAAAAACAGTTCAGGTGAAAAAGCGAGGATGTATCATTGGTGTGCAAACATGAAGAGTGGACGCAAGAAGAACTAGAGCATTATGTTCGTGTTTTAAAAGAACACGAACTACGTAGGGCAAGTACCGACGAGAGGAACAAGTATTGGTATGAATATAGAAGATCTAAAGAGATTAGCAGGAATAACAGAATTTAAAGGTTATACACCTTACGAAGGTTCTAACATTTCTGTAACCGGGACTGAAAAGCGTCGTATAGAACGAGAAAAAAACATTAAACCTGGAGACAAAGAATGGTTTGAATTGTGGTTTAATCTTCCATACATGACAGGTTCGCTAAATACAAAGCCGGGCTTTAGAGGACGAAAGAAAAAATGAGATTCAAAGATATTATTTCCGAAGCATCCAAGCCAAAAGATTATGGAATTCCAGCTGCTATAGATCCTGATGTTGAACGATCAATTCCGGGAACTTTTGTTATACCCGAATTAAGAAACACAGATCCCTACATGCAATATCGTATGGGATTAGCACTTGCAGTTGCACAAGCAACTAAAAGCAGAGAAGTTAAGTTTGATCAAGAAACAGCTTGGGCTGAAAATTTTATTACTACTGCATATGCCGAAGAAGAACAAGAAACTATTAAACTAGCAGCAAAGTTAATGGGAGTTAGTACAAGGCAAGTTACCAGTACTAAAAGTCAAGAGATCGACAGCGTTAACAAAACAAGTCCAGTTGCTAAACCAAAACGCAACAAATACGGAGTTTAACATGAAAGTAAGAGAAATTGTAAGCGAAGCTGCTGGAAGCAAATTATCAAAAAGAGAACAAGAAGCAACTGTAGGATTGCATACATACGACGATGGCCCAAATCTTGGAGCATTCGGCAGTGACTACGGACAATACAGATTAATGATGGCTCTTGCTTGTTCCGACGGAAAGACTCCGCCTGATATAGATGCATTAAGCTGGATCGGGAAGAAGAAAACTGCACACCCTTATACCGATGTTGAAGCAGAAATGCTTAAGCAAGGTTATAAAGTAATCGGTCTAAAATACGACGACTTAAATAAAGGTGATACAAAAAGCAAAGAGCTTGATAGCACAAACAAAACAAGTCCAGTTGCTAAACCAAAACGCAACAAGTATGGTGTATAATGAAAATTGAAGACCTATTCGAAGAAAAAGGAACAAAAGCTGAAGCAGGTTATCAGCCCGATCCTAAGAATGGTCAAAAATGTATTAATTGTACAATGTGGAGAGATCCAAACAAGTGTACAGCAGTTGCAGGTAATATTAGTCCAAACGGTTGGTGCAAATGGTATGCCGGCGGTGCTTACGGTAAGCGTGGCAAAAAAATCGACGAAGACGGACGTATTGTGAAAGGTGTTAACACTACTATTGACGTAGGTCCGGACGAAATTAAAAAGCAAAGTGCAAAGTTTGGAAACTCAGTAACAAAAGATGGATTACCTCCATTTTTAAGAACAAACGGTAAGGTAAACGAAGAAGCCAAGTATACTTTGCGTGAATGGGCAGCAATTCAAGGTGGACATACTTTAGAAGATGAACCAATAAAACCTAAGTTATTTGATTGGAATAAATATTAATATGCTAATTCGCGAGTTACAAGATACAAAAGTTTTTTCAATATTTGTTGCAACTGTACAAGTTAAACAAAACTTTTATAGTCAATGGATCCCTGTGCAGGTGTCGGCCCGTAACATGCAAGAAGCAAAACAGCAGATTCTAGCCCAATATGGAAAAGATTCAAAAATTAGCGGATTAAAAAAAGCAAAATGAAAATTGTAGAGATAACTGAAAAAGCTTTATTAAAAACTCCATTGGGTAGAGAAAAAATAAAAGCAGACCAAGCTAGAGGAAATGATCCTTGGCCTAAAAAAAGTAAGCCTACACTTGGCCCTACACAAAAACATCCACTGCGTGGAAAATTAGTTGGAGGCGGCTTATAATGAAAATACTTGAAATAATTGAGTCTGCATCAGCAGGAGCCACTGGTGCAAGTGGAATAGCAACTGTTGTTAATCCATCTAAAAAATCTAAAAAGTCTAAAACATGGAAACCTACTGATAATGCATTAGACATGAAAAATACAAGTTTGTTTGGCACAACTCTAATAAAACGATAAATATAATAAATATTCCGGAGATTACAATGAGAAATAAAAAGATTAGCGAAGGACTATCAGAGTTAGCAGACACAACAGATCGTGATCATGAAATTCAGATGGCTCGTGCAGAATTATATAAAATTGCAGATTATGCTATCCAACTACATAATCTATTAAGAAATATTTCAGAAGAAGAAGGTCTAGAAGCCTGGCAACAATCAAAAATAACAAAAGCAGCCGATTATGTTGGCTCTGTATTCCATGCACTATCATACGATAAGAAAGTTCAACCTTCAGTCGGATCACCTACACCGCCAATGGCATCAAGTCCTGCACAGCTAGGAATGTCAGAATCCGATATCAAAAACTATAAGTCGTTGCTTGAAAAAGCAAAGTCAAGAGCACAACAAAAGTTTATGGGCATGGTTTATGCTGCAAAGAAAGGCGAAAAGCCTGCTAGTCCAGAAGTTGCTAAAGTTGCAAAAGGCATGAGTAAGAGTGATGCAAAAGACTTTGCAAAAACAAAGCACAAAGGTAAACCAGAGCACGTCAAGAAATAATGGAATATGCCGAGAATCTAGTTTGGAAAAATATTGATCCGGACCATATGTGGATTCTTGATAAGCTAATACTGTCTAAAAAATTAAATTATACTAGTGGCCCGGTTGGTTTAGACGTACCAAAGCCGGGCCACTATATTGTTAGACCCTGTGTCAATATGCAAGGCTTAGGGTTAGGAGCACAACGAGTTTGGCTTGAAAAATCTACAAAGCATTTGCCTGTGGGATACTTTTGGTGTGAGTGGTTCGAAGGCAGACACTTGAGTATAGACTATCATCATGGTAAACAGGTTTTAGCAGTCGAAGGGCATAAACCTGATAACACATTTACACGATGGGATAGTTGGATTAAAGTTTCTGATAGACTAAAGATGCCCGATGTAATAAAACCTTTTGCTGAAATATACGAATGGATTAACATAGAGTATATCGGAAAGAAATGTATAGAAGTACATTTTAGACACAATCAAGATTTTGAAAATAATATAACACATTTTATTCCTGTGTGGGAGGGCGACAGTACTGAGCCACCAGAAGGCTATTCTTACAAAGTGTATCCGGATGTACACGGAAGAATAGGTGCGTTTGTAAAATAAAAATTGACTTTTTTGGTATCTTGTATTACATTTACATAAAGGAGTACACAATGAGTGATAGAGTTTACGGACCAGAAGAAAAAGCTAAATTAGAAAGACTAGTAAAAGAAGGCGTTAGTGTTATGCAAGAAGTTGACGACCTTACTAGTAGTCTTAAAGACACAATTAAAAGTGTTGCAGAAGAATTAAATATAAAACCTACAATTATTAACAAAGCAATCAAAGTTGCAATGAAGCGTGATTGGAATAAACATCAAGACGCATTCGAGGATCTAGAAACCCTTGTTTCTACCTTGGGCTACGACAAAGATGCTTGAACCGATAATACATAAAGATATTTTAGGAAATGAAATTAAACTAGGGGATACTGTTGTATACCCTAGTCATAACTCTTTAAAAATAGCAGTTGTAAAAAAAATTAATCCTAAAATGATAAATGTTGTAGCAGTAGGACGTAGCTGGCCTGACAGAAAGTATTCCACTGATCTGTTGGTTGTTAACGATCCTAAAATTACAATATACATTTTAAAAAATACTAAGTAATCTATAGAGTCGCTCACTTAAGAGCATGTAGATGGTAAGTTGGCCAAGAAACAACAAAGGAGTAATAAGTGCCGTACGTTGACGCAATGTTCGATAGAGATAATGATATTATCCGATTAGTCGAACGAAAAGATGGTAAAAGAATTTATCAAGAATATCCAGTAAAATATACTTTCTATTACGGTGATCCTAAAGGCAAATATAAAAGCGTTTATGGTGATCCGCTTAGTAGAATAGTCTGCAAGAATACTAAAGACTATAGAAAAGAACTTGCAATTAACAAAAATAAAACACTATTCGAGTCTGACATTAATCCTATTTTTCAATGCTTAAGTGAAAATTATGAAAATCAAGATGCACCAAAGTTAAACGTTGCATTTTTTGACATCGAGACCGACTTTGATCCTGAGAGAGGATTCGCTCCAACAAACGATCCCTTCATGCCAATTACGGCAATTACAGTTCATTTGCAATGGTTAGATGCATTAATTACGCTGGCTGTTCCTCCAAAAACTCTCACAATGGAACAAGCTAAAGAACTTTGCGTTGAATGGGGTGACTCATGTATACTGTTCGAAAAAGAAGCAGACATGCTTGATACATTTCTTGACTTAATACAAGACGCTGACATTTTAAGCGGTTGGAACTCAGAAGGGTATGACGTTCCTTATACTGTAAATAGAGTAGCTCGTGTACTAAGTAAGAACGACACTAGAAGATTCTGTTTGTGGGATCAACATCCCAAAAAACGAGAATACGAAAAATATGGAAAAACTTCTGAGACATATGATTTTGTAGGCCGTGTGCATATTGACTCGCTAGAGCTTTATAGAAAATACACATACGAAGAACGTCATAGCTATAGACTTGACGCGATCGGCGAAATGGAGATCGGCGAAAACAAAACTGTTTACGAAGGTACGCTAGATCAACTGTATAACAACGACTTTAGAACTTTTATTGAATACAACAGACAAGACGTTGCACTACTCGACAAACTAGATAAAAAACTTCGTTTTATTGATCTAGCAAATGAAATTGCACATGATAATACAGTTCTATTGCAAACTATTATGGGTGCCGTAGCTGTTACTGAACAAGCTATTATTAACGAAGCACACAGACGAGGTATGCAAGTTCCTAACAGACGTGATCACGGCGGTAACACTCAAGCTGCCGGTGCGTATGTTGCATATCCTAAAAAAGGGTTGCATCAGTGGATTGGTTCTATGGACTTAAACAGTTTGTATCCATCTGTTATTAGAGCGTTGAACATGGCGCCAGAAAGTATCGTTGGGCAATTAAGACCTGAATATACAGATCAATATATCTACGAACAAATGACGTTGCATAAAAAGAGTTTTGCGGCAGCATGGGAAGGCCTATTTGGTACTTTTGAATATATGTGGGTTATGGAACAGCGTAGAGATAAAACAATTACAATCGACTGGGAAGACGGAAGATCGGATGTTTTAAGCGGTGCTGAAATTTATAAATTAATGTTTGACAGCAACATGCCGTGGATGATTAGTGCCAATGGCACTATATTTACACACGAGTTTGAATCTGTTATTCCTGGATTGTTAGCTCGCTGGTATAAAGAACGTAAAGAACTACAAGCAATGCTTAAAAAAGCAAAGGATGCAGGAAACGAAACAGAAATTTCGTTCTGGGATAAGCGACAGCTAGTTAAGAAAATTAACCTTAATAGTTTATATGGTGCTATTCTAAATCCAGGTTGCAGATTCTTTGATAAAAGAATAGGTCAGTCAACTACACTCACCGGTAGACAGATTGCAAAACACATGGCTGGAAAAGTAAATGAAATAGTTACTGGCGATTATAACCATGTTGGACAAGCTGTAATCTACGGTGATACAGACTCTGTATATTTTAGTGCGTATCCAACACTTAAAAACGAGATCAATGCAGGAAAAATACCGTGGAGTAAAGAAAACGTTGTTACATTGTATGATCAGATTGCCAACGAAGTAAACAAAACATTTAGTGATTTTATGGGAAGTGCATTCCATTGCCCAAAAACTCGTGCCGAAGTTATTAAAGCAGGTCGCGAAATTGTAGGCGAAACTGGATTGTTTATTACTAAGAAACGCTATGCTGTTCTAGTGTATGACGAAGAAGGCAAGCGTAAAGATATCGACGGTAAGCCAGGTAAAATAAAAGCAATGGGTCTTGATCTTAAACGCTCCGATACGCCAGTATTCATGCAAGACTTTTTGTATGATCTTTTAACTATGGTATTGCTACAAGAACCTGAAAAAGCAATTCTCGATAGTATTACAAAATTTAGAAGAGACTTTAAATCTAGACCTGGTTACGAAAAAGGTTCTCCTAAACGTGCTAATAACATTCAAGCATATCAACGAGAAGAAGCAAAACTCGGAAGAGCTAACATGCCTGGACATGTTAGGGCAAGTATTAACTGGAATACATTAAAACGCATGAACGGTGATCGATATTCACAAGAGATTGTTGACGGTATGAAAGTTATTGTTTGCAAGGTAAAACAAAATCCTCTAGGATTTACCAGTGTCGCATATCCAACTGACGAACTGCGTTTACCTCAGTGGTTTAAAGAATTGCCGTTTGATGATAGTGCAATGGAAGAAGTTATCATTGATAACAAGCTTGATAACCTAATCGGAGTTCTAGATTACGATTTGCAGTCAACAAAGCAAAACACAACTTTTAATTCTTTATTTGAATGGGAATAATATGAAAGTAGGTATAGTATTTTCAACATTTGATCTTCTTCATGCCGGGCATATAGGAATGCTGCGTGAAGCAAAACAACATTGCGATTATCTTATTGTAGGATTACAAACAGATCCTACAATAGATAGGCCTACTACAAAAAATAAACCTGTGCAAACATTGGTAGAACGTTATGCACAATTAAATGCTGTTAAGTTTGTTGATGAAATTGTTCCATATCAAACCGAAGAAGACGTGATTGATATATTAGAACTTTTTGAAATTGATATAAGATTTTTAGGTGAAGAGTATCGAGAACAAGACTTTACAGGTAAAGACGTATGTCGAAAGCGTGGTATCGAACTACACTTTAATAAACGAGATCATAGATTCAGCAGTAGTGGTTTGCGTCGCAGAGTAGCAGAGGCAGAAAAAGATGCACGACAAGGATCTTGAGATTTACAACTTAATAGCACGTCTAGAAGAAAAGATTAACAATTTAATCAACTCTACTGAAAGACAAGAGCAAGAATTAACTTTGCTTAGAAATGAATTCGAACTTGTTAAAAACGAAGGTTGTTGGCTTTCTAAACAAAATCCAGATCATGTACACGGAGATTTTAAACATGAATAAATTTATCTTTGATGTTGATGGAACATTAACTCCTAGCAGAATGCCAATTGACAAAAACTTTGCTGAATACTTTATATCTTTTTGCAATGATAATTCTGTTTATCTAGTTACCGGTTCTGACTATGCTAAAACTCTTGAACAATTAGGAGAAGACATTTGTCTTTCTGTAAAAAAAGTATACAATTGTTCCGGAAACGAAGTACGAGAAAAAGAAACATTGGTTAAATCAAGCGATTGGTCTTTATCCAAAAATGCAAAAGAATGGCTGTTAAATCAACTGTCTCAAAGTTCTTTTCCTTTAAGAACTGGCAATCATATTGAAGAACGTACCGGAACTGTGAATTTTAGCGTTGTTGGTAGAAATGCAACTTTAAAAGAAAGAATGATGTATGTTCAATACGACCGTATGACTAATGAACGAGAATTGATTGCAACAGATTTTAATCTTACATTTGACACATTGGATGCAAAGGTCGGTGGTGAAACAGGAATCGATATCTTTTTAAAAGGACACGACAAACGTCAGATTATTAAAGATTTTAGTAAGCAACATAAACTTATCTTTTTTGGAGATAGGATGGATATTAAAGGAAATGATTATCCTTTAAAGAATGAAATTGAAACTAATAACCGAGGTATTTGTTATAACGTTAAAGATTGGCAAGATACTTACGAACGGTTAATGTATTTGCAGGAGGCCAAGATAGCAGCATGATAGTAATTGCAGGATTTGGATTTGTTGGCAAAGCGTATTACAACGCTTTTAAATCATATAGAAGCATCGAAATTGTAGACCCTAAGTATAACAACAATAAAATAAAAGACATGGAAAAACTTAGAGGCGTAATAGTTTGTGTATCAACGCCGCAAGGAGACGACGGAAGTTGTTATATGGATAATGTTTACAATGTTGTCTCTGACGTTCCTGAACATGTTCCTATAATGATAAAAAGTACAATTAGTTTAGAGGGATGGGATCAACTAGCAGAAAAATTTCCCAATCATCAAATAACATTTAGCCCAGAGTTTTTACGAGCAGCAACAGCCGATGCTGATGTAAAGAATACAACTCATGTCTTTTTAGCAGGAGGAAATACTGATTACTGGAGAGACTTTTATAGTTTTGCCTTTCCTGAAGCTAAAATTACAATATGTTTGCCACAAGAAGCAATTGCAATTAAATATTTTAGGAATTCATTTTTAGCAACAAAGTGTAGTTTCTTTAATGAAGTATACGATTTTTGTCAAGCTATTGGGCTAGATTACAACAACGTTCGCTACGGTATTGCAGCAGATTCTAGAATAGGCGATAGTCATACATTTATTGAACCACTTGCACGTGGTTGGGGCGGATATTGTTTTCCTAAAGACACTTCTGCTCTTCTAAAAATGGCAGAGAATAATAACGTAAATCTAAATACACTTGATGCGGCAGTTAAATCTAATGATATAATTAGAAAAAAATAATTGACTTTTAGGCAATATAATATAAAATAAAACAAATTGGAGAAAAATATGAAAGACATTTTACAAGACATCGTTTCGCACACATATAGCTTAGGCTTTATTACTACACTTAAAGTTACAGCAGATAATAACACATCAATTGATAGTATGGCAGATGACAGATCTGTTATCATAACCGGAGTTACACACAAACCGGTTGCAGAATTTACTGGTGTTTTTGGTATGCCAGATCTCGGCAAACTTGCATATCACTTAAAGAATCCTGAATACAAAGAAAAAGCCAAGATCGACGTTAAACAAGAAGATCGTAATGGCGAACTTATTCCAACACACATTCATTTTGAGAATTCTGCAGGAGACTTTCAAAACGATTACAGATTTATGAATCGTGCAGTTATTGAAGAAAAACTTAAATCAGTTAAGTTTAAGGGAAATAGCTGGGATGTTGAGATAGAGCCATCTATGGCATCAATATCAAGAATGAAATTAATGGCCGGTGCCCATTCAGAAGAACTTGTTTTTTATGTTAAAACAGAAAATGGAGATCTTAATTTTTACTTCGGTGATGCAAGTACACACGCTGGTAAGTTTACATTCCAACATGGAATTACAGGAAAACTTACACATAGCTGGGCGTGGCCTGTTTCGCAAACTATTGCAATTTTAAATCTCGACGGCGACAAAAAGCTATCAATTACTGACCAAGGTGCTATGAAAATTACAGTTGATAGCGGTATGGCTAAGTACGATTATATACTTCCGGCACAACAAAAATAAGGAGTTAGCTATGGATCAGTTTGATATTACTGAATTTGCTAAAATGTTTGACGCAGCACTTGCGTCAGACAACCCAGCAGTTAAAAAAGCACTGCGTAACTTTATGATGGTAGCTGCCATTGTTCATGCTCAAGAATTAAATGAAGATGAACGACTAATGGGTCCATTCGAGGCATTGCTTAAAAAAGTACAATCTCTTGAGAGCATGGTGCGAGAATTACAAAACAATCGTACATACAAAGACCAATATAAAGATTATTATAATTCCAATCCAACTTGGGTATATCAACCTACCACAAGCATAAGCACTACTAGCGGTACTTCCAGTGACGCTAAAACTTGGAAAGGTACGTACAACGGCCAACCAATCGACCCTTCTGAGATCTATGAGTTATTGAAAGATTTAAAATTTAAATGAAAACAAATCTAACAGAAACACAAAACGACTACGCTGTATTCTTGCCTAGTATCAGCGGCTTTTACGCTACATTCGTAGGCAAACAACGTTATGGAGAATATGTAGATCCGACTCGTGTTCCTGAAGGCATTGGTGAAGTAGAAGCATTAAACTTTTTAAACCCAAGCAAAGGAGCCTTCCATTATAAGTGGGCTCTTTATAGTGCTGGACATGCGGAACTTGATACTGCTAAATTTAGTGAAAAAGAAGATATGCTACGCAACCGTGATAGAAACAACAGTTGGTTGCTAGGAGACTCGGGCGGGTTCCAGATTGCTAAAGGACTTTGGGAGGGCGACTGGACTGATCCAAACTGCCCTAAAGCACAAAAGAAACGTGAATTAGTTGTAAACTGGATGGAAGCATACATGGACTATGGCATGATGCTGGATATTCCAACTTGGACTTTCCAAGATAAGAAAGCTGCAAAAGCAGCCAATATTCACAGTTATCAAGATGCAGTTGATGCTACTCACATTAACGCAAGATATTACATGGCTAATCGTCGTGGTAACTTTAAAGTGCTGAACGTATTGCAAGGCAGCAATCATGCAGATGCCGACAACTGGTATAACGAATTTAAAGATTATTGTGATCCTAAAAAATATCCAGAAACACATTTTAATGGGTGGGCTATGGGTGGCCAGAACATGTGTGATGTACATTTAATTTTACGTCGACTTGTACACATGATACACGATGGGTTGCTTGAGACTGGCGTTCACGATGTTATGCACTTCTTAGGCACTAGCAAATTAGAATGGGCAGTACTGCTTACTGACATTCAACGTGCTGTTAGAAAATATCACAATCCTAACTTTATGATTACATACGACTGTGCAAGTCCATTCCTTGCTACTGCAAACGGACAGGTGTATCACAGCATTAGAATCGAAGATCGAGGCAAGTGGAGTTATATGATGAGTCCAAGTGCAGACGACAAGAAATATGCTACTGATACAAGACCTTTTAAAGATGCCGTTGAACAAGATGGTATATTAGAAGCATTTGAGGATTCGCCTATAAGCAAGCATCTACAAATCAAAGATGTTTGTATCTATAAACCAGGAGACCTAAATAAAGTAGGCAACGAAGGCAGAACCAGCTGGGATAGCTTTAGCTATGCACTGCAAATGGGACACAATGTTTGGATGCATATCGAAAGTACGCAACGTGCAAATGAAAAATACGATGAAGGATTATTTCCTTACATGTTAATAAATGAAAAGTTTGAAAGAACTACATTTAAAGATCTTGTAGATGAAATTTTTAGTCTAAAAGATAGAGCCAAGAGTCTTAAATTAATTGACGACAATAGTAGATTTTGGATGCAGGTGATAGGAACTAGACTTAACGTTGGTAAAAAAGCTGTCAATGCTCTTACAAATTATCAAAAATTAACTGAAGAGTCACACACAGAAATTACTAGCGAAATGCTCAGCGAAGAAGAATTAGCTCGTTGGGAGAAGAAAAAAATCAAAACAAAGTCGTATATGCCAAATGATCTATGGGAGAATAGTTAAATGAGTAATTATGAAGATGAAAACGACAAGTTAAAAGCCCATCTAGAAGAACTAAAAAGAAAACACAAAGATTTAGATACTTACATTAAATCAGAATTTAATAATCAAAATTTAATTCCAGAAGTATATAAATTAAAAACACAAAAGCTATGGCTCAAAGATGAGATACACAGAATTGAAAACAAGTTATTAAATTCCGGTAATATTGTAAATGGTACTGTCTGAAAAAAGTTTAAAATTAGAAGCATTAGAAATTGCTTTAAAAGATTTAGATCGTATAATAGAAGCATTAAAATCTCAAGAATATCCGCAAGAACAGATAAACGAATACGTTAAGAAACGCTGGGCTGTTTGGAATGAAATATATCAGGTAAGAAAATTATGAAAAGAATTTATGAACAGGGAATAGAAGAACAAATACAATACTTTTTTGGTACTGAAGTAGAACACACTCCTGCATTTGGTAAAAAGACTTTGTTTGTAGTAGGAATAAAAGATCCAGACGAAGTCACAGCAATTGCAAATTCAAATAGCGTTGATCATATCTATCTAGGTGCAAATCAAAGTTTTTCTATAACAGGTGAGCATGGTACTAACGAAGAAATAGAAGGATGGGAGAAACTAGCTATTAGCCTTTTAAAACAAGGATTTTGGGTTACGTTAGATTTTGATATACGTTATGTTGAATGGATATTAGAATCTGGCTTTACAGAATACAATCGTTTCATTCCAATGATATCTGCAAAGTTGCCTTATATTTCGCAACTTGGTTACAATGCATGTCTAAAATTAGACGATAAAGATTTTGATGCAACAAATCCCGGTGTATGGACACACAGAGTACACGATTTGTTAGATAAAGATGTATTTACGGATTGGTCTAAGTATACAACTGATACTATTATTAGTTGACAAATGTATACGAGCGTAGTAGTATGAATTATCAAGAGCATTATTACACTTACATAGCTAGAAAACTAAGAGAAGAGAGAATGAATCAACCATTAAAAAGTATTTGGGTTACCTTCCGAAAAGAAGGCATACACTTGTATCCTGCCGCAGCAACAGATCCCAAACTTGCAACCGGTGACTGGGACGATGTGTCGTTCCTAGGTGTTCCGCATAGGCACATTTTTCACTTTAAAGTTCGTATCGAAGTATTTCACGATGATCGAGATATTGAATTTATTCAATTCAAGCGTTGGCTTGAAAAACTGTACAACGAAGACATTCTAGAACTTAATCACAAAAGTTGCGAAATGATCAGCGATGACTTGTATCAAGAAATTTCTGCAAGGTATCCGGGCCGCCTTGTCGAAATCGAAGTCTCCGAAGACGGAGAAAATGGCTCAATAATTTTTTATCCCACTAACAGTAACGCCACTTAAAGGAGAAATTACATGGCAATTACTAACCCTACCGTTAACAAAGTGTTTTCGGACCTTGAAGAGTTTCGTAACTTTTGTCGATTTGAAGGGCATGTGTTTAACGAAGCAGATTTGTATAAGTCTGACGCTAGAGCGTGGCAGGCATTTACAAAGCACAGGAATTGGCTTCGTGCAAAGTCAAGAGTAAAGGTAAAGCGTAATGCGTAAACTATTCTATATGGGTTTAGAACCATATGAGGGTAGATACACACTTCAGTTAGAAGATTGGAGCCGTAAGGTCTTTGAACGCCGTGGCATTGAGTATATCTCGGTGCCCGGTGTTACCATTGATAACACCAAGTCTATCCAAGTTGGTCAAGTGCTTGACGCACATGGACGCTCATTCTTTAGTATGAGCCAAATGATGAATCTTGTACAAATGATGCGTAACGGCGAAGTAACTGGCGAAGATGTAGTATTCTTTGAAGATATGTTTCAACCCGGTATCGAATCTCTTCCTTACATTATGGATCAGATTCCAGTAGAACAGCGTCCAAAGGTTTGGGTACGTTGTCTAGCACAAACTGTTGACCCTGACGACTTTGTACACGTTTGGGGTATGAGCAAATGGATGAGTTTGTATGAAGCAATGACTAATGAATTTGTTACTGGCGTTCTTGCTAGTAATGAAGAAATGGTTGCTAATATGAAAATTGCTAACTGGCGAGCTCCTATTTACAACGTTAGCGGGCTTGCTTTTGGCAAAGAAGAAGTACAAGGTCGTGTGAAAGATATCAAACCTTGGATTGAACGTGCTAATCGTGTGGTATTTGCTGCACGGTGGGATCAAGAAAAACAACCAGACTTTTACATGGATATTGTAGAACAATGTGCAAATCACTATGTAGAATTTGCAGTCTTACAAGGTGGCCCTCTACGTTCAAACAATCCTAAATACATTGAACGTGCAAGAGCTTTAGAAGCGGCAGGTAAACTTAAGATCTACGAAAATCTTAAGAAAAACGACTACTACAATATTCTAAACGATAGTCGGGTGATGTTTAACTGTGCTTTGCAAGACTGGACTAGTAATACTGTTAGTGAAGCAGATGCACTTGGTTGCAATGTTCTGTTTCCTGCTTATCGCAGTTTTCCAGAAATCTTTGCAAACGATCATACAAGAATGTATGTTCCGTGGAGTAAAGAAGATGCTATGAACAAATTGTATGCATTGCTAAAAGCACCGCATATGGATATTGGAAAGATTAGCGATTGGACCGATGCTACTATTGATCGTTACATTGACATTATGCAAGGTAACGGTGAACAATGGCGTCGTGACACTAATCGCTACAGAGACTTTGTATCGGAGAAGAAGTATTGAAAGTTTTGGTCACAGGAGCAACTGGTTATATTGGAAGCCACGTTTGCAAAATCTTAAAAGAACACGGGCACTATGTAGAGGCTTGGGATATTAACTTTTGGGGGGAATATAACGACATTTCTGCATACTGTGATCAATTTTATCATTACGATGTAACTAAAAACGTAAAAGGTGAATTTGACGCAGTTGTGCATCTTGCTGGAAGAAGTTTAGTCGAACCTAGTATGCGAACTCCTACAGAATATTATTTTACTAATATTCTCGGTACTTCTAACATGCTCGACTGTGTAAAAACTGGCCACTTTATTTTTGCTAGTACTAGCAGTGCTTGGGAAATGGCATCGCCTTATGCTCGCAGTAAAGTTGCGGCAGAAGATATTATTAAAGAAAAAGCTGCCGGTTATACTATTTTTAGATTTTTTAACGTAAGTGGAACAAATGGCATCCATAGACAGCTATGTGCTCCGTCTCATCTCATACATGTAGCTGCCTTAGTTGCAGCAGGTAAACGTCCATATATTAACGTTTACGGAACAGACTATTCTACTCGTGATGGTACTTGTATCCGCGATTACGTACATGTAGTCGATCTTGCAACCGCTATTGTAAAGGCAGTGGAAACTGGTCCTAAAAACACTCCTTATGAGTGCCTAGGCAGTAATCACGGGTGGACTGTGTTAGAAGTATTAGATACCATGGAACGTGTAACTGGTATTAATATTAATAGAATTTACGCAGATCGTCGCCCAGGCGATGCAGTTTCTTCAGTTGTTGATAAACTAAGCGACTTTATTACTTTAGAAAAAACAATCGAAGATATGTGCTTAGACCAGTATAACTTTGAAAGATCACGAAATGGATAATGACGAATTTTTAAAACAGTATGAATTTATATTTTCTAACGAGGACGTTATTAATATTGATTTAAATGATATAACATCAAACACAATTACAGTTTCGACAATTGGCGGAACTGACAATGCAGGCCTGGTTATGACCGGCGACGGTTGGCAATGGACAACGCAGTACAACGTAGTGTTTCAAGATATAATGCCAAGCCTGAGTACTTTAAATAGCATGTGTAAAGAATATCCTGCATTAGAGAAAGCTTATGAAAATTTTAAAACAGTTTACAAAATGGTTGAACAAGACTGGAACGGAAAACAAAAAGACAGCAACGCTTAAAGAAGCATATTCTGGATACAATCCAGAATATGCTTATATGAATCGCAAAAAAACAGAGGCAGAAAAGAAGCGTTTAGAAAAATGGACAAAAGAGCTAAAAAGTATGAGTACATACAATAGCAATAATACAAATGTTTATAGTGGAGGTGGCTTTGGCGGAACAGGTTACGTGTCTGGTTACACTTTGACAAACAGCACTATTACTACTAACACTACAAATTTTTCTGATAGTGCTATTATTATCAATGGCGGACCCAACGGTAGTATGAAGGTTGATGTTCCGTTGATTGTAAATGGCAGAGACGTTATGAAAGAACTTGACGAAATGCGTGACGCTCTGTTATTATTAAAAAGACACGTAAACATGGAAGAAAAGTATCCGCGGCTAAAAGAATTAAAAGATGAGTACGAGCAAGCTCTCGAAAAATACCAAACATTTGAGGCATTAAAATGATACCGGTACATGTAAACTATCAAATACCATATACTAGCAACGGGGATGAACGTGCTCACAATGGCGAAGTGCGAGCAATTAATGGACAGTTACAAGTTTACAATGGCTCGTATTTTGTGCCTATACACACTACTGCCTGGGTTGATAATATTGAACTCGGTACTGTTGTAGAATGGTGTAAGCAGAAAATGCAACAGGAACTGCGTGAACAAGCGTTGGCAGAACGTTTCCCTGCATTTGCTAAAGCAAAAGAAAACTATGAAATAGTAAAGGCATTAGTTCAACATGAATAAAACTTATTACAGTTGGCAAGATGTTGAAACTGCCGCAAGTTGCATTATGCTCAGTATGCAAAAAGATCCCTGGTACCCAGATTGGATTGTAGGATTAAGTCGAGGCGGATTGCCTCTAGCCACTATTCTAAGTAACCGCCTTGGTGTTCCTATGCAACCTTTAGTTGTTTCTTTACGTGACGGTGAAGCTGGCTGGCAAACTGAAACTAATTGCTGGCTTCCAGAACTTGCTTTCGGTTATGTCGAAGTAGAAGAACGTGAAATTTATCGCACCCGTTGGGATATTAGCAAACGAAAAAATATCTTAATCGTTGATGACATTAACGATACTGGTGCTACGTTCAATTGGATTAAAAAAGATTGGGAATCGAGTGTATTCCCAAATGAACGTGCTGCATGGGATACAGTATGGGACAAAAACGTTCGATTTGCTGTGATGACACAGAATTGGGGTAGTAGTTTTGAACCAGATTATTGGTGGCACGAAGTAAACAAAGCAGAAAAAGATTGTTGGTTAGTATACCCTTGGGAGAAGGAATCATGGCTAAAAAGAACATAACCGGACCGTGGACTGATGTAGTTATAGATACAAAAACTTACACTGTATTTAAAGATGGTTTTCCTGTCACAGAAGGACATTTGTTGTTTGTTCCTAAAGAAGAAACAATGGAATGTTTAATGGCTTGCTACAAAGCAGCATATGCATGGGGCTACGGCTGGATTAATGAAGGTTATTGCGACGGCTACAACATAGGTCAAAATGTAGGCAAAAGTGCAGGACAAACAGTTGATTGGCCTCACATTCATTTAATCCCAAGAAGAACCGGCGACATGACAGACCCACGAGGCGGAGTTAGACATGTAATTCCGGAAAGAGGCAATTATAAAAAACACGAATTTGATTGGGACAATCTGTCTCATGGTCAGGCAGCATAAGGAGATTATACAATGCAGGAATTAAGAAATACAATGCTTTCAGCTGTTAAGAAACATGCAGAAGCACACATCGAAAAGCACCGTGTTAATATCGAAATTTATCTTCGAAATTCTGTCGGAGTTGGCGAGCATAGCGATATTATGGATGCAATTGAAAAAGAATTAGCACACATGGCAGAATATGAAGATCATCTTGAAATTCTCGAAAAGTATTTCAAGGAATAAAGTTAGTGACAAGTATAAAATTATTTGATGTTTTATCCGAAGATGCTGTTTATAATCTAATTGGACATTGTAAAGAGTGTTGGGATTACACCTATCCTAATAGCCAAGCATTAGAAGAAGCATCATACCGTGCCCTTGCCCCTTTTTTTAAAAATTGTCAGCATTTAGGAGCAGCTAATACAATTGTTGATGTTCTAATAGATTCAAATGCTCTTGATATTAAAGGATGCAAAAAATTAACACATATAGGAAAAACTAATGAGTCATCGAATCACATTAAAAATAGATTTGTAGAGAAAATTTTACCAGATGGATCAAAGATTATTTTTAAGATCCCTAACCAAATCGAAACTATGGTTAAACGACCTAAAAGAGATGTAAACAATTGGTCCGGTGATCCAAAAGGACTTGTAGAGTTGTGTTTAAAAGATTACAACGATTTTGCATGGTCGACTGCAAAATCTGCAGGATGTAAAAATCTATACAGTCTTGTAGTATTATACGGGGAAAGCAACGGATACAGATCTATTTATGTTACGTTAAAAGAATTCTCAGTTCCACAAATCGAAACAGCTATACAAAATTCTAAAAAAAAGTATACTGGCTATGATAAAAACGGAAATGAAGTTTGTTTAATAAAAGTAATAAGCACCGGCAGTATTAATATTCACAAATTTTTTGATACATCTGAAGGAGTATTACATACCTATCCTGTAAAAAATGGTGTACCTAAATTTTTTAATAAATCAGATCTGTTAATAGATGGACCAATAACAAATATTAAATAATTTAAAAAATTACCAAATACTTTAATAAACCTTGACAAAAAATCTAAATAATTGTATACTTATAAAGATAGGACATCCTCGTCCTTGATAACTCGGAGAAAGAATTGAAAACTAGTAAAAAAATTAAACAACGCATCGAAGAAGCAGGTGCAAGATATTGGGCAGGTGACAATATCAGTGAATATATCAAAGAAGGCGAATTAAACGAACTGATCGACGAACTTACAGAAAAGTTCGAAGATGTTCTCGATAGCCTTGTTATCGATCGTAAGAACGATCCAAACAGCATGGACACCGGCAGACGTCTTGCAAAAATGTATGTCAAAGAACTTATGGCAGGTCGTTACTACCCAATGCCCAACGCAACGGCATTTCCGAATCATACTAATGAACCGTATAAAGGTATGTTGGTTGTTCGTAGCGAACTAACAAGCATGTGCAGTCATCATCACCAGCCTGTTAAAGGTGTAGCATATATCGGTATTATTGCTGCCGATACGCTGATTGGCTTGAGCAAGTATACACGTATTGCACAATGGTGTGCTCGTCGTGGAACACTGCAAGAAGAACTTGCAATGGATATTGCTCGTGAAATTAAATCAGCAACTGGTTCAAAAGACGTTGCTGTTTATATTCAGGCTACTCACGGCTGTTGTGAGAATAGAGGCATTATGGCACACTCAAGCCTAACACAAACAACTGTTCTCGAAGGTGTATTCAAAAGCGATCAAAGTGTTAAAAAAGAATTCTTTGACAACATTAAACTACAACAGGAGTTTGCACCAAGATGAAATTTTTGAAAAGACTTGTAGCTAAATGGGTACAAGAAGCACAAGAAGAACGCTACAGTAACGGTAAAGGCGGAATATTAATTGCAAAAGACGTTGATAGCAACACTGTTAACGACGAGCCTATTCTAAACTTTAGAATTTACAGTGCTCAAAACGGTAAGATTATCGAGTTTCATAGATATGATAGAAAGACCGACCGAAGCGATAAATCTGTTTACATTGTTGAAAAAGACAAAGACTTGTCCGAGTATGTGAATAAGTGCCTAAGCTTGGAGTTGCTGCGATGATGAAACTACGTTATAGCGAAGCATTTTATTCAGTGCAAGGCGAAGGCCAGTACGTAGGAGTACCTAGTGTATTCCTACGTACTTTCGGTTGTAACTTTCGTTGTCAAAACTTTGGACTACCTCGTGGCACACCCAAAGGACGTTATAACCCAGAAGTTGCTAAACTTATCGAAGACGGCGTTCACGAAACTGTAGAAAAGTTTGAAGATTTGCCGCTGGTATTTACAGGCTGTGACACTTATGCAAGTATCTACCCTGAGTTTAGACATCTTGTTATGGATAAGACTATCGACGAAGTAGTAGATCATTTGCTAAGTATTACTCCAGAAGGTAAATGGACTATGGATAATGGACAGGATGTTCACCTTATCCTCACAGGCGGCGAACCGTTACTTGCTTGGCAACGTCTATATATCGAATTATTCGAACATCCAAGAATGGCGGATCTAAAAAATGTTACATTTGAAACAAATACTACACAGTGGTTGCACGATGAGTTTAGAGAATACTTGGGAACTCGTGCAAGATTTAGAACAACGTTTAGTTGTAGTCCAAAGTTATCCGTTTCGGGAGAGTCTTGGACTGATGCTATTAAGCCTAGCGTTGCTCGTCAGTACTACGATATCCCTGGTGTTGATCTTTATCTTAAGTTTGTTGTGGCTGATGACGTGGATGTTGAGGAAGTTGGCAGAGCCGTTGATGCTTATCGCAGCGAAGGTGTTGAGTGTCCCGTTTATCTCATGCCGATGGGCGGGCGTACAGAAGGCTATAACCTCACTGTTCAAGAAGTTGCAAAACTTGCTATGGCAAAAGGATGGCGGTTCACCCCAAGACTCCACATTAGTCTATTCGGAAATGCCTGGGGAACTTGATAAAACCTCCAAATACTTTAGAGGCATACACACAGAAGAACAATTTAATAATCTAAGGAAAGATTTATGAACTATATTTTTACTAGCGAAAGTGTTAGCGACGGACACCCGGATAAGATTGCAGACCAAATTTCTGACGCACTAGTCGATGCTGGATTAAAAGCAGGCGACACTACTACTCGTGTTGCAATCGAGACACTTGTAACTACCAACCACGTTACGTTGGCGGGCGAAGTAAAGAACTTTAATGTAAGCAAGGACGAAGTAAAAGAAATTGTATGCAATAAAGTTAAAGAGATTGGCTACGAACAGGATGGGTTTCATTGGGATAAACTAAAAATTTACAATGAAATCCATAGCCAAAGTGCTGATATTGCACTAGGTACAGATACATTCGGTGCAGGCGATCAAGGCATTATGTTTGGTTATGCATGTAATCATACAGATAGTTACATGCCGGCACCCATTCATTATGCTCATAAAATTTTGCATGAACTCAAAGACCTGCGTAAAACCAACAATATACTCGGGCCCGATGCTAAATCACAAGTTAGTGTAGAATATAATGGTGCAAGACGTGAGGGTATTATTAAACGTATTGACCAAATTGTTATTAGCACACAACATACAGAAGGTAATGTTAACGAAGCTCGTGAACTTGCTAAACAAGCTGCATACAATGTATTAGGAGATTTAATTGACGAAAATACAGTATGGCATCTCAATCCTACTGGCAATTTTGTTATCGGTGGACCCGACGGTGACGCCGGTGTTACTGGACGAAAGATTATCGTTGATACTTATGGCGGCTTTGCTCCTCATGGCGGCGGCGCCTTTAGTGGCAAGGATCCAACGAAAGTGGATAGAAGTGCAGCGTACATGGCACGATGGTTAGCTAAAAACGTTGTAGCAGACGAAATGGCAGACTGGTGTAATATTCAACTATCATATGCTATCGGTGTTAAACAACCTACTAGTATTCTTATTGATAGTAATGGCCATAATCGCAGTATCGAACAGTTTATTCGTAACGAAATTGATTTAAGTCCAAAAGGTATTATTGATAGATTTGATTTGTTTAACTTTCATAAGTATAGTGAAAATTGTGTATATGGACATTTTGGAGACAAAGATGTGCCGTGGGAAAGAATCGGATGGTAATGAAGAAATGTCTTAAAAGAATTACTGGCATAGAATCCGAAGAGCAAGCACTAGAGGCTAGCCGTAAACAGCTCGGAGAAGCTAATCTGTGAGTCCAAATATTAAGTTAGATGTACAACTAGACGATATGATAAAGGTGATAAAAGAAGAGGCAATAAATTTAAAAAATGCCGGAGATCATCACCGTTCATACATCTTAAAAGAAGCAGCCAATTTCTTAACTGTACAAAAAAGAAATGGTGTTAAAAATATCTAATCTACTAAAAAATTTAAAAGGGATACAATGATAAAGAACTGGCTTAGAAAAATTACAGGTATTGACGAAATTAAAGCTGAAGCAGAAGCAGCTAAGGCCGATCTTGTTATGCTTGTTGAGCAAAAGAAAAAACTAGAAGAAGAATCAGAACTTGCAAAACTCTCTCCTAAAGATCGTGCTACAAGAAAAGAAGAACCATACATATCTGTTATAGATACTAAAATAAATCCAGAAAACATTCGTAATGGTTTTTTTGAATTGGATTGGAATGAGTATTTTATTAAAGATCTGATAATGAATGGGTATGGAACTGAAGCCGATCCTGAAGAAGAAATTGTAGATAGATGGTTTCGTGATATAGTATATCAAATGCTTTCTGATGAAGGGCTTGACACGCAACGCGGTTCCGGCTATATTAACGTAGTTCCAATCGCTAAAGGCAAATCAGAGGTATCATGAGCACTTACGTTTTAGTAGACACAGCAAATACTTTTTTTCGAGCACGTCATGTTGTTAAAGGCGATGTCGATACTAAAGTTGGCATGGCTCTACACATTACCCTTAACAGCATTAAAAAAGCGTGGCTCGACTTTAAAGCCGACCACGTTGTTTTTTGTCTTGAGGGCCGCAGCTGGCGTAAAGATTTTTATCAACCATACAAACGCAATCGTCAAGAAACTCGAAATGCAATGAGTCCGCGTGAAGCCGAGGAAGATCGTGTGTTTTGGGAAATCTTTGATGAGTTTAAAGATTTTGTTACTAACAAAACAAATTGCACAGTGATCCAGAATCCCATTCTTGAAGCTGATGACTTGATTGCTGGATGGATTCAAAGTCATCCTAACGATCATCATATCATTATTTCAACTGACAGTGACTTTGCACAGTTGGTTACACATAATGTAAAACAATATAATGGCGTTCAAAATACTTTGATTACACACGAAGGGTATTTTGACGACAAAGGCAAACCAATTAAAGATAAAAAAACAAACGAAATTAAAACTGCTCCTAACCCAGAGTGGATGTTGTTTGAAAAGTGTATGCGTGGCGACACATCAGACAATGTATTTGCAGCATATCCTGGTGTAAGAACAAAAGGCACAAAAAACAAAGTCGGTCTTACTGAAGCATTTGCTGACAAAAAGACTAAAGGCTTTTCGTGGAATAATCTTATGCTACAGCGTTGGGTAGATCACAACAATGTTGAACACCGTGTTATTGATGATTATCAGCGTAATGTTACACTTTGCGATCTAACTGCACAACCCCTTCATATCAGAGATGAAATTAATAAAACTATTGCTAATGTTATTCCAAAAGATGTTACTCAAGTTGGAATGAAACTTATGAAATTTTGTGCCAAGTGGGATATGAAAAGAATTGCTGATCAAGCTATTGCATTTAGCGAACCTTTAAATGCAAAATATCCTAAACAGAAAGAACTACAATGAAACATCATATTATTGCAAAAGAAATACTGCATGATAAATTTTGGATAGTCGAAGATGAAGGTGTTAGAGTCGGAACGTTAACCAAAGACGAAAACTCTTTTATATTGTCAAGCAAGGGTGCTATCAGCTTTTACAAAGATGAAAAGCAACTTAAAAAGAAATTTGGAAAAAACTTTCTAACAGCTAAGATTACAACGCCTGTATCAAAAAGTGTCGAACACTCTGTACAAGGATATCCTACTAGAGGAGTACCGTATAACAGCATGTTTGATATTTCTCGAAAGCTTCCGCTTTTTACTAAGAGCGAAAAGTCAAAAAGTGTTTATTGTGCAGGCTATTATCTCATTAAATTTAATGTTAACTGGCTTAAAAGTTTTTGTCCAAAGCTAATTACTATAGAAAGGAACCAATACATGGGTCCTTATAAAACAGATATAGAAATGAAAGCTGCATTAAGTAATGTCGATAGAACCAATTAATACAACACCAATAACACAATTTATACAACAAGTTAAAGGTGCCGATTCAAGTAATTCTAAAGATATTAGACTAGACATAGCTACTGCAAAGTCTCTTGCGTTTACCCTAGGAATTGTAATGGGTAGATTAAATGGCGATTTAGAAAAATTTGTAAAAGAAAACTCGGGTGGAGGTAACGAAAATATAGTTATTTCCATGGACGGCGGTAGCAATTGGAACTGAATCTGTCATAAATATACGTATATAATACGGAGTATTCCATGAGTAGACCAAAGCCAAGTATATTGCTAGAATTTATAAACAGTAGAACATACAAGTGTGAGCAAATTTTAAATGCTGATGCAGTGTGGGCAGTATTTTATAAAGGAAAGCCCTTTAATCTAAAAAGTTCAAATTCGTTAACTAGTTACCCCGGCCCGAAATATAAAAAAACAAGTTTTTCAAATCCTGGACATGCACATAACTTATCAAAAAAGTTAAACAGCATGTTTAAAACTACAGACTTTTCCGTGTATAAACTTACAAGCGGCGAAGAAGTTGACGATGAATAAAAATATATATACAAAAATTTTTTTACAACAATTAGGAAAATCTGTTTCAGAAGCAGCTATTGCAGAAGCTTTACCTCTGTGGTGGCAAAACACGAGAGATAAAAAAGAAGGCGGGCTCGGGTTAACCGAAACTGGTTTTAATACTGTCAAAGAAATAGGTATCGAGTTTTACGAAATACCGTTTCCGTTAGATATGCCACTTACTGCACAAGTTATGATATATCTTGATCGATACATAGACAGTCCATATTACTTAACTAAGAAAAGTGTTTTTGTTACAAATGAAAAAAAGGCTGTAGAACTAACACTGTTTAGTGGCGACATCAGAAAGTATGGACTTGCAAAAGCAATGAGGCGTCCTAGCGAAGATCAGGATGAACATAATTTATAATGAAGAAGAAAAAATTCTTATTTGTGCATTAGCACGTTGCGGAACAAACTTTCTTGCAGATATTGCTCCACATATCAATTATAAAGTTTTAGATGATTATCATCAAATAAAGAATTTTTCTGAATATACTATTGTTAAGATTGTTCGAGAACCAATGAACAGATTTGTTAGTTGGTGGTATTCTTTTAAAGCAAATCTTTCTAAAACAGAAGATCACCCCCGTGATTGGACCGAAGAAGAAACTAACAACTGGATTGAAAAATTTAAAGACGAAATGCACTACGACGAACATACCGGATTACAAAGCATTTTATATTTTCAAAATCCTGATTTAAATCATAACAACTTGTTTATAAAACTAGAAGATATAGACATTTTCTTAGGATTTTCTGTTGAAAAATATCGATTAAATCGATATGTCGAAGACATGTATAATAATATCCCAATAATGAACAGGCTTATTAAAACTGTAAAAAGATTTTATAAAAGAGATCTAGAGTGGTATAATAATTTAGATACTAGGATACCGGGAAATTTTCGTTTAAAGTTTTTTTCTGTCTTGACAAAATTAGACATGGGTGTTATTGATAGAACTCATCCAATGACTATCGACCTCGGCACAATTAAAAACGATTTGGAAATTGATGTCGATTTTGGTAAATTTTAGTAGTTGACTTCACGAGTGTTTTGCATTATGTTACGTATATAGGCACTGAACAACACGAAAGGATACAGTATGTCTGACAATACTCGCACCGTTAGCCCGAACAAGGCTAAGACTGGCATTAAACATGCATTGCTTAAAAAACGTCCAATTTTCCTGTGGGGTCCTCCTGGTATTGGAAAATCCGACGTAGTTCACCAGATTGGTGAACTTATTGACGCTCACGTTATTGACGTCCGCTTGTCGCTTTGGGAACCTACTGACATCAAAGGTATTCCGTACTTTGATTCCAATGAAAGCAAAATGGTTTGGGCACCGCCGAGCGAACTTCCGGACGAAGCTCTTGCTGCAAAACACAAAAATATCATTTTGTTCCTTGACGAAATGAACAGTGCTGCACCTGCTGTGCAAGCTGCTGCGTATCAGCTGATTCTTAACCGTAAAGTTGGCACTTATCGACTGCCCGACAACGTTATGATTGTTGCTGCCGGTAACCGTGAAGCTGACAAAGGTGTTACTTATCGTATGCCGGCGCCGCTTGCTAACCGCTTTGTTCACCTCGAAATGCAGGTTAACTTCGACGACTGGTTCCAGTGGGCAGTTGACAACAAAATTCACAAAGATGTAGTTGGTTTCCTTAACTTCTCAAAGAAGGACCTCTACGACTTTGATCCTAAATCGCCAAGCCGTTCTTTTGCAACTCCGCGTTCGTGGTCGTTTGTTAGCGAACTGCTTTCCGATAATCTTGACGACGGTACTACCACTGACCTGGTTGCAGGTGCAGTTGGTGAAGGACTTGCCGTTAAGTTCATGGCTCACCGCAAGGTTGCTGCTAGTATGCCTGACCCAACTGACATTCTTGCCGGTAAGGTCAAAGAGATGAAGACTAAAGAAATCAGTGCCATGTATTCCTTGACAGTCTCGCTCTGCTACGAGCTCAAAGATGCATCCGACAAAGGCGATAAGAAGTTTGACGATAAAGTCAACAACTTCCTTCGGTTTGCGATGGATAATTTCGACACTGAACTTGTTGTAATGGGCATTAAACTTGCTCTTACTCAGTATCAACTGCCGATCGATCCTGATGCTGTTGAATGCTTTGACGAGTTCCACAATCGCTACGGCAAATACATTAAAGCAGCTCAGTCTGCTTAAGGTGAGAAATAAAGTGGGCGGGTTGAACTCCGCCCACTTTTTCTATCCACTGGTTGACATCTAACGTAAATACTGTTACATTACAGTATAGGCACTGAACACGAGGTATACTATGTCTGTTAAACAAACTGCGTCCAAGACTAAAAAAAACTGGAAGCCTAATCCGAATCTTACAGAAGCAGAACTTAAAAAAATGCGAGAAGATGTTCTCGATCGCATTATTGTTGCTCGAGTTGGATTGCTCTTGCGCCATCCGTTCTTTGGTAATATGGCCACTCGACTTCGTATCGAGCCAGCCGATGACTGGCTTCCTACTGCGGCAACTGACGGGCGTCATCTTTACTTTAACACTCAGTTCTTTAATGCTATGGACAATAAAGAAATTGAGTTTGTTATTGCACACGAAATTCTTCACTGTGTATACGATCACCTTACTCGTCGTGAAAGCAGAGATCCTAAACTTTACAACATCGCAGCAGACTACGTTGTAAACAACTTGCTGGTCCGTGACCGAATTGGTGCTAAACCCAAGGTTGTTGATTGTTTCCAAGATTTTAAATATGACAAGTGGACTTCAGAAGAAGTTTACGACGATCTATTTAAGAACGCTAAGAAGATCGATCTTGATTCGCTCGGCGAATTGCTCGATGAGCATATTGACTGGAACGACGAGGATGATAGCGACAACGACGGCGACAAAGAGGGTAAGGGCGGCAGACCGCGTTTGAGTAAAGAAGATTTGCGTCAGATTCGTGACGAAATCAAAGAAGCAATGATTCAAGCTGCCCAAAGTGCTGGTGCTGGTAACGTTCCTGGAGAAATTCAGCGAATGATTAAAGAGCTAACAGAGCCAAAAATGAATTGGCGTCAACTGTTGCGTCAGCAAATCCAGAGCACTATTCGTAATGACTACACTTTTGCTCGACCGTCTCGCAAAGGTTGGCATACCGGTGCTGTATTGCCAGGTATGAACTTCGACCAACAAATTGACATTTGTGTGTCTATTGACATGTCAGGTTCTATTAGCAACGAACAAGGATCCGACTTCCTTGGCGAGATCAAAGGTATTATGGAAGAATTTAAAAGCTATAATATCAAGGTTTGGTGTTTCGATACTAAGGTTTACAACGAAGATGACTTTAGTGCAGACAACGGCAAAGACATCAGCGAATATCAGGTTGTTGGCGGTGGCGGCACCGACTTTGAATGCAACTGGGCATACATGAAGAAACATGATATTCAGCCTAAAAAGTTTATCATGTTTACTGATGGATATCCGTTTGGTAGCTGGGGTGATGAATCCTATTGCGATACAATCTTCATTATCCACAGCAATCATAATAAAAATCTCGAAGCACCGTTCGGCATTACTGCCCACTACGAGAAAGCAAATGGCTAAAAAAGAAAGTGTTAATCCACTTAATGTTTTAGATGCAAGGAGGGTAGATTTCTGCCCTCCTTATTTTGAATCAACAACTATTGCACCAACTTATAACTTAGCAAAAGCGTTGGATGAGTGGATATACGAAAACTTATCCGGTAGATACTACATCGGATCTGCTGTTGATCTAGAAAGTTCTAGACCTTTTAAATCTAAGATTAAAATAGGATTTGAAAATCCTACAGAAATGAGTTTTTTCATGTTGGCTTGTCCAATTCTGAAATACAACAAATAATTTAAAAATATATAATATACAAGGAGAAATACAAAATGTCTACACAAAAACCAGAAACCAACCCTACCGATCTAAACATCCAAGATCTTGCAACTATGAAAAGTATCATCGAAATTGCAAGCGAACGCAGTGCATTTAAGCCTGCTGAGATGGCTGCGGTTGGTATTGTTTATAACAAACTCGACATGTTTTTAAAAGCTGTTGAAGAACAACAAAAGCAAGCACAAGCTGCCGCTGCACAAGCGACACCTGCTGCTACCGAGGAAAGCGAATAATGGCTAATTTAAAACATGTAGGACGTTTAAAAAACAACAAAAAAAGAACGATTGTAGCCTACAGAACCTTGCCTGGAGATCCGTACAGTTGTTTGGTTGTTCTTACGGAATCTTTGCCAGCTGATGAACACGATGTGTTAATTAAGTTGGTAGAATCGCCTGCTGGGCAACAAGCAAATGAGCTTGCCGAAGCAATGGCAAGGTCGTATCTACCGGATGGCAGAAACATGCTTGCTGGATTTCATGCCACCGGTAAATTAAAAAAATTACGCACAGTTGATGTTGAAATGACTCCTGATACAAAAAGTGTAGTCGGGCTAGATCAGCTAAATGAACTCATTGCAACTCAGCGTGGTATTGCAATCGAGGATCTTGCTATAAAGCCTACTAATCAGGCACCGGCTGCTAAACCAGAGAAAGTATCCGAAGCGGTTCAAGAGTTTGAACAAATTCCCGACAACAATCAACATGTAGTTCTTACAGACGAAGAACGTGCTACACAACTTAGGGGTCAAGCCGACAGGTTGTATAAGGAAGCTAAACGTTTGAGAGATGAGGCTGAAGAAATTTCCCCGACTAAGAAAAAGGCAAGCTCTAAAGAAAGTGTCTAAGAAAAAAATAACACATACTGAGCATAGCGAAGAGCATTGGCAGGAAATATTTGACTCTATTGACATGGAGTATCTTCCTTTAGAATACATTAATCGTATTGTTATTACATTTCAAGACGGTGCTGTTTGGGATATTGATATCGACGACAGTAGAAAAAAACAACCTATCGAATACATAGAAGATCAACTTGATCAACTATTTGAAGAATACGATACAAAAATTGAAACTATAGACTTTAGATTAGATTTAGAACGTGTTAAAAACGACCTAAGTAAAAGAGTATATAGATTTCTCAAATTGAATAAGTGATTCATCCCCTAGTGTGATAAATATATATAATTAATATCACACTAGGGGATTTCTAATATGACATTGCGACTAAGACGCGGAACTGATCTTGCAAGACAATCTATCGTTTTTCAGGAAGGCGAGCTCGTTTACATAACCGACACAAAAGACTTGTACGCCGGGGACGGTACCACTGTAGGTGGTATAAAAGTATCTAACATTGGGTCGCCTAGTAGTCTAACACAAAATTTAAATCTTAACGGTTATAGTATTCAAGGTAGTGGTACAATAAGTGCTACTTCGTTTGTTGGTGACGGTTCTGGACTAACTGGCATAGACATCGGTGTACAGTCGGGACAAGAATATGATATTAGCATACGCGGTGCTGTTAGAGGATATGACAGTACTGTATTAGTAGATCCGGCTAGTAACACAATATTCGGCAACTTTTTTGGGGATGGAACAAATTTAGTAAATGTTCCCGGTACTATTGTGCCAAGTGGTGAATATACTATAAACGTTACAGGATACATTAGAGCATTTGATAACGATATTCTTGTTGATGCAGAAACAAAAACTATGTATGGCGATTTTATAGGAACTCATCAGGGATCGCTAAGAGCCGAAGATAGTACACTGTTAATCGATTCAAATTCTAGTTCTTTCTTTGGAACATTTATCGGAGACGGAAGTCTCTTATCAAATATATCATTAACTCAAATAGCCGAAGTTGGAATAGTTAATCCAACTTTTAATGATGTACTATTTTATGACGGAAGTAGTTGGGTTAATTTATCGGCTTCTGACATAGGAATTTCTGAAGGCGGTAATTATAAAATTAGTGTTGTAGGTCTTGACAGCACAATTATAGTTGATGCTACAACAGGAACGGTAACAGCTGATCGAACAAATACTTCTAGAATTTTTCACAGTAGTGGCGATGTTCTTATTGTAACTTCCGCTGAGAGCGGTGAATCTACTGTTCTAATGACTGATTCCGTTGATAACACATCAGAACTTCGTTTACGTAGAACATCCAACTCGGCTATTACCGATGACATGGTTTACGGAAAACTTACTTTTGAAAAGACTGAGAATTTCCTTACTACTACATCCGCTATTATCGGGGCTGACAACCTCGGGCTGTTTTTCTCGTACAATTCTAACGGAGTAGATTTTGACGAATCTACATATATAACATACTCGTTTGAAAATAAGCTTGGTATAGGAACCTTTAGTCCTACTGAGCGTCTAGATGTTCGTGGAAATGCAGTAGTTACAGGAACTGTTACTGCTGCATCATTTAACGGTTCGGTTGTGGCAGACGACAGCACTACTATAATTGATGCAATTAACGGATCAATTGTTGCAAGTAATTATGTAATGTTTGGTCGGTTAACTACTTCTGAACGCGATGCCCTATTTCCAGAAAATGGAATGGTTATTTATAACACCACAGCAAATAGATTTCAGGGCTATCAAAACAATTCTTGGATCAATATCGACGACGGCACAAGTGCGTAATACTAATTACTTTACAAGAGAATCTCTTGTAAAGTAATGTTTACTCAATAAGCTTAAAGTTGTAAAATGAAAATTAAGAATGTAATAATTCACGGAAAAATTTCCGACCCGTCCTACTTTGATAAAATGATGTCGCTGCTATCTGCAGATGAAAGTAAGAGAAATGAAAATTATACATATGAAAATATGGATTTTAAAAATCATTTAACTTATGACTTGCTGCTTACCGACGACGACGAAATCATTTGTTTTAGCGGACTTTATTCTAGACCCGGTTGGGGTGAACGCATTTATAGAAGTTCCAACAGAACTTACGTAAATCCTAAATTTAGAAATAATGCATACAACTTTTATAATCCAATGTACATTGTTCCTCATCAGGTAACTAAGTTTCAATCACACATAGATATTGTTTTTAGTTCTAGAGAGCATTATAAATCAGAATTTTTTTTTAAAAAAGCAAAGACTGTGGTTGACTTTTACAAAGATTGGGATATAATGGATAATATGATAAAAGTTGTGCCCACGTCAACTAAAAAATCTGCATATCAAAAAGTTATAGTAAAATCTTTTACTGGTGCTAAATTGCCATTTGCATCTATAACAAAAGATGAATGGAATATGTTGCCCGATTAAGCTGTGTTTTAAATTTTATAAAACAACTGCCCAATCAAGTAATAGATAAACATAGAAAATTATGTAAGTTGAAAGAAATTAAAAAATAATGGGTAGATTATACATAAACGATGTAGAAAAATTTATTTTACAAAAACTAAAAAAACCAGATATAACACACCCAGCAATTTATGTTAATCCAGGAATAGTAGACTTATCCACTATTCCTTATAAAATTTATAATAAGGATCAAGATTTCTTATTACTTAAAAACGATGTAAGTAACATTTCTATAAAAGTAGAAGTTAACAACAAAATACATGATTTTTATATTATAAATAAACAATTTGTTAGCACAAATACTTGTAAGTTTTCTAAAGATTCTAATTTATCATTTGGATACGGTTTAACTGCTTTACCTAATTTGCCTTTGCTTCCTTTTATAGAAAAGTTTAAAATTCCTAAAGACATTGAAGTTATGTCATGGTGGGATGAATGTGTAAACAGTGCAAAACATATAAAAGAAAGATATAAAGATATCTTTCTTTGTTTAAGTGGAGGATTAGATTCTGAACTTATGGCTCTTGCATTTATCGATGCTAATGTTAAATTTACGGCATTTTCTTTAGTTTATAAGCATAAAGATAAAATATTAAACGAACACGATATTAAACACGCTGTTGATTTATGTAAAAAATATAACATAAAACTTGTTACCAAAGATGTGAATATTCTAGAAGATCTATATAACAACAGACATAGAGAATATTTTATAAACGGAGTTTATGAAACTTATTTTATTCTGCCATATCTTTATACTCAACAACTTATGATCGAACACATAAACAAGTTAGGCGGCGTTCCGATCATGGCCTCAGATCAGGTCGAAATGAAACTGAATAAAGATGGCGAAGTATGCATCGGAGACTGTTCTTATTCTATAGGCCTTTCTGCTCCTACGTGGGCACACTTGACTAACAACACATGCATTTATGATTTTTTTATGTATAGTCCAGAGCAAATATATGCATTTTTAAAACTAGAAGATGTGCAATCAACCAAGACAGTCGATTATAATTTTAAAAGAAAAGTTAGTATGATGCATGGATCTCAAAAATTAAAATTTTATGAGAAAATAACAGGCTACGAATACATCAAGGAATCACTATTAATATACTATAAAAAAGAAATGCACGAAATTACATTTAACACAATCGAAGATATTGACTGGACTAAAAAACCAATGGCACAGTTTATACATCCAATAAAAGATATAATTTCTGAAAATGAATTTAACAACTGGCAAATTATTAGAACAACATCAAATGACTTTTTAGCAAGAGGATTTAAAGAAAATGACCCACTATACTACGACATATAAAAATTTTAAAAAAATAATTATCCTCGGTGCAGGTAGCATTTCTAATGCACTGTTACCGTTAATATACAAACACATCGAAAATCCTAATGTTACAATTATTTCTGAAGATAACCGAAATAGTGACATCACTGAACAATACAATCTTACTAGAATTTTAAAAAAAATTGAGAAAGATTCTTACAAAGAGCTTCTGTCAAATTATACATCCGACGGTGATCTAGTAATTAACTTAACAGTCGACGTGTCTTCACAAGATTTAATCGATTATTGCATGTTAAACAATTTAAATTATATAGATACATGTATTCAACCGTGGCCAGGATTTTTTGACAACTCTTCGATGTCAGACAGTGAAAGATCAAATTATGGATTAAGAAACAAACTAATCAGTACAAAAAACGATAGAAAAAATAAATCTACAGCTATTGTATCGCACGGTGCTAATCCCGGGTTAGTAAACCACATAGTTAAAGACGGAATTTTAAGAATATCAAAAATTCTTGGATACGAAGATACACCCACAAATAAAATTGAATGGGCAGAGCTTTCTAAAAAAATAGGACTTAAAACAATACACGTATCTGAGAGAGATTCGCAATTTGACTTATCCGAAAAAAAGAAAAACGAATTCGTGAATACTTGGAGCGTTGATGGTTTTATTGCCGAGGGAATATTGCCTGCAGAACTCGGTTGGGGTACACACGAACTAGAAATGCCATCGCAAGGCTGCAACCACGAATACGGAACAAAGTCATCCATTTTCTTAAAAACTCCCGGATGTTCTACAAAAGTAAAAACATGGACGCCAAGTCATAAAAGTATCGTAGGCTATTTAATAACACATCAGGAATCTATGTCAATTGCAGAATTTTTAACAACTGATCACTATAGACCGACTGTGCATTATGCATATTGTCCGTGTGATGTAGCATCCGAAAGTCTTGAAGAATTAGTTAAAAGAAACTTAAAAGGTCAAGATAATGCAAGAATAATGACAGACTCTCTAGTCGGCGGTATGGACGAGTTAGGAGTTTTGTTTATGGGAGATTTTGGTGCATACTGGCTAGGAAGTCAACTAAGCATCGACGAAACTAGATCATTGATTAGTCATAATAATGCAACTAGTCTACAAGTAGTTGCACCGTTGTTTGCTGCAATGCTCTGGGTTAACGAGAACACACATTGCGGATTACTAGAACCTGATGATTTGCCCTATGACTTTATTTTAGACAAGTCGATGCCGTATCTCGGTAAGTATGTATTTGTAAAATCAGACTTTACTGTGAAAGATTGGCAATTTGTAAATTTTCTAGTAAGTGAGTAATCACTTACTAGAAATAATTGTTGCAACTAAATGTATTCTTTCTTTTGTACTAGCATTAAACGCTGTATGCTTTTTCTGAGTTTCTGTATACCACCATTTATTTTTTTCTAAGTGACACACTTGATCTTCTATTACCATTAAGCATCCTTCTTGAGTTTGCATAGGATAATGAACTCTTACATTATGGTCAACATGCCACGACAAGCATGTTTTTGGTCTTGATTTCATTATTCTAACTCTGCCCAAGACAAACATACTGTCTAATGCGTTATATGCAGTTTCAAAAAGTGTTCCATGAAATCTTGTGCATAGGTGTTTAAAATCTTCTTCTTTTAAAGGATTTTCTCGTACAACAGGATTAGTTGGAATTCCTGATTTAATATCTATCCCTGCTTTGTCCCAATCTAAATCTAAACTACCAACTCCGTGATGTATATTGTCCGGTTGATCGTCTGTAGTATTTAAACAGATTTGGTTTGGTTCTCTTGGAGAAAAATTAATAATATTCATATCTAATAATCTGTTATACTCTTCTATTAAATTAAGTATAGGCAATCCAGATATTTCGCGAAAGTTTTCCATTTTTTCCTTTTTATTACTTTGGCAATATTGTCATTGATGTCAATCTATAACTACGAGTCATATTCACAGAATCTATAATAAATTGTGCAGCATCATTAGTATTTATAAAGCTAGATGGATTGACCATACTTAAAATCCGTTCAGTGCCTATATAACCAAATCTAAACATAGTAACCTTGCACGGTTTGTTCATATTAGCTAACTGCTCGTTGGCTTTTTCTAAGCTTGCTTTTTGTGCTGAATATTCGTGAGGATGGCGTTTGATTCCATCTGTAGTATTACTACCAATGTTTATAATAATTTTGTCAAGTTCTGCCCATCTATCCCACAATTCATATAGTAACTGTGTTTGAGCATATCCATCATGTGCATTATTAATAAACACATCGCAATGTATAGATTTGTCGATAATGCACTGTCTACTTAACGGATCTGTTATATCATATCCGGTTGATGTACTAAATCCTACAACTTTGTCATTGCCTACTAAATTAACAATTGCTTTTCCTAAACCATTAGTATGACCTGTTATTGCAATATTCATAATTTTATAATTTCCTTTTATTTTTTTAATACATCCGATAACTCTGGGATATACTTATCTATACTTTTTTTCAATATAAGATCTTGGTACTTTGTTTTTTCCACTAACATCTTATTAAGTTTGTAATTATATTTGTAATCTTTTATAAAACTAGAATTGTAATTGTTTTTATGTTTTTCTATATATTCCGGTGGCAATGAGTTTAGCGTAAATTCTACAGGATCTTTTATAAGAACAGGATTATGTTCTAAATTAAACTCTTTACTAAAATTATTTAATTGTTCTATATTATGAAAATTATATGCCTGCACTACTGTATGAATGTATCTCATACTTTTCTTGTTGTTGTTTTTAAAAAAATCTTCCCATTTTTCTAAATTTTTAACTACCGAGTCCCATTTACATCCATCACGTATAAATTCGTTAACTCTTTCAGTGCCGTCTATACTGTACCCAACAAAAATTTCATCTGCATTAAGTAGTTGTGTTTCGAACTTTTCTGGTGATACAGTCAGATTTGTGTTAATGTAAAATTTTATTTTATTATCACTATGATTTTTAATAAAATTAAAAATGTTTTCTATTTCATCTGTAAGTAATGGCTCTCCACCAAGGTATTTTATTGTATTAACCTGTGTTCCAGTAATGCTTTTTAATAATTTTTCTATATTATAGGAAACTACTCCAGCAGTTTTTAAATTATCTTCAGTTTTCTTCCAAAGACTGCTATGTTTCGGATCGCACATGCGACACCGGCTATTGCATTTATTGCTTACCGCAATTTCTAACATATCAAAGACATTTATGTCAGACTGACAATAAAAACTATAGCTATCTCTAACAGAATGCATCCCTAGCATTTCTGTTTTCTTACACGATAAGCACCCTTTGTCCCATGAATCTCCTTCCATATTTTTTCTTATAGAAGCAATATAATCCGAATTTAAAAATTCTAAAGGTGTTAAATCATCTACTGTGTACGGACTTGTTTCAGGATATTCGCAGCAAGGTCTATATTTTCCACTAATTTCTACACATACTTGATTATATAACGCTTTACATAAGGGCATTATAATTCTTTCTTAAACTTTGGAATTTTACTATCTGCACTGCTTACACAACTAGATGTTATGCACGGCATAGGTTTGTCAAACAATTTAAATCCTGTTTCGATATTACCCAACGGAACATCGTGGCATGAATACGAACGTTTAACCGATCCATCCGGCTCTCTAATAATTATGCCCTGGTATCCTGCATTGCAACTCCAACCTTTAAAGTTATTGAAGTTAAACGCATTAAATCGTTCGGCCTGATCCATATACCATTTTTCGCCTTTAGAGTCGGTAAACTCTACTTGCATGTGCCACGGCACAGTAGCATCATTACGTCCTATTGTGTAGTCAGGAAGTTCAAATGTCGGAGTCGGTCTGTTTGCCCAGATACGTTTGTTTTCTGTATATGCTCGTTGTGGCATTCCGTTCCACAGTCTCTTAAGCATATCAGGAGTATAACCATCTACTACCCTGCTAGCAGTAGGATCACTTTGTGGCTTGAGTGTAACGTTAATTCCCTGTTCGTGGAAGAATAAAGCATTTTCCCAATCCTTTTCGAACCATTCTGGAACCATAACCATATTGATTGTAATTTGTATATCATATTCTTGACACAGGATTAACTTGTCTGCAAAATCCTGCATCTTTTCCTTTGTGTCTAAATGTTCTGTATGCAAGCTAGCAGTAATACTTGCACGATGAAAGGGCTTAGAATATTCTACGTATTGTTCAAACCATTTCATTGGCCTTGAACAATTTGATGTCATATGAATGGAAGTGTAATTAGTATTAGAAACATCATCAGCAAGATATTTGAGAATATCCAAATACCCAGGGTGAAAAGTAGGCTCGCCACCAGATAAACTAAAATGAAAGCTATTAAAACCGTTATCACGTGCTTGACGTTTTATTTCGTCGATTGTTTTGAGACATAGCTCTGTAGGTCGATGATCTTTTGTGTTGGATCTTGCGTACGGCCAACAATAGCTGCATCTGTAGTTGCAGAATCTTCCAAGGAGCCAAGATACAGTAAATAAGTCTCTATATAAGAGTGTCCGTTGGCCGACTTGGACAATGTCGTCAAACGGGATTTTGGTAAAGTCATAATTGCTCCATTTTAAATCTTCGGTCATATTTTTAGTATAACACCTTTCTCGTATTTGTCAATTATGTTTATATTTAACAGATAAGTATTAGCATGATTTATGACGAGCTCACTCATTTTAAAAACTATGTATTTGTAGATTGGGATATAAGTAGTCGCTGCAATTACAATTGCTATTACTGCACACCCGAGTCACATGACGGAAAAATAAATTTTCCCGATATAACTGTTGCAAAAAAAGTAGTCGAAAAAATAGAGAAAGAATACAGTTCTTGTAAAGAATTTGCAGTGTATAATCTTTTAGGTGGAGAACCTACTATATGGAATGATTTGCCAGAATTTAGCAAATATATCAAATCTATTAACAACAAAAATATATTACAATTGTTGACAAACGGCAATAGAACACTAAGATGGTGGGAAAATTCTGCACCATACATAGATAAAATTATTGTTAGTGTGCATGTTGCACAAACCGATATTGTTAAATTAGTAGAAAAGTTTAACAAGCTAGCAGATAAAATCTATATAGACTTTCAATTTGCAATGGATGTTGCAGTGTTTGATCAAGCCGTTGAAGATTATTATTATGCTTATAACAACCTGCATGAAAATATTTGTTTATATTCTAAGCCTTTACGGAAAGTGTTAAATAACACCGAATTGATGCCATATACAGAATTGCAAATTGAAACTATTAAAAAGTTACCATCTAAATGGAGCAGATCTATCGAAATATTCGAAACTCCTATGGTTAAAAAGCTTAACGGAACAGTTGTAGACCCTGCTGTTAATATTGGTAAATTAGTTTTATCAAAAGAAAACAACTGGTACGGATGGGCTTGTTGGATTGGCATAGATACTATTACTATTAATCGATACGGAAATGTTAAAATAGGTTCTGGTTGCAACCCCGACCTAGTGCTCGGTAATATAAATTCTTTAGATTTTAAATTTCCACTGATTCCTGTCAAGTGTAAATATACTACTTGTGGATGTTTTGCTGATATATCTACAACAAAAAAATTAAACTACACAGGACCTATGATTCTTTAATATAGCTTATTAAATTTTTCTAAATGTGCATTTACGATTTTTTCCATATGTGAATTTTTGCCATATACTTCGTTTATTAAATTCCATATTTCCGATATTCTCTTCTTTCTGACTTCCGGAGAATTGTCTTTATACTTCCAATTAAGAGAACTATTATAATATTCTAAATCGTCCTTTATAGTCTCATAAATTATAGAATCCTTATCTAATATCAATGTATTTCCGAATCCAAAATGAATTAGTGGAGTTTGCGAGTAATCGCCGACCTTTGTATCAAGATATCCTATCTCTTTTAATTTTCTAATAGTGTCTAATGTTATCTTGTGATCTTCATCTGTTTCAGTTGGATATCCAACTATCATTAGCAAACTGTGTTGTATTCTATTTTTTTGAAGTTGTTCAAGGCAAAACCACATATCTTCATCTTTGATCTTTTTACCCATATGAAATCTAACACTTTCACTAAAGCTTTCTAGTCCAACATCAAGTCCGTGACATCCGCTATCTTTCATTAACTGAAAATCCTCTGCTGTACACTGTGATTGAGGTCGCATAATCCATTGACTGCTCCAAGTAAAACCAGGGTCTGTTTTTCTATATTCTTTTAATAAATTTAGTAATTCTCTAAATGTTTTCATACTTCCGTTTATTAAGCTATCGGTAAAATGAAAATCTGTTCGGTTCCAGAGTTTACGAATTTCTACTATCTCAGTAAAAATACTTTTAGCAGATCTAAATTTATACTTCGGCCAAAGTCGATGTATATCGCAAAATGTACAATTTTTAACACACCCTCTACTTCCAGTTATGTAAACAGTTTTTCCGTTTTTAAACCTGTTAGGATATAAAGTCCATTCTATATCGCTATAGTCAGGTATTAGTACAGTTGACAAATCTTCAACTTGGTGTGCTTCGTCTGAGTTAATTCCAGGAGCAGACACATTACCTTTTAATAATTCAACTAAAGAAAATTCTGCATCTCCGTGTATAAAAAAATCAATCAAACCTCTATTGAGCGGATACTGAGCTCGATAACCACGAACGTCGGCGCCGCCCCAAATAATCTTTGTGTTAGGTAAGTATTTTTTTATTAACATAGAAAAGTAAATTGCAAAAGTTCTACTATACTCAGTTAGCAAACTCATGCCTACAAATCTTGGTTTTAATTTTTTTAAATCGTTAATAACACTATTTGTCCAATTTTTATATTTTTTAAGAAAAATTTTATGTTCTTTTTCTAAAGAATAATCCCACTCGGTTACAAATATTTTATCATCATTTTTAAAGAAATACTTTTCTTTTTCCTCATCGGACATTATATTATACAATTGTATATTTAGGTCTATTATTTTGCATGAAAATCCTTCTGCAGAAAGATGACTTTTAAGAATTGCCGGACCTACTGTAGGAGCATATGGATCTATTTTTGGTATTACTAATATTGCTATATCTACCATTTTATATATCTTTTCCATTATTTAATAAGCTATGATACCACCCGTTTGGTCGGAGACACCCTCTTCTATTTGTATAGTCTATATTATGTAAATCTAAAAATTGTTTTATTTGTAAACATAATTCGTTGTATTTGTCTTGATTATTTGCAAAAAATAAAAATCCCTTGTATAATAATACAGGATATAGTTCTTTGTTATTTATGCACACACTAATGTCAACAGTTCGTGTTAGTTCTGCACCGAACCCACATATTGCCATACAAGTTTTTTTAAATTGTTTGTTTAAAAAATATGTTTTGTAATCTATGTTATAGGCATCAGTAAATAAAAAATCAAGAGAATTGCTATTAAGATTAGAAGTTCCATCTCCTATGTCTATAGTCAGATTCGGTATTTTTTGTTTCCACGACTCGTATAAAACTAATAATCTTTCTTTTTCTACTTGTTGCTGAGAATCTTGAAAGTTTTCATAAAAGCTTAACGTGTTAAGAAATTTTGCTTTATTTAAAAAACAACTGCATATATCTTGCCCATCGTATATTCCAATCATTGCTGAATTTTTAAACAATTCTGATTTGGATTCGATTAAATTTGCTATTAAATTATATTTTATTGTTGGTATCATTTTAAAGTTTTTTATAAATTTACTTTCATGTTTTGTTCTTGTTCTCGTTTTACAATGCCACATGTTTTAATGCACCTAGGTATTACATTATCATCACCCCAAGATTTTTCTAACTCTTCAGAAAAGAATTTATGCAATAATATTTCTGCCCATGATTTATCTTTCAAAGACAACTCTGTAAGAGGATATTTTAATTCGGCTTCTGAAAATTTTCTAAAAGATTCGTTGTCATCACTTATATAACAACACGGAAATACTTCTAGTCTGCTATTTACATATATCTTTTTTGCTTCTTGATATATGCAAGATATTTTCCATTTGGAGAGTTTTTCAACCGGATTGTAATTTCCTGTGGTAAATTCAGTTACTGATAGTTGGTTGTTTAGTGATTCCATAATTTCATCATGAGAATGTGTACTTTTAGATCTAACTATAGATTTCATAGTGTCATGACTAGGATGTCGCAAATCTTTTTGAATAGGAGGTTCGAGATAGTGTGTAATTTCTTTTTTAGAATTCATAACAGGAAAAGGATCAAAGTTATCAAACCGCGGAGTTCGACGTATTCTAAAATCGTTAACACCAATTTCGGATGCTATATTTTTACATTTTTCAATCTCATGTTCGTTATGCTTAAATGCTAAAAAGTCCCATCGTACTTTTACAGAACCTTTGCAGCATATTTTCATATGAGAAAGTATTTTATTAATATGAGTATTTTGTCTGTACAAATGGTTAGTTTCTATACCATCAACCCCGAAAGTTATTCTATCATTTTTATCTAAAATTTCTACTAATTTTTCCCACCAGCTATCTGTTTTGAGACTTCCATTTGTAAATATTTCAATGTTTAGATTTCTGCTTTTAGCTTTATATATTGCTTCAAATAAATATCTCGAAGCAATAGGATCACCGTGTGTTCCGCAAAAATAAACACGTTTTAGATTTGGCAACTCTTCGGAAAATACTTTGTCTATGTCCTCTAACGACCACTCCGTTAATCCAAGTCCTGGTCGGTCTACGGATCCAAATATATTTCTATTACACATAGGACAGGATGCGTTACATTTGTTTGTAATCTCTACATGCATCTCTTCTATTGTGTCAGTTCTTAAAAACATGTTTTTTAAATCCTATAAATATATGCATGTATTTAACTTTAACAGAGAGATAAAGATTTATATATGACTGATATAGTCTTTCTTACTTTACCAAGATTAGAACTTAGAGCACCGATAACTGCTCCTGCATTGTTAAAATCGATGGTTGAAAAGCATGGATATACTGCATTTTGCTATGATTTAAATCTAGATTTGTGGCACAGTATAGATGCATCTACCTACGGACATGTTTGGTTTGACACTGATCTAACATTTAGATACGAAGACAAGTTTAAAGATTTTTGGAATTCGCATATCTTGCCGTGTGTACCAAGATGGATTGAAACTATTAAATCTAAAAATACATCGTGGGTTGGGATTACTATTTTTAGTCAAAGAAGTAAGTGGATTAGTATTGCAATATGCGAATTATTACGTAAAGAATTGCCTGAAGTAAAGATTGTAGCAGGTGGTCCTTTTTGCGAATTTACCGGGCCGCTGCTATATGAAAAAAATCTAGTTGATGCTTATGTAGTTGGCGAAGGCGAACTTGCTATTTTAGATATCCTTAGAGGAAATTTTTCAAATCCTGGAATAAATGGCAATGATCCTGTACAAATTGAAGATTTAGATACTATTCCTATTCCGGATTATAGTGATTTTCCAATGGAATTATATCCAAAAACTTGGTATGATCCAAGAATAAAAGATCACGACAAATTAGGAACAGAATTTGTATACATCACTGGCAGTAGAGGATGTGTAAGAAAGTGTACATTTTGTGATATACAAAGTGTTTGGCCAAAGTTTAGATTTAGAAGTGGTATTAGTATAGCAACAGAAATGTTAGAACAAAATCAAAAATACGGAAGTAAAAGATTCTTGTTTACTGACAGCTTGCTAAATGGAAGTGTTAAACAGTTAAAGGATATATGCACAACTCTTATAAAAAATAAAAAATCAGGGCGTATGACTCATGTAAATTGGCAGGGACAGTTTATTGCACGTCCAGAACATCAAATGTCAGAAGAAGTTTATTCATTAATGTACGAAGCGGGCCTTAGATTTGTAAGCATCGGAGTCGAAAGTGGTAGCGAAAAAGTTCGAAACGATATGAAAAAAATGTTCGACGATTCTGCTATGGACTTTACATTTAACATGTGTGCAAAGTATAAAATAGAAATGGCCTGGTTATTGCTTGTGGGGTATCCGACTGAAACAGAGGAAGAGTTTCAAAAAACACTTACTATGCTAGAAAAGTACCAATGGATTAACCAACAAGGGCTAATACGTAGCATTGCGTTAGGTCCAACGTTAGATATAGTTCCAGGATCGCCACTTTACAAAAATCAAGAAAAATTAGGAATTACTTGGGACTCAAACAATCATTGGGTATATAAAGATAATACTCGAGAGATTAGAATTAAGAGATGGCTTAGATTAAAAGAAAAATGCATAGAGCTCGGATATCCAGTCGTAGAAAAAGCAACAGATCATCTTTTAGCCGAATTAGAAAAGATAACTGCACAAAAAAGTCAAGTAAACCATATTTACGATCATTATAATGAATTATCTGGAGCAATGGGGCCTAGCGTATAAGGAAAAACATGGAAGATTATATTGTACTTAAAAATGTGTTAACTCCCGAAGATATAAAAAATCTAAATGACATAAAAAGTCTGCTAAAGGACGATCCAGAATCTCATAGACCAAGAGCATCAAACGGAAAAAGACACAATAATGTATATAACATAACTGACAAAACAGTATACACATTGGATCAGATTACCAAATGGCTCGATAACTATATGCCTTGGGATAAAGAAATTTATGAATACTGGGGAGTAAATTTTTACGACTTGCAAAATCCGTATGCATTACACAGTGACGGAAACGATACTAGACGGGCGTTTTATCAAGGAATTATTCCACTTTCAGTAGAACCGAGCGACAAAGATGCATATACTATAATTTTTGATCAAACAGCAGATACCAACACTGAATGGATTTCGTCTGTGTATAATAAACCGGATGATTACGAACCGTTTTATAATAAGGGTATTCGAGATCCTAGTTACTTCGGAGGCTGGTCAGACGAATATAAAATAGACGACGAAGTAGGATACAAACACTGGGGTAAAAAATGGAATACCACATTTAAAGAGGCCTACAAAGGTTTTAGCATAAAATATGAATATAAGTGGGAAGTTGGAGACATTTTCTTTTTTGATAGTAAGTTTACTCACTGTGCAACTGAATTAGCAGAAAAAGAAATAAATCAAAAAACAGGCTTGCTTTTTTGTTTAAATAGGAAATAAAATGCGTGTAGAAGAACTTAACAGATACTTTTCAACTGCTGTACCGTTTGCAAGTGTTGAAGATGTCGAAATAAAACAATATTATTATACAGACTTAGATAAAATAGAAATTGCTGTTCCAAGAAACGGTGCACCAATGGGAATGTTTTTGTCAGGCGGCCCTGATAGTGCCCTTACAGCCTACTTGTTAGTAAAAACAATTAAAGAATTTGGATTTAACAACCCTGTTTATCCTATAACTACTGAATTTCTTGCAAGGCCTTACAATATAAAATACGCTTGGGGAGTGTTAAGAAAAATAGAAGAACTATTAGATTTTAAATTTGAACAGCATCTTATTTTTCCTATGCCTAACCATGCACTACCAATTAGTGACGAAGATAAAAAAGTAATCATGTCATTTAATATACAAGAATACCATGATAGATACAATCTAAGTTGTATTGTAAATGGACTAACTGCAAATCCACCTATATCTGAAGTCGGAGATACAAAATACGGCGATAGTTCTAAAGAGCGTGACGAAGCAGAAGTTATTTTAAAAAAATTAAAAAGCAAGCGTGTGCAATATCCATTCTTATTTTCTAATAAAAGAGTAGTTTCATATTTTTATAATCATTTTGACTTGCTCGAAACCCTTTTCCCTATCACTCGTTCGTGTGAAGCTGAGATGCACGAAACCGAATATTTTACAAAAGATTGCTTTCAAGTAAGACGAGAAGAAAGATATTGCTGGTGGTGCAGAGAAAGACAATGGGGATTTGAAAAATACAGACCTGACGATTTTGTAAATAGGTTTAAAGGATAAGATTAATCATGAAACCAAAACACCCAAATGTCGAATTTGAGGAAATGTGGGAAGTATCTGATGGCAGTGCAACTATAATTCCTATGAATAGTAAATGGAAAGCAATAGGCGTTCAAGTATCAGGAGGTTTAGACAGTGCTGTTCTCCTGTACTTAACTGTCAAAACAATACAAAAACATAATCTAGATGTAAAAGTTGTTCCTATTAGTTTAGAAATTTACAATAAAGCAAAGAATTTAGAGAGTTCTAGAGCAGTAATACAAAAAGTTAAAGACATTACAGGATTTAAAAACTGGGGAGAATCGGTAGAAGCTATTGGAAAACCTTCTCAAGCAGAATTTATCGGAAAAAACAGTTTTTTTAGTTCTGTTATTAATACACTATTTTTAAAAAAAGCAATAGATTTTGAAATTAACGGAGTGACTAAAAACCCTCCTTTAGAAGTGTGTAAAGATTTTAAATTTAACGAATACAGAGAATTTGCAAGAGACAATCCGCGAACTATATACAACGGAATGCGAAATGCTAGTCCACACGCTTTTGTAGATAAAAAAGGAATAGTAGAACATTATATCAATCATAATCTAGTTGATGAAATAATTCCGCTAACGCTCTCTTGTGATGAAAAATTAGATATAATAATAAAAAATGATTGGCCAATTCCTTGTGGCACCTGTTGGTGGTGCAGAGAAAGAAGATGGGGCCTCGAATCTCACAATCTTGATTATCAAAAATATAGTCCGTTAAATGCATATACCAAGTAAAACTTTTTGCAGCATGGCTTGGAACCATCAGTTTATCGATCCTACAGGACGAGTTAAGCCGTGTTGCAGATTTGCAGAAAAATTTAGACCAGTAGAAAACAATCTTAACAATAAAACATTGAGTGAAGTGTTTTATGGCGAGTGGATGACTGATATTCGACAAAAAATGCTAGCCGGAGACACTGTGCCGGGCTGCATTAGATGCTATCAAGAAGAAGCAGCCGGTAAAAAAAGTCTGCGAGAACGTTACCACGAAAACAAAGATCTTCCTATAGACGAGCTAGTTAATCTAACAAATCCAACTATTCGTTGGATAGAGCTTGCTATTAGCAACGATTGTAATCTTGCATGTAGGATGTGCGACAGTCGTTATGCGTGGAAATGGTTTAAAGAAGAAAAAGAGATGTACGGGTCCACTCTTAACACTGTTGAACACAGCAAAAGTGACATATCAAACATCTTTCCATTTATAAACGATCTAGTACATATAAAATTTACAGGCGGAGAACCATTATTAACAAAAGATCAATGGCTATTAGTTGATAAAATGCTTGAGGAAAGAGACTGTAGTGACATTTTATTAAATTATTCAACTAATTGTACAATAATGCCAAAAGACAGTTGGGTTGAAAAATGGAAAAAATTTAAACAAGTTGAATTTGCATTAAGTTTTGATAGTGCAAATCCTGCAGAATCTGAATATATACGTTGGCCTGCAAAATTTGAAACAACCGAAGCAGTTACAAAAAGATTTTTAGAACTTAAAAAAGAACATGGATTTCATGTATTTTTAAGAAGTACTATAAGTTTATTGAATGTTTGGTACATGCCAGAAAGTATGCAATGGTGGCACGACAACGATCCTTCGTCAGTTAAAATAATGAATCCTACACACTTGACATATCCCGAAAACTTATCTGTTACAGTATTACCACAGCATATTAAAGAAAGAATCACTTTAAAATTTGTTGATTATCAAAAAAATTGTAATATTAAAAAGATAAATGAAAGTTTAGAATACATCAAAAATTACATGAATAGCAAGGATGACAGTCATTTACTTCCGAGTTTAAAATCATATATAACTCAGACCGATGCTTATAGAAATCAAGATTTTTTTAAAAACTATCCTCAATTTTCAGATATATTTGAACAATTGTGTGTTTGATATTGTTTATACATATAAGAATCTTTTTTGCAATTTATTATGCAACTAGTACAAACATTATCAGATTTCCATGTTTCTTTGATCTTTTTAAAAATTTTAACTTGATCTAATATCCTATCTATCGGATTTAATATTACATTGTTAAAAAAATAATCCTTTCTTATAGAATCTTTAAAAATTTCAACTATACTATCATATAGTATATTTTGTTTATAGTCTTGTTCGAATCCTATTGCAGTATGACAACACGGCCAAAGTCTCTGATCGTACGATAAAAACACACTGTTTTCATTTAAAGCATTACAAGATATTTTTCCTTTTCTCACTATCTTAGGACTTTCTAAACTATTTGCATACCCAACATCGGCACCATAATATTTGTGCCATTTTTTATCAAAGTGTTTAGTATCTCGTACAATGTCGTTATTTTTAATATTATATGGTTCTAAAAAGTATGAATGTTCTAAATTTTTATCTACTACTGATAATTTTTTTTCTTTAAATCTTGTTGATTCTCTTGTAGCAAATTCGGTAAACTTGAGGTCAAATGCTAGTTTTTTGCATTCATCTATTTGATGTGCATTGTGTTTAAAAAGAGTCATCTCCCATCTAGCTATACCACCAGATTCAATGTATGCTTTTGCATTTTGTATAACTCGCGAAAAAGAAGTATTTCTTCTATACAAATGATGGGTATCTTCTAATCCATCAATACCAAATCTTACTTCAACATTTGGCTGTTCGCCTAACCATTTCCAAAATTCTAATGATTGTGCTCCGCCGTTTGTATGTATATTGATTTTAAAATTTAATTCAACAAATACTTCTATTATCGATTTTGGATTAGTGTGCATTACAATATCTCCAAAATTTCCATTTATTAGTACCGTTTCGATGTCTTTAAAGAAAGGATGAGCTAATGTATTTTTTAAGTCAACTGCATTCCACTCTGAAATATTTAAGCGTGGATAAGTTTCTAGACTAGTTTCAAACGTCCTAGGACATTGCGGACATCTTGCATTACACGCACTAGTCGGTTCAAAATGAAGCATAGTTATAGGTGATGAATACATGTTTACTCCTCGTAATATTCGTAGTATTTTAATTTTTCGTTAATATAGTCTTGTAATAATGGGTTTACATCTTTTAGTGACAGTTTTCTTACTTTGCTAAAATACTCAATTGCTTCACTAAATTGTTTAATTCTACGTAATGTTATATCTGAGCCGATTGTATTATATACTACTTGCAAATTTTCAATAATTTCTTCGTAGTTATCAAATCGATTTCTAAATTTATTTACAATTTTTATAGATCTTTTAACATACTTTTTAAATCTGTCGTCAAGAAATCCTACTGTTATACCCGGAGTGTAAACAATATTGGCTTTTACATCAATTTTAATTTTGTATTTCATAGTAATATAAATTAAAAAATTAAAATAGTCAGGCAACATTGTTATAGATATTGGATTTATTGCCATGTTTGTACTCATTAAATATCCTGTATTTGCCCACTTTTTAAAATTTTCAACAAATCTATCGTAAGAGCATCCATATCTAATATATTCAAAATTTTGTCCAACACTTTCAGCACTGATAGATATTAAGTAATTTAAATTTGGATATTTTTGTTTGTAAAAACTCATTTTTTCTAAACACTTATCCATTATCTTAGGAGGAGTATTTGCATTTGTTTGTATAGTTAATAAGAGATATGTATTCGGATCTGTATTTTTATAAAAACTCTCAATGGTCAAATCCAACAGTTCTTTTTTGTTTATACTCATTAGTAAAGGCTCTCCTCCTAAGAGTATTATTTCGTAATAGTCATCTTCTTTTTTATTTTTAGCAACTTCGGAAATATAATTAAAAACATAGTCAGCATATTTTTTAGGAGTATGTTTATTTTTTATTTCTCTGTCAGCCCACGTTGGCGGCTCAACACTTGTATTTAATATTTCTTGTTCCCATTTACTACTGTAAATTCTACTACAATAGACACAAGCAGAATCACAGGTATTGTCAAAGTAAAGTTCAATTTGATATTTGTTCGGTCGTTTTTCGTAATGTTCGTTGCCGTGCATTCTCCACGATTTATTTTTAGAAAACTCAGCTTTCCAACAAGTATTACAAGAATTATTTTTTATACCATTTTGCAAATCTGTTTTTATTTTTTCAAGGTCGTCTGTAAACATTTCTGCACCAGGATGCATTTTACAACAAAGACATACTGTATTTTCTAACGGTCTGAATACTATTTCATGAGAACTTCTTTTACATCCAAGATTATCTTGCATTTTGTTTTACCTTAGTTGCCCAATTTGCTAATTCTGGATTATAATCATAAATGTTAAATCCTCTTAGAGAATTAATATAATCGATCCATCGCAATGCATGAGAATTGTCTTCATCAGTTGCCGAATATTTTAAAGTCTTTAATCTTTCTGTTCTTTCAAAAATTATAGGATTTTTTAAATATTCTGTATTGTTAAAAAAATCATTTACTAATCTATCTATGTCGTTTTGTGGAACGATACTATATGCAGAATACTTTGGAAGAAAAACATAGTAATAAGCAAATACATCTACTAATCCTGTTTTTAACAACTCGTTTGCTGATTCCTTAAGAGTCCATAATGTATAGAGTGAAACTGTACTACTTGCTATAACTCTTTTTCCTGTTCTTCTTAAATATGTTTCCATATTTTCAAGTGTTTGTTCATAAGGAGTACTACGTATCCATTCGTAGATTTTTCCTGTGCCGTCAAGACTTGCAGTAACTAATAATTCAACATTGGGATTTTTATTTAACTTTTCTAAAATGTCCCAAATTTCTTCTGTAATTACTGCCCAATTAGAAACAATTAAAATACGCATTTCGTATTTTTTATCTACAATTTCTTTTAAAACTCTTATATTTCTTGGATCTGCAAAGGGCTCGCCCCCTTTAATAAGTAAAAACTTAATCGACGGTAACACTTCTAAAATCTTTTTCATGTCGTCGTCGGTGGCCTGGAAAGCCTTTGTATGTAAGTTTGATAATCCAGAATTTTCTCTAAATTCTAAACCTTCTTTTTTTGCACGTTTATCTAGTCCTATCCATTTACTGCTATAGATACTTCCGCACATAGCACAGCTTTGATTACATAAGTTACTTGGAGTATACTCTAGTGATAAAATTTGCTTTCTCGAAGAATTAAAATTTTCATCCGACCAAGGAAGATTAACATAATGATCGTTGTCTATATGGGCAGGAATTCCATTTTCTCTATTGTCTTTGCAAGCTACACATGCACTTGGCCATTCACCTTTTTTAAATTTATTACGAATGCCATTTATTATGTCATTGTTGTAATAGTCAGTTAATGATGCTACCTCGCTAATATATGACCCGTGTTTTTTGCCAACTGTGCATAATTTTAAATCTCCCAATGGACCAATGTTAAGTTGGCTCCACGGGGCTTTACACATCATCGGTCTACGAGATTGATATTCTTTATCAGACATTATATCCCCTTGCGTCAAATCTATTATCAACTAGCATTCTTAAAGGAGTTCTAACACTTACAAAAGTTCCATTATGAGATGCAATATTTATAGAATCAGTTTCTTCTAATTTAAAATCTTTGCAAACTTTTGTATATTCTTTATTATAATTTTTCCACCAAAAGTCCGAGCCAAACCTGTCTATCATATTACACCCAATCCACATGTCGCTTACGTTATTATATCCAAAGTTATTCATAATATTTATAGGACCATCGATTTGTTCTTTACTGTATCGAACACCAATTCTTTGAGATCCCATCGAAAAGGCTTTACTTAGGCTAATTGAAAACGTCTTGATAGCAGAATGTGACAAATCTATATCAATGTTTTTACACTGTCCTAGCCATGCTGCATCTATGTGAACGTCGATAGAGTTTTTGTAACAAAAGTCTAAGAGTCGATCTATGTCGGGTATATTCCCTGCTGTTTTAACAGAAGGATAAGAAATAACTAGAACTGATCCTGACGGTATTGCAGAATAATGTGTTACTTTTAAAATTTTTGGATTTAATCTCCAATGATATGCATACTCGCCTTCGAATATTACTAACTTATTACTGTATCTGTAATGCAGTTCGTCTATTTGCTGTGAAACACCTAATATAGCATCAGTAAATTTAAAAGACTCTAAATTTTTAATATTATTTAATTTAGAATTTTTAATCCAAGCTGTAACTTTTTCTATAAAGTATTTTGTATATTGATTGCTATCTGTTGGATATTCTTTCATATCTAGAGAATCTCGAAACCCAATAATTTTACCAACTAACATAGGAGGAATTCTAGATGTTAAAAACTTTTCTACACTTAAGTTATTATAATCCATATACATCGCCTTTTAACAATGCCCATGTTTTTTCGCATACATCTTTTAGTTTTTCTTTTCTTGACTTATCTAATGTATTTGTATAATACCAAAACTTTTCTAAATCTTTAGAATGATCTTCTGAGTTCATAAATTTTATATATTGATCTAATATCTTACAAAAATACTTAAAGTTTTCCGATTTTTCTTTTTCGGTTAAATCTAGCAACGAAATCTCTGCTTTAGCTTCAATCTTTTTTTGTTCAAAGTAATTTTCTATCCACTGCTTACTTTCTTTTGGAAATATTTGAATATTTAAGAACTTTGGATTATGTAAAGGATGCGGACTTATTACCGGCTTGTGTTGCACCTCAACATTAATTCTTTTAAATTTTTGTTTGATTTTCCAAAGCATCATATCAGGCAAGTGAACTAGATTATATGCTTGTATAGTAGCAGCCCACCATATTTTAAAATCTCCTTCAGCAGCGTCTAATTTTCGCATATTTTCTTCTATCTTGTGCCATTTGCTAGGATTTCTTATATAATCGTTTATTGGTCCTACAGCATCAACACTCATTCCAATTTGTATACGTTCAAAATGCTTCCAAATATTCCAAGCACGTTCTGGAATATTAGTAATATTTGTATTGTATTCTATCACAATAGATTTAGATCTTCCGGCATCTATGCACTTTTGTAAAAACTCGTAATGTTGGTCTATTAATAAAGGTTCCCCTCCAACGATGTATAATCGTTCTATTGTAGGAATTTCTTGTTCCATTTCCTTCCAAAAAGCAGGCTTTTCGTACCAAGAATAGATATCAACTTCGGGTTTATGCTTTCCGTTTGCTGTTTTTATTAATTTTACAGTTTGCCCGCTATCTTTATATTGATTTCCCCAAAGCAATACGTTGTCATCGTACCACTGACTGCTATCTGTAGGCCCACACATTCTACATTTTAAATTGCAAAGATTTCCAAAACGAAGATCCATGTATTTTATAGGATTTTCTTCTAAATCAATTGATCCATCTTGCTTCGTTTTTGATATGGCATCTTCTTTATTAATTACATGAGCCCATATATCTCTTTCCCAACTAGCTCTACTTTCCATTCCTGATTCTGCTTCACGTTTACATCTAATGCATGATTCGTGATATTCATTATTTAACATAGCTAATCTAACTTCTTTCATTAGATTGCTGTTTCTAAATCCGTGTATAGTTTCAGTTGATAGGTTGTAATTCGATCCTGTTTCTGTTTTTACTAATCCCTGATTAATACTAACATTTGCATTACAACATATTCTTACATCGCCGTTATTTCTTACATTTAAACTCATCCACGGCAGTGGACAAAATGCGTTATTTTCCATTTATAAATCCTATATTAAGAAAGTTGCTTATCGTTTTTATTTTTTCCATGTCCGCTACTAAACTCAAATTTTTTGCCACAAGTTCTACCGCATGTATATATTCTTTTAAATGTATCGTCTTGATTATTCCAGGAATTGTGTAAATATGAATTAAAAAAGTCATGTTTTAGTACATCCCAACCGTGTATTCTCATATCATTAAAACTTTCCCCATAAAGATTTTTTATATGATCAAAGCTAGGTTGTTGTTTGTTTTTATGATGGAAGTAACTTGGGGCCCCAAGCCAACAACACGGCCAAAGTTTCATCGTCATATCAACAAAAACAGTTTTATCAATTTTATATTTACAGCTAATCGGTGTTGTTAAAACATAATTTTCAAAATCTTTAATTGAATCTTTATCTTTCTTGTTATGATTAGTAGGAGTATCCTCAACAACGTTGCCTTTTTTTGTAACAGTATTTTTTTGATCTTGATCTGCAAAACGAGCAGTATATTTAACTGTGAATTTTTTAAATCCAAGACTGTTTGCTAAGTTTTGTGCTTGTTCAATTTGATGATAGTTGTGTTGAAACTCTATAAATGCCCATTCTGCATGGCCCCCGGCCGAAATAAATGCTTCTGCATTTTTAATTATTTTATTAAAATCACTACCAACTCTGTATAATTGATTTGTGTCTTCTAATCCGTCAATACTAAAAATAATTGACAACTTTTCTGCTGACTTTTTGGCTAATTCTGCCCACCATTCTGGCTTACGCATACTTCCATTTGTTGCAATTCTTACATGCTTTACATTTTTTGTTAAGCAATATTCATGAGCTGCGTCAAAGGTAGGACTTGCAATCACATCGCCGTAATTTCCGCAATGAAAGATTGTTACCTGATTCTCTTTGAAAGGTTGCAAAATTATCTCATAGTCTGATACAGTTAGATCAGTTATTGGCATGCTAGGATTTAATGTATTGTTAAACATCCTAGCACATTGAGGACATGCACAATTACATCTACTTGTATGATCTATTTGTATTTTTTGAATTTCTTCTAAATTTAAATAGTTCACAGTCTATCAAATCCCCATCGACGTTCAGCACAAAACCAGCAATTACCACAATGTTTTTCAAAGTTGTCAGTGTATTTCTCACAACTTCTAGTCATAGGAAATAATGTATCAAAGACATTAAAATAACGGTACAATTCTGCTACATCTCTTTTATTAAAGTTAATCAATGGATGACATGCCGTTCCTTCGTAGATGTTTTTTAGTCTTTCTCTGTCTGGTGGATCAGTCCATCCTCGCCAATATACACTTCTCGGTATTGCGTTTTTTGGAGGATTTTGTGTTATTCCAGCAAAATGAAATTGAATTTTATTGTTTTTATATAAGTTATTAGTTAATAGTTGTTGTGTTTTAATATAATTTTCATCTTCTGGCAAAGGGCTATATGCTGTCTCGTGTTCCAAAAAAATATCGCCAAACTCTTTTTTATAAAACTCGACTATTTTTTTAGCAAACTGAATTTGAAAAGCTTTGCCTTCTTGATCAACAGTTATTGGAACAATTTTTAAGTCAGGCCTTTCTTCAACTACATATTTAGATAGTATGTATCCTGTAATTGCACTATCTGCACCCCCTGAGATTTTTAATCCCACAGATGAAACATTATTAAAAACTACAATATTTAGATTGTGTTTGCTATGAGGAATTATCATTGTAAAATCTCGGTAAAGATAGGAAAAACTTTTAAAAATTTATCTTCCCATTGTCGTTGTTTGTTAATAAGAGATATGTATTCTTTTGTTTCTGGTAATCTTTCCGACCAATCTTCACTGTTCATAAAATTTATAATACCTTTGAATCTTTTAATTCCGTAAGGATTTTCTAAAAACTGTTCTTTAGAAATGTTGTTTTCTTTTACTCCAGTAAACTGTTGCCAATTGTCTTCTATCCATGGATAAAAATCGTTTTCGTATTTGTCTGTAATTTGTTTTTTAACATTTTTCGGCAATACTTTTACATTTAATTGAGGAGGCCAGTACGCAAAGTGCATGTTTATGCCGCCGGCTCCTAGTGGCCAAGAATTTATCTTTTTAAAACCTTGTTGAGTTTTCCATTTTACAAACTCCGGTATATAAGCAATATTAAGAGCCATTATAGTAGTTGCCGTTGTTACTTCAACTTGAGGTGCAGTATTGTCTAGTTTCCAAAACACTTCTTCCTGGTGTTGCCACTGACTAGGATATCGAATATAATCATTGTGTTCTCCGTGTGCATCTATACTATAATGAAATCTAACACGTTTAAACTCTGCCCATAGATCAAATAAATCACTACGCCATTCAACTGCATTGCTATTGTAACGTAACTCTATATTCTTTGCATACCCACGTCTAATGCATTCTTCTAATAGATCATAATGTTCATCTATAATAAGACTTTCGCCTCCGGCAAAGTATAGTTGATACATATGAGGAATTTGTTCAAACAAGTCTTGCCAGAATTTTGGATTATTTTTATGCCAATTATAGCTAGCACCGTGTACTCTGCCTTTATTTTCCCACTGACTAGTACCTTTTAATCTTTCATTTGTTATTTGAGGGTACAAAGAATTCCATTCTTTTACCCAGCCGCTCGAATCGTGAGGACTACACATTACACAAGCAAGCTGACACTTTGTACCCATACGCAAGTCAATATACCGTATTTTCGGGGGTATAGAACCGTCAGCGGCAGTTTCATTAACTAATTCTTGTAGGTCAAAGCGGCTTGCCCAATAATCGGTTTCCCAATTTCTTTTACTAAGATGTCCAGCTTCTTCTTCTTTGTAACACTTTAGACAACTAGCAGGCTTTTCGCCACGAAGCATCATCTTACGAACATTACGCATATATCCGCTGTTCCATGCTTCTTCTAGGCTAGTATGATTAAAATTAGCAGGAACGCCCGAGTCGTTCTTTACGACTCCAACTTCGCCACCACCGATTTTGTTACTGCTGTCTGGATCTTGAACACTGCTGGCGTTACTTGTGCAACATGTTCGCATTTTTCCATCCGGTCTACTTGATAAGTGTAGCCACGGCAATGCACAAAAGGTAGGCGAAATATGATTGTATTTTTCTGACATGTTAATACTTATTTAAACTGTTCTGCAAAAGGATCAAACTCGATACCACATTTCATAGCACAAACTTTTAATTTTCCATTTTCGTAACTGTTTTCATGCCACGACGCTTCTATAAGATCAAAAATTTCTGTAGAAAATACACGTTCTAAACCATGTATCTTAGCATTTATTGCATCTTTGCCGCCGGCAAAATTAATAAATTGCCATATTTGTTCTTGTTTAGGATCTTTTTGCCACCATTTGTACATTCGACCAGCAGTCCAACAACAAGGCATTGCTATCCCTTCTGCTGTAATAAACAAACTGCCTTCGTCTTTTACCTTGCATCTGATAGGAGTTTGTTGATAGTAAGCATCCATGCTTCCGTATTTTATTTCTAACAATGTTTGCTTCTTTAATGCATTGTTTACATATTTGTCATCGGGCTTTTTAAGTTCGGTTGTTTGATTACCTTTTCGATCAATTGCTTGGTGTGATTCTTTTTTCTTGCTATCTTGCGTAATAAATCTACCAGTTTTTTTAGCAACAAACTTTTCAAAGCCTAATTCCTTTGACAACGCTTCTGCGTCTTCGACCTGATGTTGGTTATGTTCAAATATTAAAAAATCCCAACGTGCTCTGCCGCCGGCTGCAATAAATGCTCGCATACTACGTTCGACTATATTCCAGTTAACACCTTGACGATACAAATGATTTGTATCACCGAGTCCGTCTACACTAAAAATAACAGTACCTGCTCTTCCAAGTATAGTTGCAAGTTCTTGCCACCATTCGGGATCACGGGCGCCAGCATTTGTATTCATGCTTAACCACATCTTAGGATTATTTTGTCTAAAATAGCGAAATATTTCTAGTGTGTCTCGAGCAACAATTGGATCTCCTAAATTACCGCACATATACATGGTGTTTAGCTGTGCTATAAATTCCGGTGTGAATATTTTTTTACAATCATCGAGTGTTAGTTCACTTAAATCTATATGAGGATTTAGTGCTCCGCCGTTTTGATTACGGTCACACATAGGGCAACTAGCTTGACAGTTTTGTGTTACTTCTAAGTGTATGGTTTTTATATCTTTATATTCATACATCGTATATTAACTCTACATCCTTTCCTGGACCTATTTTACTAGGAAGATCACCGTATTGCTCTATGTACCATTTAATTACAGCTATATACCAATTTTGACTATTATGATGTGCCTGTTTATTAAATTGAAAAATATTATTATTAGTTGCTTGTATTGTGCTTAACGCACGGGCACTTTCTTTTTGTAAATCTCTTAAACTTAACTTTGTTAAATCATTCATTCTAATTCTAACATCCCATTAATGTTTTTAATGCCTTCGCTTGAAAAATTAAACATTCTTTCATTAAAAATTTCTTGTAGTTTGTCTTTATTTAAAACGTTTATTATTTTATATGGAGTTTTTCCAGGTTCGAATGTAGGACGTGGCGGAGAATCTTCAAATGGTAAATTTAATTTTTTATAATCAGTATAACTATCAAAAGAAAGATCTTCAAAATAAATTATGTCGTTATGAATGTTATTTTTTTTTAATTCAGCAAACTTTGTCCAAAGATCAATTTTTCTTTCTAAAACTTCTGTAAATTGATACTCGTCTATACTAATAGTTGTTTTTTCGTAAGGAAAATCGTTAAAATTTTGTAATTTATTAGCTACAACATGACTAAATGTATTTTGAAACAGATCTTTTCTTAAAAGAAAGATTTTATACCAAATGTTGTTATTTAAAAAAAATTTAATAGTCTTAGGTCTCTTAATCTCATATATTTGATTTAAGTGAGTTTTTAATATAACATTTTTATGTAACAAACAGGTTTTAATTATACCTTTTACATACGTGTCTGGCTGTTCAGTCATAAAGGGTTCTGTAAGAAAAAACGTATTCCTATAAAAATAACGATAGATGGTTCTAGCAAAATAACTACTTCCTGTTCTTGTACTAGATATTATAAGTATTTTCATTATTTTATTCCAATTTTCATAAATCTTGTATACTTAGGTAAAACTAATTCACCCTTAAAAAGTGTATTAGTCATAGGTGCTTTTTTATCAAACTCGTCTAAATCTGTTGAACAATTAACATGTTCTGCAACTTCAAAATAATTATTTCCTTGTAAAATTACTAATTTTCCTGTTGGAATTTTTTCATACCAATCTTTAAAATTTTCTATATGCTCGCAACTAGTATTAATAATTGTATTAGGGATATCAGTTATAGGATAACTCATCCTGTTATTTGCATTGCTCCAATATTGCCAAGTATGTTCTCTGTAATCAATGTCTTGTATATTTTGTATTAATGACTTAAATCTCCACTGATCTGTAAACCAAGGTTTGTTAAAAACTTCTGCAATATCTACTGTGGTAGGATCAATATCAAAACTTCTAATTTTGTCAATTTTAATTCCGCTTTCAAACAACATTACTGCAAGTGTACCATACCACCCTGCACATAAAAAAACTGTACCTAACTCAACATCTAGTTTTTTTAATTCATTAACCAACCATAGTTTACTTTGTAATTGACCTCTACTAAAACAATCGTTGTCAATCTTTAAATTGTTAACATAAAAGTTTTTGAATGCTGAGACAAATTGAGTATCAACGTAATTGTCTAATAATGGCCAAAGTTTCCATGCATTGTCTTCTAGAATTAGTTTTCTTAAATCTTCTTTGTTTTGATCATTAACTATGCGAAAAATACTGTTTAAATCTCGGTCAATATAAGCTCTACGCAGGTCTGATAATTTATTATTATCAGAATAGAGTAATTCAAATCTATCTAATATCTCAAATATTTCTAGCATCAAACTGTTCCTTTAACCAATTAAAGTCGTTAATTTTTTTCAAAGTTTCGATGCTGTCTTTATTTCTTGCACCAAAAAGTGCACCAAATTTAGCACCATCTATTGCATATTTGCCAAACGGTCTATCTTTGCCTGTTGTACACCATGTTTGCAATCTGTTTTGCGTTTCTGTATCTTTTTGCCTATCGATAATTTTACTGCTTAATTTAGTGCATTCTCTAAAAGCACTTTTCCAAGTATTAAACGGGTCTGTGTTAAATCCTGTGACATTAGAGATTTCTTGCACTGCTTTAAACTTGCTGCTAATGCTAGTTGTCATATCAGGCTTTGATGTATCCATATTAATAGTTAGTTCTGTAGGAAATAGTTTTATGCCGCCGTATCCATATACAAGATCATTAATCGGATTTACAGATCGCCATACATGCACCATTTCTTTATCCCAACGAGGAACTTGATAATCAAATTTAAAATTAGATTCTACAAGTGCGTCGCCGTCGACAATCCAAAACATATCAGTTGAACATAGTTTAGCTGCCTCTATATGTGCCTGATGAATTCCTTTAACTCCGTGAACACGCTTTGCTCTAGGAAATCTGGCTATCAAATATTTGTAATACTCGTCTGCGTTGGGTTCTTGATAACTAATAAAAACAATGTCGTATAGTGCAGGTGTTGATATAACCACGTTGACTTCTTTTTTATGAGCAATAAATCTATAATCTAATTCTCTTTTACTGAATTTTGCCTGTTTACTGCAAAGAAGAATACCGTCATTGTACTTTCCATTTAAATATGCATGATTTATTGTTCTGTCATACGTATTATCATGCGTAAAATATGTGTCGTATTTAAATCGTGTTGTTGGATTTACATAACTAGGAATAATCCAAAACATTTCAGTTTTAGAATTTTCAAGTGCATACAAGTATTCGTCATAAGTGTCAACATTAAACTTTTCGTATTGTACAGGACCACTTGCTACAACAGGCCATTCTTTTCGGTTAAGTATAAACTTATGATTAATTTCTTTTTCAGAAATTTTTCTATTTTTACTAAACAAGAAAACACCGTTATAATAGTCTTTATCATTTACTCGATGTATAAACGAATGATTTGTTGTTCTGTCATATTCGTTATCATGAGTAAAATAGATGTTAAACAAAAAGTTATCATCTATTTTTATATTATTGCTTGTACCCCAAAACATTTCAGTTTTAGAATTTTCAAGTGCATACAAGTATTCATCATACGTATCTATATTAAATCTGTCATATTGCACAGGACCACTTGCTACAATGGGCCATTCTTTTCTATTTACAATAAACCTATGTTCTATTTCTCGTTGAGTAAGTTTCTTATTTTTAGATAGTAAAAACACACCATTATATAAGTCATTGCCATCAACACGGTGTATAAAAGCGTGATTTATTGTTCTGTCATATTCGTTGTCATGAGTAAAGTATACATCAAAATCGAAAGAACTAAAGTCAATGTTATTACTAGTACCCCAGAACATTTCAGTTTTAGAATTTTCAAGTGCATACAAGTATTCGTTATAAGTGTCAACATTAAACTTTTCGTACTGTATAGGTCCACTTGCTACAATGGGCCATTCTTTTCTATTAATAATAAATCTATGTTCTATTTCTTTTTTTGTCAAAACACAATGCTTACTACATAAGAAAACTCCATTGTATAAGTCTTGGTCTTTAACTCTGTGTATAAAAGCGTGATTTGTCTTAGAGTCATAATTATCATGAGAAACATATATACGGTTTAACACACTGTCGTCAACACAAATGTTTCTCGACAACATCCAAAACATATCAGTATTAGAATTTTTAAGTGCATACAAATATTCATCATACGTATCTATATTAAATTTGTCATATTGCACAGGACCACTTGCTACAATGGGCCATTCTTTTCTATTAATAATAAATCTATGTTCTATTTCTTTTTTTGTTAAAGGTCTGTTTTTACTACAAAGAAATATTCCGTTATAGTAATCTGTTCCGTCAACGCGGTGTATAAAAGCATGATTTTCATTTCTGTCATAGCTGTTATGATGAGAAATATAAAAATTGATTATTAGTTCGTTATTTTCTTTTACATTTCTTGACAACATCCAAAACATTTCAGTTTTAGAATTTTCAAGTGCATACAAATATTCGTCGTAAGTGTCAATATAAAACTTGTCGTATTGTATCGGACTACTAGCTTTTATATCGACTTCTTTTTTATTAATAAAAAATCTATGAGAGATTTCTTTATTTGATATGTTAGAATTTTTTGGAACTAAACAAATTCCGTCGTAGTCTGTTCCGTTTAAAAAAACATGAATGTAATCTTTACTCCATTCATCTGGAGTATAAGAAAAATCAAAACTTTCTAATACATCACAGTCGTCCCAAATTACCCAAAACATTTCAGTCATAGAAATGTTTTGTGCTTGTCGAAAATCCACTGCTACTTTTGCTATAGGAAAACGAGCTTTTATTTTTTTAAAGTTTTCATTTGAAAACTTTTGTTTAATGTAAATTATGTCATACATAAATCACCAATTGTAACGAGAATCTAGAAATATGCTAGCAAATTCCGGAAATGTGTCAATAAAGTTTGTGCCGCGACGCTGATCGTGTTGCAATACATATTTTACAAAATTTATTTTATTTATATGCATTTCGTTGGGTGAAATATTTGACCTATCTCGAAAAATATCTAAATTTCTTTCTGCTTTTGCTATTTCAAAATCGTAAAATCCTGCAAAGTTAGATACGTCGGAATTTTTTTTCATAAAGTCAATTCCTTCTTCAAGGTATGAAGAAAATTCTAACGGAAGCACATTCATGTTTTGCCATGCAGGATTTCTTAAAATAGGAATGTCAAACCAAATTCTTTGTCTGGGATGAATTTCGTAATCCGGATGAGTATAATACGGATCATATATTGGTATGAATTGTATGCCCTGCTTGTCTTTGCTAAATTCCGTTCTTAAATCGAGTATATATTGTAAGTAATCCTTAAATTTAGGAAAACTTAATGCATTAAATGTATTAATAAATGTAACTGTAGTATTCTTAGTTTCATTTAAAAATCTACTAACGTTTTCTTGCATATAAGAATAGTTTAAACCTGTACGAATATACTCCGCTTGGGTTCCTACCGAGTCAACACTTACAAATAATGCAAGATTTTTTAGTGCCATATTTACATACCAATGATTGTTAGCACCCGGGTTAAAGCGTTCTTTGTCTTCCCATATTTGTATTTCCTCGAGTTTCTTAATTTTTTCTATAAACTTGTCCATTAACTCAGGCTTTGGAGGAGAAAAATTACTAGTGATACTTAACTCTAACCAAGTGTTAGGATTTTCATATATGTAATCTAAAACTTTAAAAGTATTTGCATCCATAAGAGGCTCACCGCCTGTAATTCTAAACACTTCTAATTTTTTATATAACTCAGGCCACCATTTCCAAAAAGCAGATATATAAGGATTTTCCGATTGTTTTGATTTTAAAGGCATTAACCCTGCAGATGCAAGGGCATCTAAATTGTTATGCCCAACTTCATTATTGTTAATATCTAAAATTTTAAACTCGCCTAACTTTTTAACTTCGTCTTCCCACTCAGTGCTTAAATGCGGAGAACAATACATGCATTTTAAATTACATGCTTGATTAAAGTTAACTTCCATATATCTAGGATTTATGTTACTAGTGTCAAGAGAATCTATAATATCACTGCGAGAATTTTGTGCCCAATATTCTCCTGATCGATATATCCTGTCACTTCTATTTCCAGAATCTTCAATTTTCCAGCAATACGAGCATCCTGCCGGTCTTTCGCCTTTGAGCATTAAAGATCGTTCTGCTTTTTTTTCTTGTGTATTATGAAGAGCACTAGGATTTTTTTCTATTTCAGGAATACTTATTTTATGTAACGGCGGATGATAGCAGCTATGTGTTGTTCCATTGGTTAAGTGCATCGACACTTGTGCCCATTTAGCATAACACATTGTTTTACTTATTTTTTTAAGTTGATTTTCGGCTATATCTGCAGATTGGTTATAATCACTCATAGGTAATCCTTTTTTACAATTATAACTAATTTATTAAAAATGTCAAGCGTTAGGGTATTTTTCTTTAATAAAATTTGCTAGTTCTTCTGCTATTACTTTATATCCATCAACATTAGGATGAATACAATTGGTTAAATGTTTCTTTGGATAATCTAAATTGCTGTAATGGTTATAGTATTGCGGCTGCATTTCATCTGAAAGCCAGTTATCTTTTCTAACTAATAATTCTACAAATGTCTTATAATCTCTAAAATTGTGTATATAACATGACCAATCTACTTTATTTGCTAATTTGTCGCAATGCTCATATAAAAAGTCTTTGCCACGGTCATCAAATGCGTTTGCTAAAACAAATTTTAAATTGTTGGCTTTACAAAAAGTTTGCACTTCTAAAATATTACATAAAGTTTCGATTGCAGTTGCATCCTCGGCATAAACTTGTCTTGTGTATATATCCCATAATTTACTGTTGCCTAGGTGCGGCCACACTGTTTGAAAATTATAATGACCTGCATCTTTAGTATCACTTTTATAACAAATTTTAGTATTTTTCCAAGAATCTCTAAAAAAATCAAATCGTTCATACCCACTCATCATGAACACTACAATTCCGTTTTCAACTTTTGAAAAATCTATATTTGTAAGATACAGACTTCTTGCACTGCCTCTATTTCCTATGCCGCGTTGTCCGAGATTGTAAGGAATGTATTCTGACAAATAATCTCTACATAATACATTAACCCAACTATTTCTGTGTTCGTGTTCTATAAGATGATAACTTTTGTGCATTGGAAGATTAATTTTTCCATTGTATTCTTTCCAGATCTCTTCTGGATAACCGCCTTCGCCTTGTGTCCAACTACATCCTAAGCCAAATAAAACATTCATTATCTAAAATCCTCGTATTTGTCATCACGTACAGTATCTAATGTAACACAGTGTGGGCCACCGCTTAATGTTCTTGCATGTCGCATTTGTACTGGCATTACATCAAAACCACGTGACTCTAATTGTTTGATTAAAGGAATTTGATTTTTTTCAACTGCAACTAAATTTTCGCTAATACTTAGCACATTCATACTTAACCAAGGACTTGCAGGAGCCCAGTGATCTATAAATGGTGTAGGAATTGGATCTTCTGCCCAAATTTTATCCCAAGATTTAAAATAGGCAGGAATGTTATTATTGTTAACTCTGCTCGGATTTAACAATACCTTTCCTGGAGCCAAAGGTAATATTGTTGTATCGACATGAACATAAGCATATATGTTATCCATAATATGTACATTATATTTTTCACCCAATGTTGATTGTAACCATTGAGATCCTAATTTATTACCAGAATTTGAAACAAGATAAAAAATGTCTCGACCGCATTTAATAACGTTGGCTGCGTCGAACGCAATTTCGTATTCGGTTAAAGTAGGTTTAGACAAATCTGATCTGTCATAAAGGTCATCTAACAGTTCAGGTTTTGGAGCAGATATCCATCTGCTACCTTTAGAAAAGTATTCCTTAAAAAGTTTTCTATAACCTAAGGTTTCAAAGTATCTAGATCTTAACGGCATCGGAGTTTCTATTAGCATATCTCCAATTACTAAAACACTATCTCTAGGACAATACATGTAGTATCCATCAGACGTCCAGTCCGGTGTTGCACATAGCAACCCTAAGTTTTTTATTTCAGGACGATGAACTGTAACATTAACAGATTCTAATTGTTTTTGAAATGCATCTAAATCTTCTACAGTTTCGTCTATAACTTGTTCAGGGTATTTTCCTGCTGGCAATCCGGAAACTGTATCGTAATTTGCATAGTCAACACAATGAATGTCATGTTTTTTTGTTTTAGGTATTTGTGCATTTTCTGCCCGACCTAATATTACTTCTTTTAGAGTTCCCCATTCTGTGTTCGAGTTAACTTTCATATATTCTGTAAGGCCAAAAGACCTTTTGCTCCTTTAAATCTTTATAGGTTAAGTTACTGCCGGTATCTGGATTTTCATCAGGTAGATTTTCTAAAAGTAATAATCCCGAAGCTGCTTCTTCCGGAGTCATGTACATGTGATAACCAATACATTCATAATCGTCCTCGTCGTGCTTAACGTATTTGTGACGACCATCGTAAATCATTGGTCTGCACCAATTTATAAAATCATAATCGTCGGTTAAAATGACACCACCTTTTCCTATTTTAAGAGTTTTTCTATGATGGAAACTAACACAGTAATAAGAACCTTTTACATACATGCCTCTTTTAAACCTAGTAGCACCATCTATAATAGGGGTAGGTTCTAAGTAATATTCTCCACTCCATTCTTTTTCAACAAATTTAATCCTATTTCCTGCATGTATTATTTGCATAGGTGTACTTGCGTAAGTATGCGAAGGTATGCTAATTATTTGATTTTTTATGCCTAAGTATTTCATACAAAGAAACATAGCATTTGAACAACTGTCAACACAAACAGCGTATTTTGATCCTGCATATTCTGCTAATTTGTTTTCAAAAAGTGTTACTGCATCCCAAGGATCGTTAATTTCATATCCTTTATTTTTCAGTTGGGATATCATAAGGTTCCCCTGTTTCTTCGTCAAACCAATAAAGGCTTCTATGAGGCAAGTCTTTTGAATCGTATGCTGCATTGCTTACATAAAAGAAAAGTCTAAATGCATTTCTTGTTATTCCTTCAGGGCATGTTAACGGATCTGGAAATCCATGAAATCCTTTTTTATGGTGTCTCCATAATACTGCTCTGTTGAATAGCGGAGGTACTCTTTGTATTATATTTTTATTTTGAAAATCATTAAACTGTAAGTGGCCGCCCCACTCATCTTTCCAGTCACTATTTAAATATATAATAAACGAAAGCATACGATGAACTTTCATTGTATCGTTCCAATTAAAGTCAGTATGTATTTTTAACGACGACCCGGTTTTAATTTTGCTATATCCGGCTCCAACTAAGTAAGGGTCCGGAATTAAATCTTTAATCCCAGTTATTTCTGTAAGCCATTTCATAAATTGTTGACTATGAAACTGATTTACAAAATTTTCTGCTACAGGTGCAACATCCATGTTTATACATTCTTTCATGCTGCTACCGCGTCTAGTAAATTCTGTCCAATAATAATCTGGAATATTATTGCATTCTTTTTCTAAATCGTAGGCTAACTCTAGTGGAAGAAAGTCGTCAAGCACAATCATAGGAAATGGAGGAGTGCCTACAAATGTGTCATTTAATTTTTTAGTATTGTTAAATTTTGTTCTAACGTGATCGATTAATTTCATCTTAGTACTTTCTTTAATATGCGTTGTTAAACCAATGGTCAGGTGGATTATTTAATAATAAATTATCAAAATCTTTATTAAATTTTTTGTATGTTATACCCGACTTTATATTAGCTAGTCTATTCATAACAACATTATAATTATGAGTTGTTTCAGGAATAGTTTTGTAAATAATTTTTTTAAATTCGTTGTCGGACATTCTGTTAAGATGATCTACTTGGTTATGAATATGATAAATTCTTTCCCACGCTGTATTTAGTGTATCGTATGATTCATCAAAAACATTAGAAAATGTCTTAAACCCATGTTGACGTGTACGAGATAAATGATTTTCTGTTGCATATACAAAAAATGGATGTCTATACATCATAGATTTATAAGTTTTTTCTGTACATTGAAAATGAGATGAGATGTCATAGTTGTTTGTTTCTACTAATAAACTCATAGCAGAATTTATAAATGCATCTTGAAGTGTATTAGAAATAAATTGTTGCCCTGGCGGTATTTCTTTAGACTCATTTTCTAAGAGACACGGCATAGATCTTACAATTTCTGTTTTTTCGTCGTTCCAGTATTCGTTTAATTCATTTCCCCAGATAGGATTTTTTGCAGATATATCAGCTATGCTATTTTTAAAAATAGTATCAATTTCTTCTAAAGAATAGTATTGGCGAGGTTCTATTCTATTATCAGCATATATATTTTTAACATTAAAAAATGAATAATAAGAATTGTTTAATATTCCTCGGCGTCGTAAATCAACAAATGATACAAGTCTTGTGTTATGCCAATTTCTACTTAAAAATAGAAAACGTTTTTTAAATTTTTTAGTTAAAAATTCATGTAATACAATTAGTAAAGGTCCCGGTACTATAGCAAAATTTATGTTTGTTTTTATTATACTTTTTATTAAATCTACATCATGCTCAGAATGAGCCATTACTAGTATCTTTTCTTCAGAAATTTGATTTATTTCTATCCATTTTTTTAATTTTTCAATAGTGTAAATTGACGTGCCATCAGAGAAATTTACTAAAAATAATGCATTTAATTTTTTAAATCTTTCGTCATTAAACAACGAATCATTGGCTACTTTATGTTCTTCTAAATAAACAACCTTTTTTAAAGAACTCGAATCTTTAACAAATTTTTTAAAATCGTATATTATTTCTACTTTTTCCATGTCAAAGTGTCGCTGAAACGGAGGAGTTGCCTCCGAAGCTAACACTGTATAGAATAAGTATTCTTTCATTTTCTTGTATTTCCATAATGTATTGTATAATAATTATTGCACGGTGCAATATGTCTCCATGGATCTATCACTGTGCAACCTTCGGGCCACAATATGTTTTCAACCCATTCTTCCCAATACCCGATTAAATAAACATCTGCGATAGGAAAAATAGTATCTCCTGTGTTTGGATCATAATACTGCACTGTACCACCGTGCTTTTCAATATAATGTCCTGTTAACATACTCGACGAGCCTATAGTATAAGAAACTCCCGGTTTATAAGCTTTGCCTACAATGCATACATTGTTTCCAACAGTTAAACAACGTTTAGCTATATTTTCTGCTTGAATCTCTCTTGCTGTCATAATAGAATCAAAAAGATCATAACCTAAATCAAGTTTTTCAGCAAGATATCTAAGAGCAATGTTGTCTCTAGGATGACAAGCACCTCCGTCGCCCATTCCTGCTTTCATATATCCAGGGCCCATAATCCTGCGTGTTGACTTTGTTAATGCATCTGTGACTATATCTACATTGATGTTACCGTTGCGTTCAGCAACATCCTGTATCATATTAACTAACCCTAATTTTGCAGAAATAAAAGTATTATAAAAAATCTTAATACTTTCTGCTTCATCCCATGTTCCTACTTCATATCTAGGATTATTTTCCATTATAGGTTTATAAAATTCAATTAATTCTTGTGCGTCAGTTGTTAGACTGCCATCTTTGGTACCGATAATAACCATTTCAGGATTTATCATATCCCATTTTACAGTACCCATTGCTATTAAATACGGATTATATATAAATCTTGCATTGTTTATTAAATCTATAAAATGCGTTCTAACAGTTCCTGGTAAAACTGTGCTTATTAACACTACTAGTTGAGATTTGTTAACATATCTATTAACTTCTGTTAATACTTCTTTAACTATAGTATAGTCAAAGTCTTTATTAGGTAAATGACTAGTCGGAGTTTCGCCGCCGTATTCAGATTCATGCGGGGTAGGAACAGCAATAAAAATTATATCACGATCTGCAACTGCTTCTTTAATAGTCGATGCCATATTGAAATTTTTAGGAGATCTTGTTTCAATGTCATATCCTATTACATTGTAAAATTCGGCTATTACTTCGGCACAATCTTGTCCGAGCTTGCCACATCCTATCATTGCTACGTTCTTCATTTTTGTTCCTCGTTTATGTTAGTGTTTAAAATACAAAAATACTTGTTTAATCTTCCGTGATCAGTAAGTGGTGCCGGTTGAATTTTTTTGAGACAGTTTTTTATTTCACTAGGTATAAAACTTCTATCGTTAATTATTTTTAGAAAATTTCGATAATTAAATTCTATTTTTGGTTTTAACAAATCATATACTTCTCTGAAGTTAGTTATTTTACTAACTGTTTCTATATTTTTTACATATAAATGAGCACGCTCATCTATATCAGCTACATCATCGAAGGTATAATCTATTATTTCGTCGTACAAAACAAATCCTAACTTTTGTAAATACTTATTAAAATGCATCGACGAAAGTGTTACAAACGGTTTTTCTAAAATAATAGGCGTTATAGTTTTTTCACTAATCATTATTGTTTCATGTGAGCATTCTGTAACAAAATCAAATAAACTTTCGTGGTACTGATGCGGAAGTAAAAACGAGTCAAGTTTTGTATCAAAATCGTCATCAATTTTTTTAACAGTATTATCAAAATATTTAAATTCAAAATTAGAATTTTCTTTTAAAAAGTTATGCCAAGTTACAATTCCTTTATCAAATAAATTATATTTCGAAATGTAATCTATTGTATAGCATCGATGTAAGTGCCCACGATTATTAAAACACACAAACGGATACAAAAAATTCTTATTGTTTTTTAATTCTTTTATATTACGAGGTTTTAATACTGATAAAGTATAATTAAACCAATATGTAGGATAATGTTTTAATTTAAAATTTTTAATGCCAAAACTATTTACTAGATCTGTAAGATATTTGGATTCAGGTGCACCTGTAATCCAAATAACACTAACATTATAGGAATTTACTACGTCAACAAATTCTTTAGTAACCCAAGGGTGCCATTCGTTTTCTCCATAGATCGTAACTAATTCAGGTTTTGTATTTTTAATACTTTGAATTAAATTGTCATAGTTAAAGTTATGCCACAAGTCTGCTTCGAGCTCGTAAACTTTGTGTTTATAGTGATCTATATTAATATTATAAATTTTAAACTTAGAAAAAAACTCTAAAAGTTCTCTGTTATATTCGCTTACTTGAGTTTGTTTTTTAAGATTAATATTAACAAATGTTTTTACAATCTTAGGAACATAGTTGTCTGATTTTGTTATATCCAATGCTAGACTTTTATTGTAATCAATTTTCTCTTTTATTTTATTATATAAGTCATTCAAGTTATTTTTTTGATCAATAACGTTAGTTACATTTACCATTAACTTTTGTATGCGTTTTTCAACATCGGGTTCTGAATCGAACGAATAATCAAAAATTTCGTCATATAGTTTAAATCCTAGATCTTCAAGATTTTTATGATAGTACTGAGACCCAAGAGTTAATGTAGGTAATCCACATAAGATAGGATTAGCAGTTTTTTCAGACAAAAGAAATGTATCAGTAGTAGTTTCTGTTGGAATATGCAAAAAAGATTCCAAAAAAGTTTTATTAAAATGATAACTAGAAAAATGATTTTCAAACCCGTCTCCGGATAGTAATATCTCCCCTGTATAATATTTCCAATTTTCTTTTAACTCGTTATTAGGAATTTGCTGGTACGATACTATGCCTTTATCAAGATAGTTATTTTTTGCTAATTCATCTATCCATTGTGTTCTATGAAGTCGAGTACGACCATTAAACGTTAAAAAAGGATTTACAAAATTAAATTTGTAATTTTCAATATTATTAAAAAGATCATTATTTTTTTCAAGTTCTTTAGCAGTTTTTAAAAACCAAAACGTCGGCCATGTAATAACTTTTTTTATTAAATCCTTATTAATTCCGGTCTTAAGTACATTAGAAAAAAGCCATTTTTTGTCTTTTACACAAACTACAACAGTTATTGTAATTAAATTTTCATTGATATAATCAACTATTTTTTTTGTTAGATTTAATTCATATTCGTGCATATAAAAAAAATTTATATGTTTTAAATTTTTTATTTTTATATAGTTGTATAATTCGTCATCGACAAATTCCCATGCATAAATTGTATTATCGATCATTTACTTTTGTTATCCACGATTTTCCAAAATTTCGCCGTCTAGCAAAAAATATTTGTTCACAAAACTTTTGTAGACTAATATCTTTATCCTCAGGAAAATCAAATTTGTATCTTACTTTATTTTTTAAAATTTCGTTAGATTGTATGTATCCTATAAAGTCAAAGTCAAAATTTAAAATCTTTGGATAGTGTGTTGTTTGAGAATAGTCAATAATATAATTTCTTTGCAATTGTATTAATTGATCCGAGAGTTCTTTATCTAAGTCGAAATTTTCTTTTAAAAATTTATCTATTAAATCAAATACATGTTGACTTTTATTTTCGCTATGAATATTAATTATGGTACTGTGAATCAAATTCCAACCATGTATTTCAATTCCTTGAATAGGAACATGATTTATTAAACCGTAATCTGACCAATTTTTATAATGTTTTCTAATTCTATTAATTTCAGAATTAAGCCAAGGATCTTGTTTTATATAATCAAAAAGCTTTTCATAAAAATCTTCGTACAAAACATTTGAATGCTTATAAAGAAATCTGCTAATATAATTAGTTATACCGTTGATGTGAAAGGTATTCATAAACCAACTAAAAACTTGAGCATCTAGCATTGTTTCTATTGGTAAATCTTTAGTAGAAATTACAACTTCTACTCCTTCTTTTAATTCATTTTCATTATATGTTCCAACAAGATAATCGTAAACAATTCTACCTTTTAAATTGTACTCTTCTCTTTGTACCAGATTCATTTCAGCATTTTCAAGAAGCTGTGCTTGATAGATTGTTATTCCTGTGTGATTTCCTGCTCTATATAGTTTATAAAAGTTGTCTTTCCAAGATTTTAGTGTTTCGCCAGGTAGGCCTAGAATTAATTCTGTGTACAGAGGAATGTTGCTTTCTTCGCAAAGTTCAAAAACTTCTTCAATTTTGTTTGTATCGAGATTTTTTCTTTTTATGATTTCAAGAACATTTTCATCCATAGTTTGTACACTTAGATTTAACCCTATCTTAGCACCGCCATCATAGATTAATTTTTTAACAATATCAACTATTTCTTTTTTTTGATTTTTTGCCCAGCTTATTGTATAAGCTTTTGGATTATTATAGGTTTTTTGAACTTCTATTAATTTGTCGGCTATTAACGAATCTCTGTCTGGAAATATTCCAAAATTGGCATCGGTTATACTAACAAAATCGCATCGATTTTCGCCGATCCATTCGAGCTCCTTGTAAACCCTTTCAAGGTCAAACTTTTTAACTTTGTTGTATGTTAAACTACCCCAGTCACAGAATGTACAAGCATACGGACAGCCTCTATTAGTTTCTAAAGTTGCGTTCCATGTTATCTCAGGATACTTTTTCATTAAGTTGTCAAATATCCCAATTAAATAAGGACTAGGAATTTCGTCTAATTCATTTATTCTTAAACTCGGCCCTGTGTCAATTGTTTTATTATCAACATTAACTAAGAGTCCTGGTATTTTTAATATTTCTTCTTTGCTGCTAGCTTCTAACAACTTCTTAAAAGATATTTCGCCTTCTTGTTTAAAACAAACGTCAATATAAGGATAAATTTCAAAAAAATTAGGATTTTCAATTGACGGTTCAGGCCCGCCGAACAATATCATTATATCAGGATTTATTTTTTTTAGTTCTCTTGCTAAAACATTATTATAGCTTTTATTCCATATATAAGTGCTAAATCCTACTATAGAAGAATCTTTTAACTGTTCAACTGCTTCTTCTATAGGGTCTCTTCTCCAAATAAAGTCACCCAAGTAATAATTATTTTTTATACTTTCAAATTGTTGTGCATATGCCCATACAACCGCAGGACTGTATGGAAGATAATATGCATTAAATTCCTTAGGACCTTGCTGAAAGTTCGGGCTTACAAAACTTACTTTTTTCATCGTTGTTTATATTTTCCTGAAAATATTTCTTCTACAGTATTAAACAATCTTTTGTGAGATTCATATACATAATCATGTTGCATATAATTTAGTTGATTTTGTTTTACCATTTTTAATGATTCTCTAATAAAAGACTCTTTGTGTTTTCTACTTGTATTTACCCACTTGGTCAACGACTCATGTGCTGCATAAAATCTATCAACTGGACTTTGAATATCATCATACGATTGATCTAACCCAGGAAAGTCTGTTTGATAGCCCATACTTCTTAATTCTTTTAAAATATTGTATTGTCCTAGAATTATAAACGGATGACCGGCAACAATCGGTTTAAATGTTTTTTCAGTAATAAACATTCCCGGTTGTTGAAATGCTGTTTCTGTTACAAAACTTAATAAACTATTTTTATAAATAGAATGATTAAAAATTGTTTCGTTGTTAAAGTCTGGATTTTCTACTGTAAAATCTTTGTCAACAATTAACGGTAAGTTTTTTGTTAACGTATTTTTATATTGATCATCATCTATATTTAACACTGTACTCGGAGGTACTTGAGTACTATTAGGATCATTACGATAATTACCGCTTACTAATCCATGTTGTGCAAGATTTTTTGTAATCAAATAATACAAATGATCAATTCTATGATTTCTAGCTGTTCTATTTAAACTATTAAAGTCTTTTGAGTCCGATGACTTTAAAGCATCAAGTATCAATGGTTGCTTTGGAATGCGATCTTGAAAATAGAAAAATCCTGTTAAAAAGTATACATGTGCAACACTTTGTTTCTGTCTATTATTAATACACCATTGCTCGTATTGACTTGAGAACCATGAATTATTGTCTACTAATATCACGCTGTATCTAGGAAGATGTAAATTTTTTATTGCCTCATGAAGTTCAAAAAATCCATCAACTAATCCGTTAATTGTTTCTCTAATTAAAGGAAACCCTTCTGACTGATTGTCAATGACTATAAGAACTTTTCCTTTTCTAGCTGCCTGAATAACGTCTAAAGGTATTTCATATAATACATGTCTAGGAGGACCGTAGCGTTCTTTTCCAGACCAAGTTTCAGCATAACATCTTACACTAACAAGATATATACCCGGATTATCGTATTCATTTGTTTCTGCAATTTCAAAACCTGCTTGCTTAAAAGAATGAAATGCGTTAGTATTGTCAAACGTAAGAGGGTGCGGTCCATCTGATAATTCATGCAAGTTGCTATGATTTAGGTCGTCGACATAGAATCTCATTATTTACTTTTTTCTATTTGTTCAAGTATCCACTTGTAAGTTTTTAACAATCCGTTTTCTAAATTATCCGGAGGAGACCAATTTAGTTGTTCTTTGATTAACTGATTATGACTTGTTCTTCCTGCTACTCCTATAGGACCGTCAACGTTTTTTATTTGTATATTTTTGTTTGTTAGTCTTCCTACTAGCATTGCTAACTCGTTAATGGAAATCATTCTTTCGCTACCTAAGTTTAAAGGAAGACTGTAATCTCCGTCTACAATTTTTTTAATTCCAACAATACATTCATCTATATACAAATAACTACGAGTTTGTGTTCCTGGGCCCCATACTTCGATCTCTCCTGTTTCTGTTTCAGCAACTTTTCTACATATTGCAGCAGGAGACTTTTCTTTGCCACCAGTCCAAGAACTTTCTGGACCAAAGACATTATGAAATCTTGCTATTCGAACACGTATTCCATAGTTTTTAGCAAATGACAAAAACAAACGCTCACTAAACAACTTTTCCCAGCCGTATTCGGAATCAGGATTTGCAGGATATGCACTGTCTTCACTTAAAAGAGGATTGGACGGATCTGCTTGATTATGTTCAGGATACATGCAGGCACTGCTAGAATAAAAAATTCTGTTAACTCCCTTTTCTACCATTTCTCTAAGTATATTAAGATTAATTATAGAACTATTATACATAATATTTGCATCGTTGTCGCCTGTAAATATGTATCCAGCACCACCCATATCGGCTGCAAGTTGATAAATTTCATATAAATCGCTTGTAACTATCTTACTTACATGTTCTTGATTTCTTAAATCAGCTATATGAAATTCGTCGGCAGTTGTTTGAGAAAATTCAGGATATCTTAAATCTACTCCTATTACATAAAAACCTTGACTTTTTAAATCATTGACTAAGTGTACACCGATAAACCCGCCTGCACCGCAGACTAAAACTTTTTTCATATATTTGCACCGTACTTTTCTACAAAGTTATTTAATTCAATAGGTTTTAAATTTGCAAGATTTTTGAAATTATATTCTCTTATTTCTTTCGTTCTTGCATAAAATGTGTGTAATTCCATAGGACTCCATTTTGAAATAGTTCTACAGAGCGAAATTATCTTTTTCATTCTTTTTTTAGGGTCTGATTCATTATCGTAGCCTTCATCCCAGAAATCCGAAAACGTTTGAAATCCTAATTTTCTTAAAGATTCTAAAGTTTTTGCTGGACCAACAATAATAAAAGGTTGTTTAAAAATTATAGGTTTAATAGTTTTTTCAGTCATATGTATGATGTTATTCTCAAAGTTAGTTTCAGAAACTATACTTATATAAGTTTTATCATACCAACTTATTGTGTCCTCAAGTCGATCTTCCATAGGAAATCTTGAAAAGTCGTGAGTATCTAAAACATAGGGCAACGAATCGTACACTTGGTATAACTCGTCAATCTTTAATCTTATATCGTATTCTGCTACTGCCCGTTGTGCGTCGTGAATCCAATGTTCCACTGGAACATCTCTTGAAAAACTCATATGTGTACGTTTTAGCAAATCATGCTCAAAAAACTTTAATAATAAAATGTATCTATGCAATCTGTGACGTCTATTGAAATTTAGAAATAATTTTTCTTTTTTAACATTTGCATCTGTTCTCTTTGAGAATACAGGATCTTTGCATACCACACGTTGCTGCAAGACATATAATCCTGCATATTCACAGTTTATTCTTTCTTCGATACAATATTTATTGCAATATTTTTCATAAATTTCTTGTGAATTTGCACAATTATTTAAGTATATTACTTTATTCAAAGGTATTTGATTTTCTTTAAAATAATCATGTATACTTTTAAAAGTTGCATTATCAACAAAGCTTTCATATTTGTTAGAAAGTAAAATAAAACCATTCCTATTTCTTACAGCATCTAAAACAGTTTGGCTTACAGGAGTTGTTTGAAAAACACCCAAGTGACTGTTTAATGTAATTTCTGTAAAAAACTTTCTAGGAGAAAGTAATATTTCATACATAAATGGAGTGTCTCCAAGACTTTCAACGTCGTACGAAGGAACAAATCTACATTTAACATAATCTTTTATTAACATCGAAATCGGATCTTGCTCATCTGTTACAGAATTGCTGTCCCATCTTAAATACGGCAATCGTTTTATTAAATCATACAGGTCCGGTACCTTGTAGTTATTCAACGGACCTTCTGGTCCTATCCAGTCATATACAAAAACCAGTTCTTTATTCATAGTCATTCCTACAGTCAAGTGCTTTTTTAAAATTTAATAATTTTTGATTTGTTGAAAGTCTTTTTTCTAACATAATTAAATTAATCTGTGTTTGAAAGTCAAAATTTGTCATTACTTCGTCGACATATTCTTCCATTTTTACAATATTTAAATCTAATATTTTTAAAGATACTATTTCTTTAATATACATTAGTGTGTAATTTGTTAATGGGTGATCGTCGTGATAGTGTTGCATTTTTTTATCATTGTCTACATAGTAACAATTTTTTATTGGCATTTTTTTACTACGAAAAAAAACCGTCATTGTTTTACTATCAATAAAATGATTTTTATATAATGAGAGCTTTTTAATTAACGAATTATAAAAATAAGAAAGAGTTGTATCTATAAACAATTTTGAAATTTCGTTAGAATAAACCATACTATCAGGAGACATAAACATAAAATACCATTTACAACCTGTATTTTCTAATAAATTTATTAAATTAACCATATACGTTAGTGTTTTTATTATTGAAGTTTTATCTGAAATTAAAAAATCTAATTTAGCTTTTGTTAACTGTTCAGATGTTAAACTTCCTAAACACACCCAATCTCCATTTTCATTGATGTAATCAGTTCTGTTTGGTTCTGTCCACTGTATTATTACCGTATCAGTATTTTTTACTTTATTACTGAGTAATACGTTGGTTGCTTTGTGAAATATATAAAAATTTCCACATCCTGGATTTCCATAATTTTTTGTCACATTGTAACTTTGTGCCACAATGTCTGGCCACATCGGCCACGAATATTGAGCAAAACTGCATCCAAACGTATATAGGTTACCCTGCATTGGTAGTAGTATCCTTACATAGATTATAAAAATTTTCCATTTCAGGAAATGTTTCTAAAAAGTTTACATTTCTTCTTCTATCGTACTCTTTAAACCAGTTATAAAAGTCTTTTCTACCTTCGACAATTTTATTTTCTTCGTATGCTACCGATGCAAAATAGTTTCTAACACGACGAAATCTTTCATATTCTAAATCAGAGAATTTAGTAGTATCTTTTTCGTCTGTATTGTCTTCTATAAATTTTAATATTTTATCAAAATAAGGAAGAAATTCTTCCTTAGGAAGAATATGCATATCATATTGCAACGGTTCTTTTAAATACGGAGTATCAAACCTAATTCTTCTTCTCGACGGATGATGATATTGTTTACGCCATTCTAGTATTTTTTCTAAAAACAAAGTAAAACTAGTAACACTTAAAATATTAAAGGTACACATGAAAGTAATATCTGCACCAGTAACGTCTAAGTAGTTTTTCATATTTGATTCCCACAAATCGACATCTAATCCGGTTCTCATATACTCAGCACGTTTTCCAAAAGAATCTATACTTGAATAAAGTTTAAACTTTTTTATGGAGTTTGTTTCTAATAGCTCGTTAACACTGGTTGATAACTTTGTTACTAATCTCGGACTTATACCCAAGTTACTATTTAAATTAAGTTCAAGGTGAGGACGGGGATCTTTTTTCAATCTCTCAAATAAATTCCATGTGCTTTTATGCATCAACGGTTCGCCACCTGTAATTCTTAAAATATTTAGAGTTTTTGAAAGCTCAGGCCACCATTCCCACCATGCTTTAATGTAAGGATTGTTATCTTCTTCCATTGGCTTAAACCAGTCAATGTCTAGTGCATGGTTGTTAACACCTTCGACTTTTCCAAACTTTTTAATTTCAGCATGATAAGAACTACTTGCCATTGGGTGGCAATATCCACATTTAAAATTGCATTCATTTGAAAATGCAACTTCAACATATTCAGGATTAACGTTAAAATCCCACGGCTTTGTTAGAATTTCTTCAACTCTCTCAGGCTTATAAATTGATTGGTTTCTAATCATTCTATCTGAGATGTGATCGTTACCAAGAGATTCTACATTCCAACAGTATTTACAGCCTTCAGGTTTTTCACCAATAAGCATCTTTGCACGTTCTTTTTTCTTTGTTAGAGTGTTGTGCAAAGCACTAGGATTATTTTTTATTTCCGACAAAGAAATAGCGTGAGGAGCAGGATGATAACAACTGTGGGTATCACCTGTGTGCAAGTATATTGTTGTATGATGCCATTTAGCTAAACAAAACGTTGGACTTATTTTGTCCATTTCTGTATTTTGTTGCTTGATTAAGTCTGTTTCTGAAGTCATTGTTCTCTATCTATAAATTGTTGATCGAATGTCCTTGCAGGATTTTGATATACTGTTTTAAAAAACTTACTTTGTTCTGCTTCTAGTGGATAAGCCGCAATAGGTAAATCCAACACCGGAATAAGTGCATCAGCTAAGTCCTCGCATTTACGGATAATGTTTTCTTCATTGACATTTTTAGTAACAGTATTGTTCCAGTAATCATTAAGCCAGTCAAAGTCTCTAACATTTACATAATCCCAATCGGATAACATTGTCTTATGTAATCCTTCTCGAGCACCGTAAATAGCCCACATACCGTTTTCTACATCAGCACCTATCATTAACCAAATATAAAGTCTGTGTAAATTTTTCCAATGGTTCTTTTTAAAATCTTCTATCGATGGCTTAATGCCGCGGTCGAGCGACATTTTAACGCCTTCGCGAAAACCTGCACGCCATGCTTGTTGTGGAGTTGCGTTATTAAAAATTTCACTGTAACAGCTATTCATTTGAATGTATTCTACATCCCAACAAAAATCTACTTGTGCGTGAGGGTTGTTTGGGTCTGCATTTTCATGAGTTTTCATGTTAAGAACGTATTCTTTTGGCCAGCATTTAAGGCCGCCGTTTCCGTACATAAGACCATTAATAGTATTTCGAGCAGTCCAACTAATAACGCACTTTTCTAAATCTTTATTTTCATCAAAGTCAAACTCCTTTGTTAAAAACTCCGATTTAATAGTGTTGTCGCCGTCAACGGTGATAAATCTATCCGTTTCAGAGAGTTTAGCACATGCCTTATGTGCTGCATCTGAGCCTTTGACTCCGTGAACACGTTTTGCCCATGGAATTTTTTTGCACAAGTCTGCATAATTTTTTTCTGCATTAGGTTCATCATAACTTAAGTATATAATGTCGTAATCAAGAACTCTAAATTTATTTCCCATTAATAACCTCGTGATAATATGTTTCAAGTCGTTTAATAGTATATACACTTAATAATCCAACAGTGTGTTCTATTTGATTTTCAAATAAAATTTCATAGTCATTGTAAATTAAATCTGTTAAATTAACAATAATGCATCTTTCCAATTGATGCGGATCATTAAATCTAGTAATGCTAAACATTAAGGGTCTGTCTAAAGATACTTTTTTTGTTTTTAAGTTTTCTTTTATAGACTCATCTAGTTTAAAAACCCATTTTTTATTTTCAATGTCTTGTACTATAGTTAAGTCTGGCCTAGAACTACTCTTATATTCTGGTATTTTATGTACCTGTGTATTAATATCAAAGACAACTTCTTCGTTGTTAAATCTATGCTTTAATATATAGTTCTTTTTTATTGTATCAAAGATTACTTGATAAGTGTGAAACTGTTCCTGACCTGTGATTAAATTATAAACTTCGTCAACGTCTACCTCAATATACAATCCTTCGCTGTCGTTAGAATTTCCTACTGAGAGTAAATTTCCCAAATCGTCAAAATAAACAAATTTTTTGTTTGAAACATATAGATTATCTGTGTTCACGCTATATTCCTAAAAACTTTTCGTATATAGATATTATTTCGTCCGAAGCAAAATCTTTTTCTGTATAATGAAATATACCCGATTGCTTGTAATTACCAATTTTTAAGTTTAAATTTTTATCTAAATACACGCCAACTTTGTCTTGCCATCGGTCAGTCTGAATTAATTTCCAATCTTGACACCTAGCTTTCATGTGAACGAAGTACGGATAACTAGTATTCGGACTAGCTATTTTATTTTCGCAATTCAAAATCTTTGTTACAATTGCTGCACTTAAATCAACACTAGGAAATTTTTGAAAATATTTTCCGCCGGCGTATTGTCCATAAAATAATTCCCAATTGTTCATCACTAATTCTAACCACTTGTAAAAGTTATGTGCTTCGTCACTTTTTTCAAAATAGTTAAATGCACTATACAAGTTTGGCAAATTATGATTTATAAAGGCTTTACGATAATAAGGACTGGTAATTTCGTCGCCGCGATAAGTGATAACTTTTTTTGTAAAAAATACATTGTATCCTTTTAAAAAGTCCCACCAATGACTTATGTTTTCTAATACTAATACATCAGAATCAAGAACTATTGTGCGAGAATATGGAGTAGCATGATATATTTTCCATCTATTTTCTATTTTCCAGCTTGATGATTGTGCAGTATCTTCCCAAGGAATATTAACTATGTCATCAAAAACAGACTTTGTTTTAGTATCAATGCTATCGTTAGTAATTAAGCAGATTTTGCTATCTGGATTTGTTGATCGTATGCTTAATGCTGCTAAGTATGCCTGTTTAACATAATTATGCTCACTGTTTTGTGCTAAAATAGTAAAATTAAGACTCATTGTCGATAATCCTATTTAAGTTTATCTTATTCATTATGTGTACATTACTTTGTTTAATCTTAACAGGAAAATAATTAGTCGAACTTTTATTGTTTTCGACTAAAAATAAAAACTCCTCGTCTTTAATTTCAAGAATCAAATCTCTGTCAAGTGTATAATACATAGTGCCTGGTAAACTTTTTACAAAGTTTCCTGATTTATATCCATTCATAACATGTACAGCTATACTAAATGCATAGTCATTCCTAAACGTAGCATAAGGCAACTGATAAATGTTTTTGTAATGATACCAATTTTCTTGTATGTGCTGAATTAAATTAAAAAATATTTTATTTTTTTCTGTTTTTCTAAAAAAAACTACAGTTGCCCAATAAAAGTTAGGGCCTGTTTCACTAATTTTAGAAAATTCACTAACATCTCTCCATCCTGACAATTCAACTGCGTCTTTGTACATCATTAAATCGTGAGGTTGATTGAAACAGTTTAGTAAGTCTGCGTTAGAAATTATAAAATCTGTATCAAGTAAAATAGTTTCGTCGTACGGAGACAGATCATATGCACGACTTCTAGAATCATTTTTATACTCTAAATTTTTTCTTACATAAATCCCGTCATTGTATTTTTTATATTGAATCGTTTTTTCGTTTTTTATTTCGATAACTTGATCAAAGATTGTTTTGTAATTGCTAAACGATTTTTTTAAATACGCTGCATTGTCTGTAATAATGCTAACAGGTAAATTTAAATATTTTTTAATACGATTTGCAGCATAAACCGCTTGTTTTGTATAATCTACTTCGCTATTATTTCTTGCTATTAATAATGCTCCGCTAGTCATAAATCAATAATACCTTCAATACTTCTATTGCTTCGTAACTTATTGTATGCAACTAGATAAGTATTGGCAGCTTTCCAGTAAACATTAACAATATCGCTTGTAAACTTTTCAAGATCTTCGACCTCGATAGGAATGTCGTTGTCATCTATCAAAATAGTGTTGTTTTGATTCAATTGTTTCAAACTTTGACAAAAGCTTAACAATTGTTGAGTTACTGTAAACCTACCGCCACTAAAATAAAATATAATATTGTCTTGATACTGTTCTTTTAAAATTCTTTTTTGATTTTCAAGAGTAATCATGTAATTACTAAAATCAAGTGCTTTTTCTAAACGTTCATCCATAGAAAACTCCTATTGTATCTTTTAATGATACAATATTTTTTTAAAAAAGTCAATGTAAATTTATGCTGGTGGGCTAGCATTATCCGCTGTCATAGCAACTGCTGTTGCAATTGTCGGTGCAGCTATGCTAACTGCTGTATATGTGACAGTATTGTATACAAAAGAACTATCGGGTTGAAATGTATTAACGCTACTAGTAACCGTACCGTTGACTGATTCGTCTACCGATACTCCAGTGTTGTCGTCGTTTAACGAGATTCTAAAGCGTAACACTGTGCTACTAACTGTTCTGCCTTCTATAATATAATCGTTACTTGCATATAACCCAGAACCGGCTTTAATAAATAGTTGACGGTATGAAGATGTTAAGCTATCGTATCCACTTCCGCCCGAGCCAGACGGAGTTGGTGTACCCGAACTTGCTGTTAATGCATATTTTCCAAATCTTACTGTTCCCATAGCTGACAACAAAGATGCCCAATCAGTAGACTTCGAACCCGAACCTCCGGTAAGTGTACTAGAAAATCTTATTTCTCCGCCAGCATTAAAAAAACAGTTCATTACGGTTGAACTTGAAAAAGTTACAGTAATTACATGATAGATTGACTTAGCAACATCTGCTGACCCACCCCACGAAGTGCTTCTTGCACTACTTGTAGCAGTTCCAAGTGTAAAATTTCCTATCGGAAATGCTGTTGTGCTCGGATTAAAATTTGAAATATTAGTAATTAACGTCGAATAATCATTTACACCTTGTTTTGTTCCATCTGCCGGAGTTGCTTTTGCCCCAGTTGATTGGTTAAACGTTTGCGATGTGTCTGCTCCAATAGTTTGTCCAGAAGGAGGTACAGCTATAGCTGTACTAATTGCTCCTTGTTGATGCACATATGCACCTTGTGCATCTAAAAATAAGTTAAGCATTTGTTGTGATGTAACAGAATTAACCGATGCGGTAACTGCCGATGATCGCATAGTTTGTCCATACAATGTAGAATAAACAGATGCTAGAGATGTTCTCACATTGTTATATTGTGCGGCAGTAATAGAATCACCTACTAACGGCATTAAACTCTCCTAATAGCATTATTTATTAAAATAAATTGCTATTTAAATTAGCTTGACAAATTGATAGTTGTTTGATATGTAGGTGTTGGAACACTAACATAATTACCTGTAGGTCGTAATTGAGTAATTGTACTAGTAATTGTTCCTACTACTTGTTCGTCAAGACCGCCTACATTTGCATCGTCAAAAATAACTAAAAATGTTATAACATTTGCGTTTTGAGCACCTTTGGCTCGAATTCTTATATAGTTTTGAGAATATAAACCAGAACCATATTTTTCAAATACTGTTTGATATGTTGACGTTAAGTCAAAGTTTCCTAAATTGAAAGATGTACCAGATCCTGTTGCTATTGCAGTGGTGTAGTTAAATTTTACTGTGCCCATGTTTGATAGCATAGTAACCCAGTCATTAAACTTAACACCCGACCCTCCGGTTGCCGAAGCTGCAAATCTTATTTCGCCGCCACCATTAAAAAAGTGTCTTCTATGATCAACTCCAGTAGATAACACATTGTTTCCAGAAGTGTTAGTTGTTTGATAACCGCCTGGAAATGTAACTGTAAACTCATGCATGATTGGGCCCGAGGTTCCCCAAGGAGACGATCTTACACTGCTTGCTTTCGATTCTGCTGTTACTCTACTAGGATGTACTGAATTTTTTGCAGCATATACAGTATCAACTTCTGATTCGTATGCGGCATACACTGCTTCAGTTATTTGATCTGTTGCTGCAACTGTTGGCACTGTGGTAGATATGTTTGTTTGATGAACTTTTGCTATATTGATGTCGGATTTTAAATTATTAATATGTTGAGCTTCAACTATGTCAACAGGCGGCGTGTTTCTTACTTGTCGACTCGACAAGGCTTGTCCGTAACCAAACTCCCCCGAACCATTACCTAAAATGGTTCGTATTTTTGCTTGCATACTGTTATAGCGACTTGCCTCAATGTTACGTGCCATTAAATACCTCTTAAACTTATAGTTTTATTTATACCTTTAAAACGCATTCAACTAGCTTTTCTTCATTCGATTCATTAGTCTCTAGTGCAACACCAACTAATCCGTTAGTTGCTAATGTTGAGCAAACTCCGTCTTGCCATGCATATACTGCTTGTCCTTTTTTTACAGGACCAGTTATTCTAACCGGAACTCTTCCTTTAAGAGCAATAGCTTGCCCGTCGATATGAGAATTCATTAAATACGCCGGTTTTTCTGATATGACACCTATACAAACATTACTTGAGTTTGCAGGGCATGTTTCATGCTCACCGTTATAAGAAACTGCCATTGCAGTTCCAACTGGATGTGAAAATTCAACTGTATACTTTTCAGCTAAGTCGGCATATTGTGCAACTGTGGCTGTTCCTACAAAGAAAGTTGCCTTTAATGCACCAGCTGTGATAGTTTGGCCGCCAATTGTTTCATTTGCTGCTGTTCTAGATGCAACAGTATCTGCTGTTGCAGATACAGATGCAGTTTTGTAAGATGAACCTACCTTTAATGTATCAGCTTGTGTTGCAATTCCATTAAAAGTAGTTGCATATACAGTTTGCCACTTTTCGGAAGACTTTCCTAAGTCAAAAGTATTTGTTGCACCTGGATGTATACCTGTACTGTCAATATAGGATATTAAGCTATTGCTTGCATTTTTAATTCTTAATAAATTTCTAACTAACTTTATAACCGGAGTTTGTAAGTCAGTATCTATATTAATAATTAAATCGTTATCACTTCCGAGTGTGATACCGCTGTCATCAAAACTTACTACGCTAGCAAACGATGTGTTGTCAGTAGTTAGGTAATCCGATGCTGCTCTTCCGTTTAGTTTTACAGCATTTGATGCTGTTCCCCAAAATCTATAATTTGATGATGTGACCCCTGCGGTGCTTGCTCTTGTGTCTATTAATGTAACACCTTGCTTAATTACATCAAAGCCTGTTATAGCAGTGCCAGTTGAGTTGGTAAAGTCGGCATCTTTACTAATAACAAAAACAACTGTATCGTTAATGGTGCCCGTAATTACGTTGTGTGATGCGGCTCCAGTGTCTGTTAGCGTTATACTTTTCATTTGTGTTTCGCCAACACCCGGTGCTGTTTGTGGTCCAACTAATATCCATTCATTTAATGAATTTTTTACATATAGTTGTTCTGTTGAATTATTCCACCAAAACTCGCCCTCAACAAATCCAGATGGTTGTGTCGCACTTATTTCTGTACCACCTGTAGTTTTCCATTTTGTTCCATCGTAGACTTTTAATTTACTTACGGAGGTGTCAAACCAGATCATTCCAGAAACTGGTTTTGGTGGAGCAGATGATCCTGCAAAATTTTCTAATAAAAACATAAAGTTTTCATTTTGAGCTTCACCGTACCCAGCATAGTTTTTGCCGATGAATTTTAATTCAGTTGATGTATTTACTGTACCATCGTCAACTGTTGTTTGTACTGTACCGTTATATTTGTTAATAATGTATGCCATTATGGAAGAACCCCTAGTGCTTTATGTTATTTATCGCATTATGGATAAACTGAAGTTGACACATAAGTCCATTGATAGGCCCCGTCAACTTGAAATACTTTTAATGATCTAGCTACAGTCAATGACACAGATTCAACTGTGTCCGAAAAACCGACATCTTGTAAAACAGATTGATTTTCAACACCGTTTTTATCAACTGCAACAAATGTTTTATTAATTCCATCGGCCCCATTGTATGAGATTGTTCCAGAATATGCAGTGCAATGAACGTATGCATAAACTCCAACATTTTTAGTAATACCTGGTACTAAATCTTCTATAAATGATGCTAATTGAGTATTGTTTACTCCTGTAATGTCAAATGTTAAGTATACATTTTGATCTTGGAATTTTTCATCTACGTATGTTTTATTTGCTATAGAACTTCCTGGATCGCTTACATCTGGTGTTGCTACCCCTGTTATTTTAACGTCTGCTAACAACGGATCACTAAAAACTACTGTGCCATCGCTAACAATGTATAATGGATACCCTGTAGTAGTGATTGTTGCACCGTTTAAGTTTATATAATCAACATTTAAATTAGTTAAAACTCCTATAGATGTTAGACCTGGGGCCGAAGTAACCGAAGAACCTAGTGCAGTAGCAGACAACACTAAAGAATTATTAATTTTGTATTGATATCCAGTAGGTATGTTAAAGTGACTAGTTGCATTCCAATTATTATTTGCATTGTCCCATGTTAACGATTTATCGCTAACTCCAGATTTTACAACTATACCAGCACCATCGAGTTCTATTTCTGAAAAAGTTGTGCCACCCGAAGTTATACCAAGTTCTATTGTTTTATCTTCAACTCGTATGTTAGTAACATCAAAATATGATGCTGAGCCGCCTACAATTAAGTCTCCGGTAATTCTCATACTGCCTGTTAAATCTAAAGAGTATTGCGGAGTTGATTGCCATATACCTATTCTTGAGTTTAAGTTGTCTATCTTAATTGCATCAACATTTGACGAGCCTTGGCGCACTTGTATTTTAAAATCAGATCCAGAGATTTGAGATCTCTGTACAACAGTGTTGCTTTCTACTTTAACAGTAAAATCCGAATCGTCTCCAACAACTAGTCCTGTATCATTTTTTACATGTAGCCAGCCAGTAGTAGTATTGTTAGATGCAATTTTTAAAAAACTGTTTGGAGTATATAAGTTTCCTAAGCTGTCTATTAATTGTGTTGTTGAGCTAGCAGGACCGTTAAATTTAAAGTCTGTGTGCTCAGAACTCATATTCCAACCAGCTAGAATGCTTGTTCCAAAGTTAGTAATAGATGTTGCTGCTGTAAAACTTTCGCTACTAACAATAGCGACAGTAGTATTTCCGATTAAAAATCTTGCTACAACTCTAGGTTGTCCTGTATTATCTGTAATAGTTGTTATACTAAATCCCGATTCTCCTTGCGAATCAGTGTATATAGGACCGGCTAGTATTAAATTGCTTCCATCACTAAAGTAAATCTGTTTATTATTAGTGTCTACCCATATGTCTCCTGCTAACATTGTTGGTTGAGTTGCAGAAACAATTGTTGCATCAGTTGATCTAAAAATAGATCCATCAAATATTTTTAATCTGTTTTCAGATGTATCATACCATAGCTGACCTCTAATAGGATTAGCAGGTGGAGAGGAATTAGAAAAGTTTTCCAATAACTTTATAAAGTTTTCATTAAAATATTCGCCGTATCCTGTATAATTGCGACCTACTAGTACCAAGTCAGTTGTATCGGTATCTATTCGTCCATCGACCAAGTCAACTAAGAGTGTACCGTCGGCTGTATTAATTTTATAACTCATTAAAAGACTCCGTGATAAATGATGTATGTTACAGTAGCAAACGGTGGAACTGTGGTGAATTCGATTTGCGATGTATAATTATAGATACCTTCAGTCCTTGTAAGTCCAGATCCTGGGTCGCCGCCAACTATCGATACACTTGATGATCCACCGTCAGCAACTCCAGTTACGTTGGTAGTTGCATAGAATTGTGTACCATCATCGCCCATTAAGCTATGTTTGTGTTCCGGTAATTGATTTTCAATGATAAAATCACTTTCTGATCCACCATATTGTCCTACCGATTCAGACGCTATATCTTGTAATACTCTGTTTCCGCTTACTGCATCAGCTTTATGACCTAGTAGGAATCTTCCTCTAAGATCCGGTATTTTAAAAAATGCAGTTGAGGAACCTGCTCCAAAGTTTGTTCCTATTGCTGTAAATAATGCGGCATAAGAAACTTTTGATTTTTCTGTTCCGTCACAAATAAACCAACCCGGAGGTGCAGTGGTACCTGCATATGACATAATTGAGCCAACAGGTATAACCGGACCTACAGCAGTATTAGGAATTTTACTAGTCAATGTTTCTTGACTTACTCTTTTTAAACCTATATCAGCACCGGCTAATCTTCTAATAACAATTTGATCTGTTGAATCAATTGTTGATATAAGTGTTTTTGAAGTAAAATAGCTATCGCTAAGTGTAGTTGTAAAAGTTTTTGTTGTGCCGCCAGTCTGGCCGTCAAAAACAAAGCTCGGAGCCGTTATGTCTCCTGTCATTACAAACGTAGTAGGACTATTTAATCTTCCTGTAGTTGTTGAGGATCCTGTAACGTTTCCAGTTAAACTTCCGACAAATGTTCCATAAAAGTTTGTAGCATAAACATTGTTAAATCTTGACAACGATGAGCCTATGTTCTTGCCTGTTGTTTCTGGCAATATATTACCATTAACAGTTAAAGAACCTTCTAAATCTATGTTACCACCAACATTTAAATTTTTAGCTATGCCTGCACCACCAGGTACAATTAAAGCACCATTTGAAATCGTTGTGCTTTCTGTAGTACCTCCTAATGTTAGTGTACCAGATGCAACTATATTTCCAACAACATCAAGTGCTTCTGTTGGAATTTTAGTTGGACTACCTATTGCAACTTTAGTATCATTATATACTCTAATTGCAGTTGTCGAAACACCTGCATTATTAACTTTAAAGTCAATACTTCCGTCACTTGCTTTATGTGAAATTTCACCTACGCTACCACTAACAGAAAACACAAGAGTTTGTGTTTCACCGATGTCAAGGCCGCCGTTATTTCTTATTCTCAGTGTTCTAGATAAAATATTTTCTGTACTTTTTCTAACAAAGTCTGTTCCTGGAACATTTGTATTAGAAATAACTAAATTTTCTGCTTTTTCAGCAAGACCATAATACTTTGCAGCTTGGCCGCCGATGTTGCCACTTATGTTAATTCCTGGATATATTGTGCTATATCCTTGAATTACAGCTTTAGGAATAAATTCTACTGAACTTATTATCGACACCGGAATGTCGCTAACATAATTTATAATAACCGGTATTTCTTGATTTGTAGTCGAAGTAACGGTAACAAATTTTGATCCAGTGCTAGCACCTTCGCTATAATCCGGGCCTACTAAAATCCAACCAGAACCGCTATACAAGTATACTTGCTGATTTGCTGTATCTACCCACAGGTCACCTATTGTACTTGTTGAAGCTTCGGGTTCTGTAGTAGCTTTTTTTAAGCCGCCGGCACTAACCCATTGTGTACCATCGTAAACTTTGAGTTGGTCAATACCGTCAGTTGTATCGTACCAAAGTTGTCCTTCGACCGGATTTTCAGGCGATGTAGTATTAGCAAAATTTTCTAACAAATGTAAAAAGTTTTCTAAAACAATATTTCCAAAATCTGAAAGATTTCTTCCAGGTAGTTGAAGAGAAGTGTCTGTGTTAACAGTATTATCTTCAACTGTTATAGAACCTTTGTTAACACTGTCAGTAAAGTTTACTTCATATGCCATTATTAAACCTCGTTAAACCCGCTTAGGCTTTGTACTCTTACAGTATAATCAATCTGGATTAGTCTGTTTAAACTCTTTTGGACAGGGTGAAAAATTACGTGAGTAATTAATCTTCCTGTACCCGATGAACTGTAGCTCTTAAGTCCTAGTTCATCAAAAACAAATAATTGGTCAGTATTTGCTGCTGTATCAAATGCATCCTGACCGTCTGGTTCGCCGTAATCTAACAAACAACTAACTAGTATATCGGTATAGTTTGTGCCCGATACGTGTCTTATTTCGGTCTTGTTTCTAGTAGGATCTGTATTGTTTACACTTCTATCATCAACTACTTTGTTATATGTTTGGTTATACAAACTAGCATTTGTACCAGTTGTATTAGGAGTCAAGTATGTGATTATACCAGTTGGATCTACACTTGTGCCGCCGTTTCCGAACGCCATTTCGTATATAAATCCCTGTCCAGCATTTGACAAACTTTCGGCCAATGCTAAACTCATGTTTTCGTAATGTATAGCATTACGCTTGTTAATAAATATTTCTCCTGTTTTTGGATCAAATATTTTGATGTGTCCTTCGACGTGTATTCCATTAAGATCGTTTAAATTTGTCATATGTTTCACCTATACTATATTTATTTAGGTAAGAGTATTGTTGCTTCACGCAAGAATCTGCTTATATTATTATTAGAAGTTGTTAATGATTTGCCACTTTCATTCCATACTTTACCAGTTGATCTTGCAATTACTACCTTAACTCCTGCTGGCGGTGCTATTGCCAACACCAGGTTATTATCTTCTATAGAAAATTCTGGCGGAATTGTAACATCACCTTCGGGACTATCCTGTGCTATTGTTTGATCAAACAACTGTATTGAATTTTTTCTTAGGCGTCGGCCAGCAACAAAAACTTCAATTTCGTCAACGCTTTCAGGAATCATATAATCTCTGAAAGCAAATGTTGTAGCTGTAGAACTACCATCTGCTATTTCAGTTTGTGTAAGAACAACATCCGAATAGTTAATAGTTTCTTCAGGGCCTTGTCCATAAGCAACTGTGCCAACATTATAAAGATTTTTTACACCTGTACCAAGTGTACCTCTTCTTAATTGTTGTAACTTATTTCCAACTACTTCAAAATATTCAATTCTTTCACCGTCAATAAAAACTACTCCCGGTATATTTTTTGATTTGTTTGGCTGGAATATACCACTTGTGCTTTCAAGTACAATTCTTAAGTCATAATAATTTAAAGGTTCTGCTAGTACATAAGAATTACTTTGATTTAGCCTCTTATAATGTGTTCTGTTTAGCATATCTTTAAAAATTCTAAAACCGTACTTTGGTGAAACAGGTGAATTTCCAAATTCAATAACATCTATTTTGTCATTATTAAATGGTAACGACGATAATTGTATTGCATCCATTGTAGGAACTAAAACATAATCTATGTTTGGTGTTAACAACTCGCCATTAAGTGCTACCCAAACGTAGTTTGCACTCGATGTAGTGCCGTTTAATTTAATATATCCACTCGATGTAAGATTTCTTGTTATCCAATTTTCTGTGGTTTCGTCAACATATGTATCTCTAAGTACTTTATATAAAGTTCTCTTAAAGTTGTTAATGTCGTGGTTACTAAATTGATATATTTCAATATCTGTACCAGAGCTCGGAGGAGTAGCAAAAGTTAAACTGTCACTTAATTCGTAAGTTACATCTAAAATTGTTAACAAAGTTTCGCTTAATTCAAACTCTGGAGAAATTGTAAATGAATTTCTAATATCATTTCTAAAAGATCTTACAACAATTTCGTCCTCAGAGACTGTTTTAACATACGCAGTATAAGATGAACTGTCGTTAGTAGATACCAAAGTAATTTCAGAGTCTGCAACAATCATGCTGTCCACTGCACTTGAAAACTTTATTCTTGAATCTATAAAATAGTAATCTGCATCAGTTATAATATAAACTTCAAGTGTACTTCCTGAAATTCCAATATCTTCTTGCAACAATCTTACAATGCCGACTGTTGAATCAAATGTAAATTCTTCTTTTGTTAATTGTATGCCGTTAACAAAAACTAATACGTTTGCTTCATCTATAGTTGTTGTGTCGCTGTATTGCCAAGAATCGATTGCATATTCTCTCTCATCTGTTGTAATAAACGACTTACTGTAACCAGGACTTAAAATCTGGTTGTTAGATTTAACAATAAGATTGTATGCTAACGGTTGCTTGTTAAACGGAACAGGATTATCTGTACCATCAAAGTCATGATAATCTGTGCTGCCATCTGCTTCGAAAGTTCTGTCAATAATTATTTGACTATAAGTTTTTAATGGTGTATCGTATATCGAATATTGAATTAGATCTCCATTTGCAATTGCCGACGACTCGAAAACAATCTTAAGTCTGTTTGGATATTGCTCAGTATCTTGTGTTCTAATTTGATTGTAATCTCTGCCTTTTTCTTTAACTATTCCGTTAACAGTTACAAATGTTGACAGTGTTTCACTCCAAACTGCCGAAGTTACATAACTAGTTGTACTTCCGTCTGATATAGTATATTCAGTGTCTATTAGATTAGCACCGTTAACGCCAATAGTTAAGATTGACAATAATGATCCGGTTGGTATAGTACTATCAGAAAACGAAATTGTTTGATCTTCGTAATCAACTGTAAACATATCTGGTTTTAAGATTTGGTTATCAACTTTAACAATTATTCCGTCAGCTGTTTGAGGAATATTAGGAAGATCAAACACAGATCTTGTACCATCTATTTTATAGTTTGCAACAGTAACAATTCCAACACCATCTGCAGATCTATGATATACTTTTAAGTCAAGTGTGTCTAGAACTTGTCCAGGTACTAACTCTTCTGGTCCTCTCGATGATGCAGTAACGAAGCCGTCACCGTCTATAGTTATATCAGCACTTGACAAACCTGTTGCTGTAGTATATGCAAAGTTACCTCCTGAGATAGAAGTATCGTAGCTTGTATCTGTTGGTGCAAAGCTTCCGTCACTTGTGCTTTTTCTTATTATAACTATGTCATTAGCAACTGTTTCGATTAGCTCTTCATCGATAGTAACAGTATCTGTTACACCATCTCCAATAATAGTAGCCATTTTTGCATTTAGATTACTTAACGGTGTACTAGTGCCGTAATTCTCGTCATCAAGTCTAATATTATTTAGATAAAAGTTGTATTCAACATTTAATTCTAGTGGCTTACTTAATGTAAGTATTGAAGTACTTCCATCTAATATAAAAATTTCATCTTCGTATGTATTGTCAAAAGTATCCCAGGGCATGGATCCGTATCCACCGACACCAAATCCTTGCTCAGTACCAAAATCGACACTGTTAACATTTACACCTTCGAATGTAACGCCATCCATTAGTTGAGACAAATCTTTGCCAGCCATGCCTGTGGTTGGATTATAGAAAAAGTTTATTCTATCAGCAGCATGTAATAAAGATATGTCTTTTTTATAAGTAATCGATATTTGTGATCCCAATGCTGGTGCATCAACAAATTTTATGTATCCAAGATGACGGTCAAATCCTTTTGATTTGTCAATGTCATTTCCGATTACAAATTTGCTACTTAATTGCTGAATTCCATTTATTGTAACAACGTAGCTATCTGTTCTAACATTCATTGGCCATTTTAGTACAAATTTTTCTTTTGCTGCTGTTCCTACAAATGATTCTGTTTCTTCTAATTCAGTAAACAGATAAGAACTGCTAATTCTGTCAAATCTTAAAACAACGTGTGCTGATCTAACAACTCCGTTTCCTAAAATAGCAACAGCAACCGCTGGTTCTCCGCCTTCATCTTGTGTTCCGTTAATAGATATCAATGGTGCTTTATAATATTTTCCACCTTTATTTACTATTTCAATTTTTGACACACGGCCTCTACTTAAGTAAGCTTTTGCTGTAGTTCCGTTCTCGCCTTCAACTACAACAACCGGTGTTTCTTTGTATTTTGATCCACCGTTAGCTACTTCTATAGATACAATATCGTAACCGTTGTTTTCTGTCCAACTTCTGTAAGGGTATTGTAAGTATTTGTCAATAACATCTTGAATTTGATTGTTTTCATACTTAGCATAACTAGTTTCTATTTCTTTTGTTATTTCGTTATAGCTAGGAGGTAAGTCAAAATCTGTAACCAGTGATTCAGTAGGTTCGATAGAAGAATACGCACTTATATATTCTCTTACTTTTGTACTGTATGGCTTTACTTCGTTAACATAATCTTGATAATTTTCGAGATTATCGTTTTGGAAGTTAACAGGTTGATGCAAGTTGCCAACATTGTGTTTTACTCTTACAAAGCTAGTTTTAAAGGCCCAGTCAAGTCCATGCTGCTCGTGTATTGCATATCTTAAACTTGCAAAGAATAGATTTATGTATTCAACTGCTAAATCGCCTATAAATATTTCATTTTTTAACGCTGATAAAATATTTCTCAATTCGTTTACAGGTTCTTTATCATAGAATGTTAAGTCAAATACGTTTGCATCATATCCGCTGTTGATAGATGCATAATCGTATAGCCTTGTAGAAAGCTGTATAGTACCATTTTGTCTACCCACAGTTTTATAATTTACTGTATAATCTTCAGTTGTCGAATCTGCAATTTTTTCTAACAATAGCCAACCGCCAGAACCGATGTTATTAATTTTTATAACTTCTCCGATTTCGTCGTCGAGTCCAAATAATTCATAACTTTGATCTACAACATGATCGATTTGTGTTAGGCTTGTATAGTCCGATAGATACCAGTCAGCATAGTCCCAATATCTAGTAGTGTCGTAGTTCTGATTGTCTTTTCTATTCCAAGTTTGTGTTGCTTTGTTCCATTCATAAATTGCCCAACGGCCGCCTATTTCGGCATCAGCCTTAACTAAAACACTGTACTTTCTAACATTCAATTTTACATTGTCAGTATAGTTTTTACCAGAAGATCTAATATATGTACTAGTAATTTGTCCAAGATTGTTTATTGTTGTTTTAACAATTGCATTAGTGCCATTGCTGTCAACTATTTCAACATTCGGTGCAACACGATAACCTCTACCTGGATTGTCAATGTTTATAGAAATAATTTTTCCATTTTCAATCACCGGTGTTAATTGAGCTTGTTCTGTTTTTGATACTCCTACAAAACGAAGATCGTCTACTGTGTCAACTATGCTGTCATATCGACCTGTAGTTATTGCTGGTTCCTCATCTTTTAAGAATAATGTAGAAATATCATAGTTGTCAACTATTTGTCTAGTAATTAAAACACTGTTTGTTCTTTCAACAAGTTGTTTGACTGCTTCTAATCTATTTACAAACATTCCTTGACGTGGAGCATTTAAAATTCCATATTTCTGTCTAACAGTTAATGACGAATCTGGAACATTTTTTGAATTTTGATCATAACCAACTAAACTGTCAACCCATTTGTTTTCAATTTCAGAATTTAATATAACATTGTTATATCCTTCAGTTATAAGCTGATATTCTGAATGTATATTTGAATTTAATGTTTCATCTTTGGCTATAGTAAAGTGGATCGCAGTATTTTTGTCTTCTATAAAAGTTTTTACATTATACAATGCAAAACTATTATCGCTTAACAACACTGCAAAACGATATCCTTGCCCAGCCGGATCTGCTATTAGATTTTCTATTGCAGATGCAGATAGTTGACGTTTACTATTTTCTGGAACATTCTTTTTACTCTTAACCCAGAAATAGAATCTATCTACAAACGATCCTGACACAGGATCATAAACTTTTTTAGAACTGTAAATAGTATCGTCGTATAAAGGCTGACCACTTATGCCTTCGGCAAATCCAGAAGGAGTATCTGCTAATGCAGCCCATCTTGATGGAATTACTGTTGATTCTACCCATTCATAAACATCGATTGATGCACCTGGTAACAGCTTATTCCAATTCGAAATTCTGTATTGATCGTCTCCTTGATAAGGATTAAACCAACTAGCAGTTTCTAATTTCCACCAAAGTTTTCCAACTTGGCTTTCTGTCCAACTGTTAACTGTATCAACAACAACACCGTCTTGTTGATTTACATTAAATGAATAGATAGCAGGATCGTAGAAGGTCTTCCATGTAATTTCTTGTTCAGCAGGACCTGGTATTTTTCCTTGACGAGGATCAATTACATCAAGATTTACTAATAAATCATTGGTATTAATCGAATACAAGAAGCATCTTTGTATTTTTTCATTATTCGGTTTGCCTTCTTGTATTGTTACTTCCGTCCAGCTATTTGAATTCTTTGTAGAACGCAAGTCTGCAAATAATCCTAGAGATGAGTCTTCAGAAGACTCATAGTTATAAATTAAAGCAGAATCTTCAGTGTTAGCAGGATTTAGTTTAGGAAAACCTATATATAGATGATTATCTATTAATTTGAAGTTACTAATGTCGTTATACTTTGTATTTCGATTGTATGCAACATCCTCGCCATATATATAAGAATCTCCAAGTTTTTGGAATAACGCAATTCTGCCAGTATCTTTCAACACATTGACAAAGTTTGTGTAACCGTTATCAAATGTTGTGTATTCTTTTCTTTCATCAGAAGTCGGGTCGTTTACATACTTCGAATACTTAATGCTTCCGGTTTCTGTTTTTCCAACCATAATACCATAAAGATTTTCAGTGTATCTGTCAAATGTTGTAACAACTCTTTTGTCTGTATTTTTTCCAGAAATAGCTAATTTATTTCCATAAAAATCTAAACCAGTACCAAACGACTCGTTCTTTTCTTCAAACGGGCTTCTTAATGTTTGTAATAATTCATAAGTTGATACATTGTCTGTTGTTACTTGTTTATAAATGTATACGCATCCGCCGTCTATTTCAATATCATCGTTTCTCGGTGCACCGATACCAATTCTGTCTCCTGTGTCATTTATAGAAACTTTAAATCCAAAACTTTCTGACATGTCAGACGTATCGATATGTTGAGAAAACTTCCATCTACTTAAATTATTTCTATATATCGATACTCTTTCTGATCTTATCCCCGATCCAAGATTTACTGAGCTGGAAAGAATAATGATGTCGCCAAGTGTATTAACATCAAAGTTCTTTCCTATGTTGATTGCATCGTTATACAACGAGCTATCGCCTTCGTTGTCAATGATGTTGTTTATTCTTGGTATGTATCCTGTATATTCTACAGTTTCGTCATCAAGTAAGATCCACAATGATGACGCTTCTGGAATTGCAGAGCCTGGAGTTATATTTGTATCAGCACGGTATACCTGTCCATTGTAGAATACTATTTCATTTAAGTTATAACTAGCAAAGTCGCTGTATACTCCTCTATACATTTTATCTTTGCTGTATTCCCATGTATTATCCGAGTTATCAATAAAATAAATTCTTCCACGTGATAATGATTCTGTACCAGGTGCTCCAACAAATAACTTTACATCTCCAGTTGCTGTTGTTCTAAGCTCAACTTTATATCCAAATCTTTCGTTGTTTTTCGGATCTGGACTTGCTATACAATGTACTAAATTATAATATCCAGTAGTTTGTCTTTCATAAAGATATACAACACCTTGATTTGTAAGTCCTGATTCTGTACCGTCGTCAGTGGTTTCTATTATATAGACTGGTTCCCAGTCTTGATCGGTTGTGCTTATAGTACTGCTTTCATCCCAAGGTGCAAAGGAAGAAATAGCTCTCCATAGCATTCCGTTATCGTTTACAATATCTCCCATTTGATAAACTGTTCCAGGTGTTAAATCACCTTTAAATTTAGTTTTAATATTGCTTGCATATGGTGCACCTATTGCAAGATACTTACCATTACTGCTTAATGCAACATCGTATCCAAATGCAGAATATCCACTAACAGTGTCATCTTGTACAAGAGACTGTATTTCTCGTTTATCAATTGACTCTGTAGATCTTGCATAAATTCTTACTATACCTCTTTCGAAGTCGTCAGATACAGAACCGATTGCTAGTATAGTGTTAGCTATATTTGAATCAAAGCTAGTAGCAAATCCGTCGCCGTCTAGTGTAGGATTAATAATTTCTTCTTGAAGAGAAAAAATGTTTTCGTTTGTATAAACACCCCAGGCATTATCACCTTTGTTATCTATCCAAACAGTATCATTAAATTCTTGCTTAAGAGATTTTATGCTCGAATTCAATGTAGTCGAATCAGCAAATCTTCTAGTAACAAATTTAGCTACTCCTACTTCATTGCTGTCAGGTAAGCCGACTGAAGAGTTGTTACCCTCTGTTGTTATACTGTTTAAGTTTCCTGCATTTATTACTTGAACTTTGTTTAATGAAACTGCCCAAATTTTATAAAATTTAGTAATACTATCATTGGTAGACAGTAAGCCTATGATTTCACCTTTTTGATATTGAGTTTCAATGTAATTTTCAAATACAACAGTGAATCCTTCGATTACGTTTCCGTTTTCGTCAATAACTTCATCGCTGATAAAAGCACTGTCAAAACTTAAAATCTTGTCACCAGTTTTAACTAATCTTAATACATCCCAAGTTTGATTGTAATTTGTTACCCAAATAAAATCACCTACTCTAATATTAAATGCCGACAGTTCGAGGATTGAATCGTAGCCATTAACAACTGCGGCTACATCTTGTTCTCTAATATAACCGTTGTCTTTAGTGTATATTGTGTTTGTTGTATTAGATTCAAACGGAGCATGATTATAGTCGTCTGGTCTCAGATAGACTTCGTAAGGTGCAATTTCTTGTACTAGATCTGTTCTAGTGCTAGATTTAGAATCTACCAGTTCGATAATTTGAGGCTCAAGTTTATATTTTAATTCGTCGATGAGATACTCTATCTCATAAATGTTATCGGTAGAACCGTATTGTCCAAGACGAACTGCCCATTCTTCGTAGAATTCTAGACTTTCTTCTCCCGCAGTGCTTAATGCATCAAACAGTTTTGTTAAAGCGTTTTTAGTACCTTTTTCGGCTATGTATCCTTGATAAAACTTATATTGGCTTACACTGTCTGTAATAATGTTTGAAAGATATTCTCTCTTTTGATATCCGATTAAATGTTGTCCAAGACGTTGTTGTTCAGTGTCAAAGTTATCTGTATCCAAATCATAGAAATCAGCAAATTGATTAGCTTTATAATCCCAGTTTGCATACAACCTTGATTCCGGCTTTTCAGTTAATCTATTCCAATTATTAGCATCAAAGAATTCATTACTTGTATGTTTAATGTTAGCACTGTAATAAAATTCTTTATACTTTACTAAATCACCTATTGCATAATCTGTCCAGATACTCCAATTTGTAATCTTCGCTTCATCAAAAATAAATCCAGGAATATTTAGACTTCCGTCCCAATTATCTGTTCTGTATCCAACAACTTTGATTCTCTCTTGTCTATACCCTGGAACTTTGTCATAAATTGTATCATTAAACACTGTTTGATTATCAATTATTATAACATGTTCTTTTTGTATTAGAGGTAATTTTACTAAGAAAATTCCTTCATCGGAATTTACCGGAGTTACTCCAAATGTATTCGACGAAGTTCTAAAAATATTAGAAAATTCTTTAGATATTCTACTGCCGTTACCGCTTATCAATGAATAATCGTAAAACGAGTCAAAGATATCATCTACTACAAAATAATCTCTTGAAAATTCAACCTTGTTCGCAACTGGACTTACTGTTAATACAGTTCCGTTATCCCAGTTTTGTGTAACCCAAAACATATATTCTTTAATGCAAAGTAACATATCTTCTAGGGCTTCTGTGTTTTTATTATAAAAATTAAACACAAATCCTTTACTAACAAGGTATGCTTCATAACCTTGCATAAAATCTACAACATCTTGTACAGTTGTTAATATAGATCCGTATGGCATTGCTGTTACTTGAGTTTCAAATTCTTTTCTAAGTAACGCAGTAACCCCACCCACAACTGGCAATCCTGATAACTTTACAAACTTTAATGGATCGAAAGATTCATCACTTAAATGTGTAACTTTTGTTCTATAGTATTCACTGTTATATCTAACAACTATACCAATAGTATAATTTTTATTAGAATCCCACTCAACAAATTGCTCACTTATTCCACCAACTGCTATAGCAGAATCTGTTGATCTTGTAATCGGTTTATTATAATAAAAAATAGGATCTTCTTTATCGTAGCCCGAAATTAAATATCCTGACTCTATCTTTTCTATAATAATTCCACTAAACACAACTGTCTCTAAAACACTGCTCTTAGCTAGTGTAATTTGATAATTTTCGTCCGGAATAAATACAGAGGTTTTATTCAACGGATTTCTGCTATCTAATACTAATTTTAACTTAGACTTATCAGCATACCCACTGAGTTTTAATGCTAATTGATTGTCTAAATTAGCTAATTGAGTTTTATAAGTTTCGTATTTCGATGTAACCTTACTCGAAATATAACTACTAATATAGTTAACTAATCCAGATGTTAGAACTAAGTTTTCTGTTGTTGTAATTGTTGGGAATTTTAAATCTTTAAGATTAATTCTTTTCTTAGTGTCCTTGTAAACCAAGTTTCCAGCATTGTCTCTCAACATTCTGCTTAAATCAAAACCAACGCCAAGCAACTTAGTCGGCTGCAATAATACCCATGCTGTAATTAACGAAAATGGATATTCACTGCTTCTTCTCCACGCTGTTTCTACAGGCGAAATATCTCCAAAAACAAAATTATTTTTAGATTCAAGTAAAACAAAGTCTTGTGCTAAACTTGAATCTAGAGGACTTAAAAGTTGTCCGTATTCGTTTACAGGAATGTAATCGAGCAATCCTGGGCGAGCATATTTTTTGTTTCTTGATACAGGTTTTCCTGGTTCTCTAATTATACCTTCGGCTAAATCATTCCATAAAATAAGATTATCTTTTGTATACGGAGCAGGACCGTACAGAGATTCCCACCAAGTTGGCTTTATGTTAAATCCGAGCATTTCCCAAGGATGCGAATGTGGGCGGTCTGTATCAAAATATTCTTTGTAAACATTTCTCCAGTAACCTTTTAGAGGGTTGCCGTTTCTATCCGACATCGACGAATAATTGTAAGTAAAGCTTACATCTTTATCCCACCAGCTATGATCTGCATAGTTCGGCGATCCAGCTAATTCTAGCCATTGTGCAAAATCTGACAATAATACATTATCAATATCGGTTTTTGAAAATCCGGTATTTCTGTTTATAGAACCTACAAAATCATCCAAGTTAAGTTTGTCTGTATCGTAAAGTATTTTAATATTATTATAAATTCGGGTTTCAAGTTCTAGTAACAGGTCGTCTCTGTAATCGCCAAACCCAATTGTTAAACTTCCGTCGTGTCCCTGTATTACAATTTTAGGTTCACTGTAAGTATTGTCAACAAATATAGACGGTTCAAACTTCGGATAAAGTCCGAGTTTAGTTGGTGTTGGAGGGATGTTAGATCCTGCTGTTGACTCATATTCATAAATTTCAACAATATCGCCGTATTGTAAATCTCTATTAATGTACACATAGTTTTCAGTAAATGTGTAATCCTTACTATAAAGAAGTTGATTGCCGTTTAAATAAACTCCAACCGCATTAATAGATAAAGAATCTAAATTAAATACTTTTGACATTGAAAAATATGCAGGTCCTACATATTCTACAGTATGTATTGTTTTCTTTGCAGCACCAAATCCTAACATATCACTAAAATAGAAAGATTTATTGCCAATGTTTTCTTTAACAATTTTATCTATAACTAAGTCAAAATGAGATTTTGTTGGACCAACATAGCCTGTTTGTTCAGATTCAAGTAAGAATTTACGCTTAAATTTTGCATACTCTTTTCTTGCATATTTTAAAGATTTAATTATATTTGCATTCTTGTCAGTTATGTGATATAGTGCAATATTTAATGGACCACTGTGTTGAACAAATCTAGTACCATACACAGATGCAGGAGACAAGTCTCTTAAGTTACTTACTCCAGGATAGCTTCCTGTAAACCCTGGAACATTTTCAACTATAGAATTTACGTGGTCGTTAACTTCGCCTAGTGTAAAATATGTTACATTATCATTTAATGGATTTCTTTCTAAGTTTGACGGTATCTCGTAAAATCCGTTTTGATTTTTCGAAGCACTACTATAACACTTTAAAAGTACAATGTCGCCTATTGTTAGATTATTTAAAAATTCAACAAAAGCATATCCATTTTTAACAGAAATTACGTAGTCAATATTATTTTTTTGTTTAACGCTGTTAACGTAAACTTTTACTTCTAAATCAGACAAATCACCACTGTTATTGAAAACATCTACTTTGAATGATTCGTTAATAGACGATACTGTAAATTGTCTAATTACGTATTGTTTACTATTATTTTTAGCTTTTGTCCATCCGTTAACATATGAAAATGTATTTTCATTAGGTTTAAATTTTTTTAAAAACGCAGTATCAGTTGGCAGATCTGTTTCAACTTGTGAATCTGTTTGATATATTATAGAATCGTTTAATAAATTAAATTCAAAAATAATATCGCCAACATTATTGATATTTCTGTAACTTAAAGGAAATCCTAATTCTGGATCAACAGTACCAGTTCCTTCTTTATATGAAAATACTTTATTTCCACTAAAGTTACTAGAAGTATAAACCGATGTATCGCCGTAGCTATATCCATTTTCGTCAAACAGATCAAATCTTGGAAATTGGTTTACTGATAATTTTTCTTGAGACTGTTTCCATGTAGATCCGTCATAATAAAACATTTTTCCTTTATATGTTAGACCATCAGTGATTAAAACTACATCCTCAAATTGAGGTACAGAATCAGCAGCTTCTATTAATGATATCTGTCTACGACCGTTGTGTGTAATAAACTTTACTTCATAAACTCTTCCGTTAACTAGTATGTCAGTGTCAGCAGAAAATATTACACGCATGCCTTCGACTAAATCGATACCATCTATGTTATATCCTAATGCACCTTCTATTTTACTAAATGCATCTTGGGTATAAGTATCGATTAAGGTAACGTTATTTTTTGCTTTAGTTCCATGTTTCCAAAGCTTTAATCCTCCCTCAAATTCGATAATAGGTCTTTTAGCACGATTGTTTTCATCTAATTCAACAGGCAAGTTATTTGCAGTAAATGAAGTTTCAATTACTGATCTGTGAAACCAACGATTATATCTTGACCAAGGATTTTTGTCAGCACTAGCACGATTTATTACAATATAGTCTTTTGTTCCTGGAAAACTAGTTGCATCTTCAAAAGGTAAGTTGTCAAATCCGTCGTTGTCAAACGGAACTTCGTACTCTTGAGTAAAAATTGCAGGTACTTCTAGGTTTCTTTCTGATACTAGATATATCTCAGATCCTACACCACTAATGTACCAATATCCAGTTTCGTATTCTTCAGGAATAACCGATCCTTGGAAATAAACCTTCATCCCGTTAGAAAGTTCTACACCACTAGATGTTTTATAAGTTTTTTTACCTATTATTTCATTAGTAACATTAATTTGTGTGTTTTCAGATATTTCAAATATTGTTACTATACCACTTGTGTTGATATCATTCTGACTAACATAATATAAAACTGCTGGAGCATCATCAGGCACTGTAAATTCAATAACACCATTTTCAACATAATCAGAATCCGATGTTATACCTTTTTTGTAAAGAGTGCTTTGATTTAGGTAATCAGTGTTAGATGTAGGATCAGTATCTAAGAAATTTCTAGATGTAACAAAAGCAATAGGATGACCAGGAGTATTAACTTCAAATCTATAAGTCTGTCCTTTGAACAACTTAATTGACGGATTTCTAGTTAAACCATTAGGTGTAAAAATGTATGCAGTGTTGTCACCTTCATCAGAAGTGACTACTGTATATGTACTTACAACATCTCTTGATTGTCCTGCAATACCAATAGGTTGAGGACCCATAGGCAACCAATAATATTCTCTAAAGTTTACAAACTTATCCCAACAAATATGAGGATCCCATGCATAAAATTCTTGACTATTTAATAAACTGTGGTTATCGACTGTACCTTTAAAGCTACTAATTTGTCCAATATAGTCGTTATAATTTTTAAAAAATTCAATATTGTTTAAATCGTCTTTATACAAAAGAGATGGTTCTAATTGATAATTTTCTCTAGATGGCAAAACATCAGAAAGATAAACATCTGACGATGTTGCTGCTTTTGCATGTCTTCTTCCTGCAAATGCATTCACCTTCTCAACAACACCCGGCTTAATCATTTGATCCATGGTGCTGCTTAAAAACTTCTTGTTTACAGAAGTTCTAAAATACTTTGGCAAAAAGTCTGAAGAAGTTGCATTATTTGATCCTCCAGTTGGAAGAGGAAAATCTGATTGATCATTATGTGCCATTAGTAAATAAAGCCTCCGGTATTAGTAGAATTTGTTTCTGTAGAACTTTGAAGTCCTGCTGTTGTAGTTGTATAGCTTGTAACTATATTTCCTGTAGATCTTAAACGCTCTGCTGTAATTGCTGATATTACTTCAACATCATCAACTGTTGCACTGCTTATAAAAATTTCATCCGATTCTGCTTTTATTTCATGCAAACTACCAAATGAACTTTCTGAAGATCTTGGAACAATAACAATGCTACTTAAATCTGGCGATAATTCTTTTATAATATAAGCCGACAATTCGCTCCAATAAAATGTTTCGCCAAAATCCCAGTTGTCTAATGTAAAGTATTGATTTATAGCTGTTATAACTCGAGACTTTAAATCATTATCATTTACAACTCTTTCAGGATTTTTTACTATTTTAAAAACTGCTTGCATATTTGTATCACTTTTACTACCAAACAAGACTTTATATCTAACCGAATGGTAAATTATTTCATCACTAATAGATTTTATAGCATTTATTTCAGATCCGTATGATCTGAAAAGTTGATCTGTGCTAGGTGGATACGGCATCTGAGTAGTAGTTCCTGCGAGCCACTGTCTAAAATTAGTATCATATTGTTTTGTTAAAATGTATGTATCAATTATATTTGAAGAACTAGGATCTATTCTATTGTTTTCATCACTTGCGTGTATATACTGAAATTTCAACTCCGGTCTTCCGATATAAGCATAATAATCATAAACTACAGTTAATGTTCTCGAAGCTGTTGTTAACTGATAAAAACGGTCTTCGTCGATAACATAATATATAGGATCATTTTCAACTAACATATTTATGTCGGATTTTCTAGTCACTGTTATTATATTTTCGCTCGACGCATCAACATAAATTATAAATTCGTTGTTGTTTATAATAACTTTTTTATTAAAAATATAATTGCTTTGATTTACAATTTCAGTAAAAATTTGTGGATCGTCGATTACACCATCGTCGTCACTGTCAAAGAAGTTTACTTCTACTTTTTTACTATCAATGTATCCGTCACCGTCTCTATAAACTCCTGAAATTTCCCAATCAAAATCTCTAGTAAATGGCGATGTTCCAGTGCCTGTGTTTATATCATTGTTAATATTAAGAACAGTAATTTTATCTTTAATTATTTTTCCAGACTTACTATCAAATATTTTTTTGTTATTGTCAAAGTAAAATCTTATTTCGTTGTTACTTTCAAAAACATATCTTAGTGTTCTATATGTTAATTCGTAAGATGATCCATTTGTTTCAAAAAGAATTATCCAACTGCTATCAAGAGACTGACCTGTTTCGTCGCCAGACAATCCTAAGTTGAAATCGTCAAGCACATTTAGGTTGTCTTGAGTAATTATTTCCCAGCTTCTTGTTTCTCTATCGTATCGTAATCCAAAAGTTCTATAAGCGAATATTTGATCAACCATAGATACTTTTACATCTTCTGATATTTCTCTTACAAACTTTGGTTTAACTAAAGTTAGAACAGAATTATTAGGAACAATATCATTAAAAATTATAGGACCTAGCCCTGTTGAAGTAACTGTTGTGCCATCACCTGTTACACTTATTACTTTAATCCACTTATAAGAAGTGGCATTTTTTGCATTAGCATTGTTAGTTACAGTTCCGTCTGGTAAGAAATAATATCCAGCTGCTGGAACAAACTTAATCATTGCTCCTGCTTCTATGAATCTCAAAGGACCTTCTGTGAAACTACCTACTTGATACTTTATCAAGTTTGTATCAGTAAAATAACCTGTTGATCTATTTGTATCCAATGTTACAAGATTCCATTTTAAATCTAATTCTACATAGTTTTGATCAGGGAATTCTTTTAAATAAAAACTTCTTACATTGTTGTCACTGAGTATATCTGTAATTTTATTTTCAACAATGCTTTCGATATCTGTTCTAGTTACAAAATTAAAGTTATCTTTTTTATCTTTGTATTCTGTATACAATATGCCGTCGGTGCCAAACAGTGTTGTCTTACTATATTTTCCTGTTGCATCTAACAGATCATAATATCTACTTATACCACTTGATGTTCTGTTAACTGCTTTAACTTTAATAATATCTTGACTTACACCCAATGGTCCAACATTATAATCTTCAGCTGTTATTAAACGATTTTGAGTATAATAAGTTGACGGAGCATTTGTTTTAATACTTTCGATTGTTTCAGTACTACTTGCATTATCAACGGCTGTTTTAAGTTCAAGTGTGCAAGTAATAGTTTCACTTCTTCCAATTTTGCTTATGTAAGGAATTCTAATTGCAACATTCTTTATACTTGCAGGAAGTATTGTGTAATCTTTATTTGCACTTGTTCTATAATATACTCTAAATTTTCCCTTAGGAAGATTTCCAAATATTCCATCAGAAAAAACGAGACTTATTCTGTCATCAACACGAGTTAACACACTGTAAATATTTTTTATTTGTTTATTTAAACTGTTATAAACAATGTTATTTCCTTCAACAGCAGAAACTTTTGTCCATAGCTCTGATTCGTTATTTGAACTGTCAAGGCTATAAAGCCAAACATCTGTGTCATTTATGTTTTGTACATCAACATCGACTTTTTGATTAGGAGTTGGAAAATCTATTAATAGATCATTTCTTTTTAAAGATCCTTGTCTAAAATGCATAAAGAATCCAGTGGAATTACTTCCTGCACCTTGTCCGTTGTCTCTGTATAAAAAGGAAAGCTGATTTCCGGGCAACGGTGGTTCTTCTGATATTTCTCCATTTGAAATAGTCGAACTAACTACTTCAAATTCAAAGTTTTGATTGTTAATCGGTTTTGAAAACGCATATACAGGGATTCCAGTTGTCAAAGACGAAAATCTATATTGTTCTGTTGGTATTCCGCCAACTACTTCGTATTTTACAGGACGACCAAATGTATTTTGTACTGGCAATGCTGCATTAATAACTTTAACATATTGTTCGAACCAATCTGGATTTACAGTATCATTCCAATTTATAGTTCTATTACTTAAATTGAACCCGTTTGAATCGCTAACATTTTCTGTAGTGCTTACACTAACAATTTTTAACAAACCATTTGCTGATTGATTTCTTGTTGGATTATATGAAAGTAATTGTGCTAATCTTAATACACTTTCTTTTCTTTCAGCTAATTCTAAAAAGTTTTCTCTTGCATTTAAGTCAACTCTAAATGCAATGTTTTGTCCTAAAAATGCAATCATATCAACTAATGCTAAGTATTCCGAAGATTCGATATAGTCGTTAAAATCTTCAGGATAGTTAGTTCGTAAATACGAAATCATTGTTCGACGCAGGGTGTCGAAATCATAACTTTTAAAATCTGCAAACTTAAAACTTTGATAGATTTTTTTCCAATCTTCAGCAAGTAACAGTCTGTTTTGTCTGTCAGTATAAGACATTAGCACTTCCTCAGTTTATGTTATATTTATGAGAATTAATAAGTGCGTAGTTTAAATAATACTATTATTTCTATCAAATCTAAATTGTAAATATTCCGAAATACTATAATCTAAATAGGTTAATTCACACTGTATTTGTATACCGTATTCGTAACTATCTACTACAATTTTATCTACAGTTACCCTAGGATCATAGTTAATAATTTCAGTTACGTTTTTTACAATAACTTCTTTTAAGGAATCAGTAAAAGGCTCATACAACACATCCCATATAATAGTTCCAAAGCTAGGATTTTCTAATTTTTCACCTAATCTTATATGAAAATGATTTACAATGTCCTGTTTTATTAGTGCAATATCAAAAAGTTTATATTCTTTTGTGTCAGGATCAGTAGTGCTTATTCCTCTATAAGTTCTATTTTCAACAGGACTTACAACCACATTTTGTGGTTGTATTTTTAAATTTTTATATAAATTTTTTTCTAAAGAACTCATAGTACTATATTTACCTTAACATTATTTGCGAACAGCATCCGACGGTGAAATAAACCTCCTTGACGTTGTTGTGACTGTTTGCACCTTAGGTGCTGTAACAGAGGATGCCGATGCGGTTGTTTGAGCCGGTGCTGTATAATTAGACAACCTCGGGCCACCTGGAGTTTCTACGACTTTATATTGTTGAGTAACTGTTACCAGACCTTTAGGTGTGTCGATTGTTTTTACACCTGTTACTATGTCGCCAACTTGAGCAACTCTATTTGCTACTGCATCATTGAGCTGTTCTTCAGTTAAGGGTTGTCCGCCAATGTCGGCAACCGGGGGTCTTCCGTTGTTTGATAACGTTCCACTATTTGCAACTGGATTTACTCCATTAATTAATAAGTCTCTTACTTTTTCACCTGTTCTAAAATCATATCTGTTATCCAGTGCATTTATAAGTTTGTAAGCATAGGGATCGCCAACTGGCGGCAATGACGAATTAGGTAATGGCTGAAATCCTGCTGATCCGCCAAAAACACGCTGGCCGCCGCCTGCTGCAATTTCTGCTTGAGTTTTTAGAGATGTACCAGTTGGTTGATAAGGTGCACTTCCATTTTCAATATCAACCGTTGAAAGATTTCCTGGGCCTCCATTTCTAATATCTGCAAGATTGTATGAAAAAACATCGGCATTATGTCCCGACGAATTAAGTCCGTCTCCTGAATAATAGCTTTGTCCTTTTCTAACAAACCCATTTGGTCCTTGCGTATCATAAGGTACCGGAACAGATGCAAATTCTCTAGCTAATTCTAACTGAAAATCTAAATCTGATAAAGATCCAGACTTCCATTGATCGAGCTTTCTTAGATCTTTTAATCTTAAAATAATTAGATAATCTTGAACGTCGGGACTAAATCTTATTGTGCCCGGTAGTCCAGAAAGAGTAACAACTTCTCTTAGTGTGCCTCTAATAAATTGATATCTTCCTATTGCCGATGATTTAAATCCTGCTCTAATTCTATCCGTTTGATATTGATCGATTTGTGCAAGTGTATATTCAGGAATCATTGGATCAGCAGTGCTTGGCCAAAGTGACGAATAAGGATCTGCTCCCCGAACTGCTTCTCCTTTAGCAACAAGGTCTAATAATTTTCTTTCTTGATCGGAAATCTGTATTGCCATGTTAAATCCTTACTGTGGTCCACTAGATGGTTGTTCTTTAGATATATAATCAGAGTTTTTAGGAGCCATAGGAATTATACCGTTTGCAGGAATATCTATAGTCCCGCCTTCGGCTCTAGCAACACTAAAATGCATTGCATCATCGATGTTTGGCCAATTGCCTCCCCAACCAAGACCCCATTTTGCAATTAATTGTCTAACTATAGCAACTGGCATATCTGTTCTTGGCGCATCTGGCGGGCGTGGTGAAAAATACCCGTTAGGATATCCATTTATTATAGGTGTCGGTTTGTTAATATCAAGAGCTGCACCCGATGCATGATACGAGAACCCTGTTCCGCCTGTTACACTTCTGTAAGCATATCCGTCTAGTCGTTTTATTACATAACCAGTTGCTTCTAGGTCATCAATAAATCCTTGGAAAGTATCTTTAAACACCTCTGCAACTTGTGCAGTTAATCCTCTTTTTGACCTAATAGTTGCAAGAGGACCTTGCCCTTCTGCTGGTATAGCTACTGAACCGCCAGCGGTTCTAGGATATTCAAGATCTCCGGAATTGCCAAGGCCGACACCTCCACTACCAGGAACCGTCACACTGGATTTTCTTCCAGTTACACTCTTTTGGAAAGTATCAGGTGTTAACACTCGATCATTCGTCGGCAATTCTCCAGGTAATTCTCTATCTGTTTGTTCGGGTTTAAATGCATATGGGTTCATGTTTTCGTGTTGAGTCCACGGTTCTCTTTGTGGTGCTCTAGTTACAATACTATCATATGGAACTGGAACTGTTGCACCAGGAAAGTTATAAGGCAAAATTACTGTAGGCAAAGGTTTTCCTGCATATGCACTTGTTGGTGCTGTAGGAGTGTTGCCGCCGATTGGTTTAATAGCCGGAGCAGGCGCTGTTGAGGTACCGCTGTTTAAATTAATAGATCCGCTGCCGTCAACATCGAACTTACTGGAAAGAACACTAAACGCATCTTTCGCTTCATTGAGAACTGTGTTGCCAATTTGGTGTACTTTATCTTTTGCCTGTGAATAAATGCTTGCTTGAGATGTAACGTGTACTTCGCCCGACGCTTGTGTAAAATACGAACCTGCAATGTCGTCAACCATGTCAGCAAAAGATTTTCTAAACCAACTTCCGACCGCAGTTTGATGTACAGATCCTTCTGCTCTTGAATACATGTTTTGATTAGTATTCATGCTTATATCACCACTAGCTGTTACCTTAAGTTCTCTAGAGGAATTTATATCTATGCTTTCAACAGATCTAACAGATGTATTTCTTCCTGCATACAAACTTAGATCGTATAAAGATTCGATGTGTACGCGGCCACTTTCTTTTCCATCCATGATAGGAGCACCGTCACTCCAACGTGCTGCGGCTTTCATATTGATATTTCTACCAGCTTCGAGATTTATGTCTCTTTCTGCTGTTATATTTAGATCCTGGTTGGTCATTATACTAATACTGTCATCAGCATGAATATCTATTTTACCGTCTGAAGTTAATTCTATCCATGCAGTGCCTCTGCTGTTTGCAATATAAATCAAATCTTCTGAATTGTGCAATAATATTTGATGTCCAGTTCTAGTTCTAATTCTAATACACTCGTTTTGAGGAATTGTTTCGTCGCCTCCGGGTTCTCCTGCTTCTTTGTTTATATAAAAAGGAGGACCATCAGCAGCATGTGTAGCTCTAATAAACTTATCATCGCCGTCGTCCATAACAATAGAACTTCCACCTAATCTACTCTTTGGTAAAGAAACTTCGTTGTTTGTTGTACCAGATTTTTTAGTAGGTGATTTTAATCTTTTATCTAAAGGTCCCGGAGTGTTTATACCAAACACTGCACTCGGAACTTCACGTCTTGCCGAACTAGTAGTTAAACCTCTAACTTCGTCATACAGTAATCCCTGAACTTCTAGTATTTCAGTAAAATCTTTATTATAAGGTTTAGTATATTGTGTAGGATCGTTGTTGACTTTGGTTTCTAAAGCCTTGTTATATTCGCCAACTGGTAGCTTTTTTCCTTTTAAGTTTTGAGGTGTTGCTGGAGATGTTAACTCAGTTGCTGCTCGACCGTCCGGAACCATAAAATTCATGTACGGCTCAGGAACACAGGCAAACCAATATCCTAAGTCTCGTCGACCTTCCACAAACATAACTAGTACTTTCGATCCTACATCTGGAGGAACTGCCCAAAAACCGTAACTTTGCTGAGTATGACGATATGCGTCTACACCTTCTGTATCAGTATATGGGGTTACTCCGTAAAACGGTGTTGCATAACTTACAACTACTGTTTCGTTTTCTGCTTTTTCACTGCGGAAGTCAGCATCACCAAACATACTTGTTTTTAAGAGCCTTACTTTTAAGGCTCCCATATAATTTCTATCTAAATGTCCAACAACTTCGGCAATAAATGGGCCAGGATTTCCAGACATTACTGCATCATTCGGAGAACGCGAAGTCTTGTTTGTTACTCTATTATTTACGCTCATTGTTATCCTTTAAAATAATTTAAATTTGCCGAGCGAACTTTGAATAGTGTTCGGCAAAGACTTTACAGTACCTGATATTTGATTTATTGAGGTGGAAATTGCACCTATATTTTCCGAAAAGGATGAAAGTCCTGAAATAACTCCAGGAAAGCCGCCCGTTTTTATTTGATTTATACTATTTTGTAAATTTCGAAAATCTGACTGTATTTGGTTAAACGGTGCAGCAATACCGTTAATGGTACTTATAAAATTGTTTTGTATTAATTGAAAACTATTAATAAAATTGTTCGCCGATTCTATTGCTTGAAATATAGAAGTTTCTCCTAACGACTGGAATAATTCTACTTTCATTAAGTCTAAATTAAAACTTTGATATTGTTCGGGCAAGATTTGTAAAAATGGTTGTATTATCTGACTTACAGATTGTATAGATTGATTTAATGCAAATTCTGCTGCTTCAAGATTAATTGCCGATACAAACGCACTCGTTACCATGTTTGAAGTATCAATTGATTCCGATGTTTGATTCGGTCTTCTAAGTAAAGACAACTCTTGTGTAAATTGACCTTTTGAAAAAGTTGATGTTAGAGTAACTACTCTGTATATTCCATTAAAACCGTTTGCAGGATCTAATGTCATTAAACCTGTATTTTTATTATAATCTATTCCACTTTTAATTTGTAATAAAACATCAACCTCTGACGATATATAATCCACTGTGCCATCTTCGTTTAAGTATATAGAATCTGGGCCTGATCTATAATTTCCAGCATCGCTGTCATTTAGATAATAAGGGTCGCCTAGTATTTTTAAATTTAAAGACACGTTATCAACACTGCTGTTTAATATCATATCATTAAATGCTCTAGCAATTATATTTTTTCTGTCAAACGACCCTAGACCACCTGCTAACATTATTTCTTTAGCTGTTTTTTCAACTCTTTTGTAGATATTAAAAGCTATCCAGGATACAGACGATTCTAACGGAACTATTTCCGGAGGTAATGTGTTTTCTCCGATAATGTTTTTCATATAAGCATCTTGTCCTGCTTCTGTATTAAACGAAGGATTATAAAACCCGTTATCAATTGAAAATTCAAAATCAAGTACTTCGGTATTTTTGCCTGTATACGAATAATAATAAGCTTTAACACAATCTGCAATGTTTGAAGCGTAGTTAAATGGTGTAGTAGATGTACTAAATTTAGAAAAATGAACTTTGTAAGGAATTACAATATATTCAATTTCATATGCTGGTCGACTTGATATCGATTCGTCTCCTAAAGTTAAAATTCTAACCTTAGAATCAATTCTAAACCAGTTTACCATTCCTCTGCCATCTGGTTGTGACAAACTCTGTGTTAAGTTTTTTCCCCATGCACTACTTAAAATAACTTCTTTTATTACTTCTTCTATTTTTGTTCCTTCATTAAAAGTATAAACTTTTTCACTAGGGTCAATAGTAATCGGTCCTCGTTGTGCTATATTATCAACTACTACATCTTCATCATTTGCAACGTTGTCTTTTGCAAAATCATTTAAATTTTCAATGATATAAGAATTACCAAGTTCGTTTACATCTGTATTAAATGACGCACCTGTAGGTGTCGATATTATTCTTGTAGAATTACCGTTATTAGGAAAACTTATAATATATCGATCTCCAGTTTTTTGATTTTTTTGTGCGGCAGCAGCTAGACCTGGGTCAACAGTGCCTTCGCCGTATCCTACTGGAATTATTTCTCTTCTGTTAAGTTCGTTTGCCAAACTATTCTCAGCAGAACTTAACATTTCACCAACTGTTGTTCCTTTAATAGATGTAGTCTTCTTTAATCTTGATATTTCATCCGTATACGCAAGATGATTGTAAGAAATAGCACTTACGTTATAAATTGTGCCGCCGGCGTCAACTTTAAAAGTAACATTTGTTAACTTTATAACAAAGCAGCGTCTTGAAACAAATTTTTCAATATTATTTTCTGAATCCCATCCTATAAAATCTAAAGATAACAAAAATGGTGCTTCGATATAATTTTTATAACCAGCTGCATCTGCTGCAACAAACAAAGACTGAAAAAACAATCCAACGCTGTATGGCTCAGTAACTGTAAATTCCATTGTCGTAACTGTAGTAACCCCAGTACCTGGGTTAGGAGAAACCAATGACGAAATCATAACATCGTCAATAAAATACTCTACATTTATTCCTAAGCTAGATTCTATTGCTGTCTTGGTTGGTTTATCTGGAAGACCCCCTGACCTTATTATAGGCAAATTTCCTCCAGTAGATCTATACAAATCAGGATTGTTAAGTTCGTCTGGTCTAAGCGGTCCAAAAGTCCACCGATAGTTGTAAGATCTAAACTTACTTAACTCGTTTTTTTGTACAGCCATATTAAATCCCTATAACAGTAGTAAGTGTTGATTTTTTAGGCAAGTATATTTGAGTTCCTGCAACAAAGTCAAATATAGGATCTTTAATTACTTCGATGTTTCTTACTGAAAATACCCACCAAAGTTTAGAACTTCCGTATAAGTCAAATGCTAACAAGTCAGGTCTATATGTGTATTGTGGTTGTATAGAATACACAATGTCATCTGCTTGTGGCGGTATTGATCTTTTAACATAAAAATCTAAATAGTTACCAATATTTACTTTTGTATTTGCCCAAGGACTTGATTTTGAATACACCGACATTAAATAAATCCTTTATTTGTTGTACTTTGTTGACCTATATAACCACCTTGTGCAAATTCATCAAGGTTAAATTTGCTAACATCGTCTCTGCTGTATATTGGTTGGAGTGTTACGTTTAGATTACTTAAAACCGGAACATAAGAATAGGACGACGAGTTGTTGTCTGTTGAAAAACCGCCATTTATAGGAACTTTAATATAGTCAACGTCGTTTCTTAAATCTAATGTAAATAATTTTACGACACACGGTACTTTGTTAAAAATAAAATCTCCGTATCCACTCAAATAAACAATAGGTGGCGGTGCTCCTAGGTTTGTTGAGCTTCCATAAAACATTTTTGTTATAGATCTTAAAAAATGAACCGATGCAATCCAGTAGCGTCCATCCGATTCGTTCTCAACTGGAAACTCGCCAGTTATAGTGATATCTTCAACTGCCGAGTTTTGGTATTGTAAGAATGGATAATTTGTATGTGTCGGCGATAATGTATTATAATTTGCCGAGTGTGCAACAGTAATTTGAGGAGTAGTTGGCCATACCATTGCATTACCCGAAAATTTCAATGGTGCAAACATAGAAGAATTTAAAAATTCAGGAGTATTAGGTAAACTTAATCTAACACGCCAATCAGCACCTGATGTTTGTGATGCTGCACTGTATGATCCATACGCTCTAGTTTGTTCTGTATATTCTGCACCGGCGGGCAAATTTCCAAGTCTGATTTGAGATATATATGTTACAGGATTAGAAATATTTTGTATATTAGATGTAAAATTTCCTTGTCTTACGTTACTAAATGTATTTTGAAAATTATTTTGTAAATTTTGAAAACTATCAACTACTCCGCCAACGGTGTTAGCAAAAGAACTTATTCTATTTGCTGTAGAACTAATACTTTGTGTAATTTGTGTTAACTTTGTTAAAAATCCCATGACACCATTCTCCATATATATTTAGTTGACAAAATTATATACGTATATTAAAATAAAGTAATTTCCTAGGAGAAAAAATGAAAAAAGTAAACTATCTTAATAACAAAGACATGTTATTAGAAATACACAAGTCAAAGAACACGTTTTCAAGCTTTGTTGACCCCGATTATGTTGATTATGATCTAATTTTGCCTGATCTAGACAAGATTAATATAAGAACTATTGCAGAAGCAAAGAAAAATAGAGCAAAAAAACTTACTTTAAAAAAGTACGAAGAAGAAAAACTTCTAAATAATAAAACAAAGTTATCTGAAATAGAGATAGACTATAAAAAAATAGAAAAAACTGACTTAATTTTTAGAATTATGACATACGATCACATACCAGAAGAAGCAGGTCGTAAAAAAAATCCAAAAAATGTTGCAGACACTAAAGTAAAATTAAATTTTCCACCATTTCAACATTGGAAATTTGATGAAAATGACAATCTTATATGTGTTGGAAAAAGTCATTGGCAAGGTGGCATGGAAAACGGGCATTTTTCTAAAGATCACGGAAAAGCAACAAACAAGCTTGCACTTATGTGGATGAAATTATGTGATCGTTATGCTACTCGTGGTAATGTTCGTGGTTATACCTACAACGACGAAATGAAGGGACAAGCAATACTACAGCTAGCACAAATAGGGTTGCAGTTTGATGAGTCAAAAAGTCAAAATCCATTTGCCTATTACACAGCCGCAGTTACTAACAGTTTTGTAAGAGTTATTAATTTAGAAAAACGTAATCAAAATATTAGAGATGACATTCTCGAAATGAACAACTTGAATCCTAGCTTTACTCGTCAAAGTGCTGGTGAATTCGAAGCTGGCTTAAAAAGATTCAATGATAGCCATGATTAATTTATAGTTGACATTTGTTATCTTATCATTTATATTATATAGAGTTACGGAGTTATCTTAGTGTTTAAGAAAGCAGCAGTGTTTACGGACCTTCATTGTGGTATGAAGGGTAATTCAAAAATTCATAATCAGGATTGTGAAGATTTTGTTGATTGGTATATCGAAACTGCCCAAAAAAATGGATGCGATACTGGAATCTTTTGCGGTGATTGGCATCACAACAGAAATAGTTTAAATTTAACAACTATGGATACCAGTATTAGATGTTTAGAAAAACTTGGAAAAGCTTTTGACCAGTTTTTTATGTTTGACGGCAATCACGATCTTTATTATAAAGACAAAAGAGATGTAAATTCTACAGCATTTGCAAAACATATACCTGGAATTACAACTATTAACGATATTTACGTTAAAGACGACGTTGCTCTTATACCTTGGTTAGTTGGCGAAGAATGGAAACGCATTCCTAAGATAAAATCCAAGTATATGTTTGGACATTTTGAATTACCAAGCTTTTATATGAACGCAATGGTGCAAATGCCCGATCACGGAGAACTTAAAAGTGAGCATTTTGTAAATCAAGACTATGTTTTTAGTGGACACTTCCACAAAAGACAGAAGCAAGGCAAAATTCACTACATAGGCAATGCATTTCCGCACAACTACGCCGATACATGGGACGATGATAGAGGAATGATGATCCTCGATCGAGAAAACAATAAAGAACCAGAGTACATTAATTGGGCAGATGCTCCTAAATATCGAAATGTTATGCTTTCTCAGTTGATAGACAACAAAGATACTTTAATAAAATCAAAAATGTATCTTCGAGTAACATTAGATATTCCTATTTCCTACGAAGAAGCAAATTTTATTAAAGAAACGTTCATGGAACAGTACGAATGTAGAGAGATTACTCTAATTCCACAAAAGCAGATTGAAGAAATTAGCACTGACCTTGATATAGGACAGTTTGAGAGTGTTGATCAGATTGTTAGCAATGAAATTTTAGCTATCGACAGTGAAAATTTTGATAAATCTCTTCTATTAAAAATTTATAGTGAATTATGACAATAAAAATTAAAGACTTATCTGTTAAAAACTTTATGAGTGTGGGTAATGTTACTCAGGCTGTCGACTTTAATCGAGAGCAACTCACTCTAGTGCTTGGCGAAAACTTAGATCAAGGAGGTGACGATTCTGGTTCCCGTAACGGTACAGGCAAAACCACTATTATTAACGGTTTATCATATGCCCTGTACGGCCAAGCACTTACTAATATTAAAAGAAACAACCTAATTAACAAAACTAACAGCAAAGGTATGTTAGTTACGTTAAATTTTGAGAAAAATGGGGTTGAATATAGAGTTGAACGTGGAAGATCACCTAATATTCTAAAATTCTTTGTTAACGGTGTTGAAAAGTCTAGTGAGATCACTGACGAAAGTCAAGGTGATAGTAGAGAAACTCAAAAAGATATCAACGAGTTACTAGGACTTAGTCACAATATGTTTAAACACATTGTTGCTCTCAATACATACACCGAACCATTTCTTAGTTTAAAGACCAATGAACAAAGAGAAATTATCGAGCAACTGTTAGGCATTACACTACTTTCGGAAAAAGCAGAATCTCTTAAAGAACAAATAAAAGTAACAAAAGATATTATTACAGAAGAAACTTTAAAGATTAATGCCATTCAAGCAAGCAATGAGAAGATAAAAGCCAGCATAGATCAGCTTGTTAGTCGTCAACGTGCATGGGAAAGTAAGAAAAAGCAAGATGCTGAGCATTTGCAAAAAGCTATTACCGAACTTGAGCACTTAGACATTGATTTAGAACTAGAACTTCATGAAAAATTAGTTAATTGGACACAATTAAACAACGAGATCTCTGGTTTAAACAAAGAAAAGTCAACTTTAGAAACTGCAATGCTACGTGCAAGCAATTCTGTAAAAAAGATCGAAGACGATATTAACAATTTAGATGATGCTGTTTGTTTTACATGCGGTCAAGCGTTACACAAAGATAAAAAAGAAAAAATATTAGCTGAAAAAGAAAAAGAACTAGCAGATGCTAACGCATACAAAGACGAAGTTGATTCAAAACTTCAGATTGTTCTTAAGTCGTTGAGTTCTATCGGTGATATTAACGGAAAACCTGTTACATTTTATGAAACAGCTAAAGAAGCATACGAACATCGTAGCAATGTCGATAATTTAAAAGTATTATTAAAGAATAAAGAACTAGAAGAAGACACATACCAAGATCAAATAAACGATTTAAAGACAACTGCGTTACAAACAGTCGACTGGTCTACAATTAACAAGCTAACTTCACTAAAAGAACATCAAGAGTTTCTTTTAAAGCTGTTAACTAATAAAGATTCTTTTATTAGAAAAAAAATTATAGATCAAAACTTAAATTATCTAAACAATAGACTGACTTATTACTTAGATAAACTAGGATTGCCTCATCAAGTAGAGTTTTTAAACGATCTAACTGTTCAAATTACACAGTTAGGTCAAGATTTAGACTTTGACAACTTGTCAAGAGGCGAAAGAAACAGACTTATACTTGGATTAAGTTTTGCATTCCGCGATGTTTGGGAATCTTTGTATCAATCAATCAACTTATTGTTTATAGACGAGTTAATTGATAGTGGAATGGACACCGCAGGTGTAGAAAATTCCTTAGGTGTACTTAAAAAGATGGGTCGTGAAAGAGATAAAAATATATTTTTAATATCTCACAAGGATGAATTGATAGGAAGAGTTAATAATGTTCTTAAAGTTATTAAAGAAAATGGGTTCACATCCTATCAACCTGACTTAGAAGTTACAAGTATAATTTAAAAATGACTAGAAAAACTTATCCTTTAAAAGTACACATTGATGATACACACGACAAACTAGCAAAGGCGTATCTCGAATATTTCAAAGCAAACGAAATATTCGAGCAACGTCCATCTGAACCAAAACGCCGTATAGTTCGAAAATGGCTTCAAGAGATAAGACATTATGCTAAATTACGTAGAGTAGAGGTAATTGAGTCTCATCTTAACAAGCAAGAAAGATACAAACGCGGTGGCAAGCAAAAGCAAGACAAAGGGGAAGGGGTTTGAAAGAGAAATTGCAAACTTCTTATCAGAACTCTACGAAGATTCTTTTACTAGAGTACCTGATTCGGGTGCATTTACCGGAGGCAAAAACGCTCATAGACGAGATAAGCTCACTGAAGGTCAAATTAGATCCCATAAAGGCGACATCATTCCACCCGACGACTGGAAAAAATTTAACGCAGAGTGTAAAAACTATGCGGAATTCCCGTTTCACCAATTAATTTCTTTAGGCCACATACCTTTACTCGAAGGTTGGATTTCACAAACACTAGAAGCAGCAGACCAAGGCGACATTAATATTATCTTTATGAAGTTTAATCGTAAAGGCAGATATGTTTTATTTCAAAAAGAAAACGACTTTCAAACTTACAGGCACGTCGACTATCAAGATAAATCAGGCAACTACTGGCGATTTACAAGCTTTGACGATTTCTTTTCCTTAAACAAAGATTTATTTCAAAAAAACTGCACAGGCATTTAAGGCTAACATCAAACAGCACATAAGGTTGGCGGGCCAGTTTATAATACCGCTGTGGAAAAGTCGGCTTGATACCCGAACACGTGACATGTTGAGACATTGCCGGTAGTAGGCTCTAAGTATTGACATTGAATGATTGCTGTCATTCAAAAACACCGCATACTCCTAAACACTTAAGGATTGAGGAACGAGCTTAAGACAGGCAGTGCAGCGTAAACAGTACATTGAAAAGTGTATTGTTTATGACGCATTGCCTGGGTCGACGCAGGTAGGGAAAAGGTTAGAGTCCCTGGAGTTGGTGTATAAACAAAAAACCTGCTTCCCGTGTCTCGGCTAGTGCAACTCACATGAAGTCAACGACGACGGAACCTTAAAACAGGTTCCGTCTGACCAGATTAATCTACATGAAGTATTTCACTTCGTGCTTAATATTATTTAGAAAAGAAATGTGTTGAGCGATAGCGAAACACAGATGAACGTAGTTCATCTTGTATAAATAATATTAACAACTCTAAAGGATTTCTCTTATGAAAATATCTTCTATTATCGCAGAACAAGAAAAAACAAATGAAGGCCCACTAAGAAATATAATGCCTGCATTTACTAAAACACAAAAACTAAGAAAGGCAGCTGGTAAAGCTGCCGCTGGTGCTACTAAAGATGAAATTCGACAAATGGAAGTTGAATTATTAACTTATATGGAATACTCGGGTCAAAAAAGAGCAACACCTGACGTATTAAAAAATTACTTTAAACAAAAAGGTCTTGGGAACGTAGGAACATCCGTAGTAGATGCATTTGTAGCATCTAAGAGACCAGCAGCACCTCCTAGTGATGCTGCTGGTGCTGGTGCTGCTGGTCTAGGTGGTAATCCGCCAGCTAATCCACCAGCAAGTAGTGGACCAACACCTCCAACTGGTAATCCTCCACCTGCTCCTCCAACAGCACTTCCGCGTGGAACAAAAGCTAAATTAGCATCTGGAGAAGAATTCACTTGGCAAGGTGCTCAATGGAAGAGCAATCAAACTGGTCGTGTGGCTAGTAAAGCACAAAAGCAAGAACTTAATCAAGCTGCTGGTATGCAAACTAACAGCATGTACGAAGCTGCTGATCCAAATGCTTTAACCAAGGGCGAAGTTAGAAAAATTATTCAACAGGTTGTACAAAAAGCATACGGTGGTGCAGCAGGATTTAGTCAAAGTAGATTTGCAGAACCTGGACAAGCCAGTGCTGCTGGACCAAGTGGTGGTTCCGCTGGCGGTGCAGGCTTACCTGATTCAATAACAAATGCTGTTAGTGGATTAACACCTGCTCAAAAAGCTGCACTAAAGGCAATGCTCTAATTACCAGAACGGCTGTCCGGTTTTCTTAGCAGTATCAAGATTCTCTTTAATTAGGTGGGCTATAATTTCTCTTTCGTCAGGACTTAGTTCGTAAGCTTCTGAGAGACTTAGCCCACCTCTCATATACCAACATAATCTTGTTAAGTCAAACTTGATTTGCTTAGTTTCGTTTTCAAGGACCTCAACTTCTTCAAGTATTTTTTCAAGAGGCCAAGTTGAGATCCTTATGCGAAAAAATTTGATTGATCAAACGAAATTGGAACGTCTAGTTCTTCTGGTGACCCGTTTGCTATATCTTCTTCTGAAAACTTTACCTTTAAAGGTTTAATAGAAAACTTTTTACGTTGTGTGTCGATATGATTAACAACATTTTTGTAAACAGTTTTGTCTGCGTTTGAAAAGAATTCAATAATATAGTTTTTATTTGTTACAGGATCTTCATTGTTGAATTGAACAGCAACTACACTGTTAACAATGGTGCTGATATTCATATCTGTTATTCTATTAAAGCTTTCGTTGAACTTTTGTAGCTTTTGTTCTTCTGATAGCTCATCATCATTTATTACTTTGAACAATCTCTGCTCTTCAAATGTTTTCATTGCAACTTCAGTAAATTGTTTATAATTCATTGGTGCGATTTCAAATTTAAAATCGCCTGTATCAAAAACATTTTCGTATATGTTTGCTGTTAGATAATCTAATACTGTTCGTAAATCAACTTCGTATGTTCTTTCTTCGTAAAAAGTTTTGCCATCTTCTTTTTTAAACGGAACATTGATGTTAATGTCCATCTTCTCACCGTAAGTAGCAATTCTAATAGCTACTAATATAGCATCGACGTCGATGCTAGGAATATTCCAAGCATTTTTAATATTAGGAAAACAACTTTGAATAACGCTGGTTGTTGATTGTCCGTTTAACAGTGCATCTGGAGTTTTAAACATTAATTCGTCCTTTGCAGTCATTGCAAGAACGGGATACTCGCCTGTGTCAGATATTTCTATAGATCCTTTAGGATAAAAATTTCCGTTGCTTGGCAATTTGATGTAAAGTTTGGGCTGTCTAAAGTGTTTTGCTAACGGGTTCATTGAGGGAGTGTTCATGTATATTTTTCTCCAGATAAATACTATAACTATATATCTAGATATATTTTATACGCATTTAATTTGGAAAAATAACAGTGGCCGATCCGGTAGAAATTCAAAATGTAGGAGGTCTTAGAGGAGTAGCTTCAGAAGCTACTATGCTTGAGCTTCGCGACGCTATGAGAGAACTTAATAGAAGTGGATCTTCTAATAGAAGCTCTAATACATCTGCTAGAATTCAAGATTTATATAATAGATCCGTTAAAGAATCTACTAAAAGCAACTGGCTTGCTAGTAAAGCAAACGCTGCATTAGATACAAAAACCGGAAGACTTATTACGTCATTTGCTAAGGGTGCAACTACACTAAGTGATTTTTCTAATGCAGTATTTGGTGCTGAAAGTTCTCTAACTAAATTAGCCAGCTACATTGATAGTAATATAACCACTTGGAGAGAGTTGTCCAGTGTTGGTGCAAGTTTTAATAATTCTATTTTTGATATGATAAGTTCTGCTGCAAACAGTGGAATGGAACTTGATGATTATTCAAAAATGATTATGCGAAATTCTGAACAGTTAGCAAGATTTGGTGGAACAGTTACAAATGGTGCTAAGTTTGTTGGAGAGTTTTCAAAAACTTTTAGAAGAGACCTTGGTTCAAGATTTTTTGAAATGGGTTTTACTATCGAAGATATAAACGAGAGTTTGATTGGTTTTATGTCTTTGGAAAGTAGAAGATCTGCTAACGGATTAAGAGACGATAGAAAAACTCAAGCTTCTGCGGAAAATTACATTTTACAACTTGATAAACTAGCAAAGTTAACTGGCGAAGAAAGAAAACAGCTAGCAGATCGTATCTCTCAACAACAAACAGATGCTGGTATTGCTGCAAGAATTAATAGTTTACAAGGAGCCCAACAAGAAAATCTACAAAGTGCTATAGCATTCTTTGATAGTCAGCTTCCTGGTGTGTCCGATGGATTCAAAGACTTAATGGACGGTGTTGCACAAACTGATCTAGGCAAAGCATTAGAAACAGCAATTCCAGGAATTGGCCAGTACATGCAACAAGTATTTACAGGTGAAGAAGATATTAATGAAGTACTTTCAGCATTACAAAATAGATTTGGTCCTGCATTAACTAATTTTTCTAGCGGATTTGGAAAAGCACAGATAGATGCAATGAGAACGCAAGGCGGCGTAACAGGTGCGTTAGCTGAGTTAATGGACTCTTTGTATCAGTTTAATCAAGTTTCTCAATTAAGTGCTGAAGAAATGGAAGAAGAACAAAAAAGAAGAAACGCAGTAACTTCTGCCTTTGGAAAATTTGAACAAGCAGTTATTGATCTAAGACGAATGTTTGTAGATTTTTTCTATGATTTTTCCATGGAAGAGGGGGGTCTATTTGACGCATTCTCTGGTTTAGGCGACGCTGTTGGCGAATTATTTGGCTCTGGTACAAAAAGTCTAAAAGGAGCAGGAATATCAATTACAGGCTGGATAAAAGACTTAATGCGTGGATTATTTGGAAAAAATGGATACGTTACACAAGGAATTAAAACATTTACAGATTGGATAAAAAGCGACAACTTTAAAGTATATGTAAATGATCTAAAAGAATCATTTACAGCCGTTTCGACATGGATGTCTGAACTAGCCACCGATATTAAAGATAATGGATTCTGGAATACATTTAAAGAAAGATTACTTGACTTAGGTAATTGGATCAAAGAACTTTTCATGGGATCAACAGTTACAGAAATGACGCCGGCTGGTCCACAAGAAGTACGTAAAGAGGGATTGTTAGAAAAACTACAAGAATTTATATTCGGTGACGAATTATCCAGACCGGGTGATTCTTTGTACAGTCGTTTTGTAGACTGGGTTGGATTAAACAGTAGATACGACGAATCGTTGTTGTCTCAAGTTTATAATAAAATTCTCGATGCATTCCTTGGCAAGGAAATTATGGTTGGCAGAGGAGACGACAGACAGCTAGAACGTCAAGGTGGATTACTTGAAACTATGGCAGATGCTTTTACTAACTTCTGGGAAGGCCCAACTGGAACTAGTTTAGCAAATACTATTTCTAACTTTTTTGAAAAGTTAGTTGATAATATTATTTTAAGTGTAAATCAAAATACAGGAGGAATGTTTTTTGGAGAAGCTGCTGCAAATATATTATCTGAACAACAAGCAGCTGGTAAGATACTAACTCCAGAACAACAATCGACAGTAAAAGAACAGCAATACGAAGATCGTGCAAGCTTAGTCGATGAAGCTGCTTTAGGTATAACCGGTCTCGGACTTTCGGCTGTTGATCTTCTGTTTGGATCAGAATTAAATAAAAGATTTTATGATTGGTCAAGAAGTAAAGAAGGAATGTCGTCTATGGGGATTGGCGACAGTGATGCAGCACAAGAAGGCTTCCGCAGTCAACACCTTCAAGAATTTGCAAATGGAACAAACGGTTTCCAAGATTTTGGAAAAGGATCTTTAGCAATGCTTCATAACTCCGAAGCAGTTGTTCCACGAAAGTCTTCTGCTGGTGACTTATTACAATCATTTTATGATTTTCAAAATAAGAAAACTGGTTCAGCCGTTGTTTCAACACCAACATCAACAGATACAAGTCAAAGTTCTCTAATTAAAAAGGTAGAAGAATTAAATACTACTATGATGCGAGTTGCAGAATTATTACAAAATAGTGTTGGATTGCAGGAAAAAACTGTTAAAGGAGTTAAAGGCCTAGGCTCCGATTATTATAGAGGAATTGGTAGATAATGAGTTGGAAAAAGTACTTCACTCCTGTACAAACAAATATGAATTCAAACGGAAGTTATAGTCCTTTTTCGTTTGCAAGAGGAACAGGACTTGGACCAGCTGCCGCAAATTACAGTAGCCATTTGCCAGACGTTTATGTTGGAAATCCTAATCGTATTGAACGATACGGTCAATACAATACTATGGACAACGATAGTGAAGTTAATGCCGCACTAGATATTCTTGCTGAATTTTGTACTCAAAAAAATAAAGAAAACAATACACCTTTTAAGATACAGTTTAACAATGCAGCTACTAATAGTGAAATTCAAATTCTTGGACAGTATCTAAAACAATGGTGCAAGATAAACGAGTTTGAAACTCGCATGTTTAAAATTATTCGTAATATTTTTAAATACGGAGATCAATTCTTTATCAGAGATCCTGAAACTAAAAAATGGTTTCATGTTGATCCAGCAAATCTTACAAAAATTATTGTTAACGAAAGCGAAGGAAAACGCCCGGAACAGTATATTATTAGAGACTTAAACATTGCATATGAAACATTAAGTGCAACAAAAATTAATACAACTAATGCGTATGGCCCAGGCGGCAATCAACCAGGGTACCAAACATTAGATCAAAAGTTTATGACTGGTAGAACTCCGGATGCTTCAACCAGCAGATTTATGAATGAGTCAAATGAAACTGCTATAAATGCAGAACACGTTGTTCACATTTCTTTAAGCGAAGGACTTGACAACAACTTCCCATTTGGTAACAGTTTGCTTGAAAGTATTTTTAAAGTTTATAAACAAAAAGAATTATTAGAAGATGCTATTATTATCTATCGTGTACAAAGAGCACCGGAACGTAGAGTATTCTATGTTGACGTAGGTAATATGCCTAGTCACCTTGCTATGCAGTTTGTGGAAAGAGTAAAAACAGAAATTCACCAACGACGTATTCCTAGTAAAACCGGTGGCGGCACAAATGTAATTGATAGTACATATAATCCTCTTTCGATTAACGAAGATTACTTCTTCCCTCAAACAGCAGAAGGTCGTGGATCAAAAGTAGAAACTTTGCCAGGCGGAACAAATCTAGGAGAGATTGATGATTTACGATACTTCACTAATAAGTTGGTACGCGGACTACGTATCCCAAGTTCGTACCTTCCAACTGGTGCTGATGACAGTGCAAGTCAATATAATGATGGCCGCGTTGGAACAGCATACATTCAAGAACTACGTTTCAACAATTACTGCGAACGTCTGCAAAGCTTAGTATCAGAAGTTTTTAATAATGAATTTAAACTGTATCTAACAGACAAAGGCATAAACATTGACGTTTCGATGTTTGACTTAAAATTTCAGCCTCCGCAAAACTTTGCAAGCTATCGTCAAGCTGAACTAGACAGTAATAGAATTAATACTTTTACAGCAATGCAACAAATTCCATTTATATCAAATCGTTTTGCATTACAGAGATTTTTAGGTCTTTCAAAAGAAGAAATTGCAGAAAATGAAAGACTCTGGAAAGAAGAAAACGACGAAATGTTTGAAGGAATGGAGCAAGATGCTTCTGCACAAATGCGTAGTGCTGGAATCACAGGAGCAGATATAAGCAACGACTTAGGAGCAGCCGAAGGTGAGATATCTCCTGATGTTGAAGCAGACGTATCCGGTGATACTAGTCCGATCGGCGGAACATCTGCACCTGCTCCAGCATCTCAGAGTAATCAACCATTTGGAACATAAATACATTATGATATTGCGTGAACTATATTACTTTGACAAAAAAACAATGGAGCCTGTTGAAGACAATCGCTTCGATGCGAAGCACGATCAATCTATAGTCGACCTTGATGATACAAGAAAAACTAGACTAACATTAAAAGATATAAATCGTGCAAGAAGAGCAGACGATATGCATAGAAAAGAAACAAACAAAGATCTTTCTCATATTCGTTCTATGTATGGAATAGCTGCTCAAGCACAAGCACAACCTCCTATGTAACCGGGTAGTTTATGGTTAAAGAATATATTCCTAACGAAACTAAAGACGAACGTCGTTTTAGAAAGTTATTACAAAAACAACAAAAATTATCAAGCAAATTGCCACAGGATGAAATAATTCATCCTGTAGTTGCACAAGATAGTTCTGTGGCATTTGTTTTAGGCAACGGCGTAAGCAGAAAACCTATAAAGCCATACGATTTAAAACCTTATGGTAAAGTATATGGTTGTAATGCATTATACAGAGAATTTATTCCAGATCATTTAGTTGCAGTTGATGCAAAAATGATTAAAGAAATTACTGCTACTGGATATCATTTAAAAAATAAAGTATGGACTAATCCTAGTAGGTTCACAAGAGAAATACATGGCTTAAATCTTTTTAATCCTAACTTAGGATGGAGCAGCGGTCCTAGTGCATTAAATTTAGCAAGTGAACATGAATATAGTACCATTTATATTTTAGGATTTGACTACGAAGGCACAGGAAAGAAAAAAGAACTAGTCAACAACGTATATGCCGGAACGCTGAATTATAAAAAAACTGATGACCGTGCAACTTATTTTGGTAACTGGACTCGACAAACATCAACATGCATAAAAAAGTATACAAAGATTAAATACATTAGAGTTATTGAAAATACAAACAGCTTTGTGCCAGATGTATTAGTTGGAATACCTAATTTAACTCACATAACAGTAGAAAGTTTTATAAAAAGGTTTAATTTAGATAACTAAAGTATAAAATAGGCTCGTTTGAGCCTATATCTACGCACTTTTTTAAAAAAAATGTAAATATAACTGACAGCCTTGACATATAGGAGAAAACAATGACTGATCGCAACAAGTTTGAAGAAATGCTTGAGCGTCTTGTAAATGAAGACCGTGCTGGAGCAGAAGAACTATTCCACGAAATCGTAGTGGAAAAGTCACGTGAAATTTATCAATCAATTATCGAATCAGAAGAAGACGACGAAGAAGTCGAAGAAGCTGCTGAAGAAGACGATGAAGAAGAGCTAGACGAAGCTGCTGAAGAAGACGACGAAGAAGTTGACGAAGCTGCTGAGGAAGACGACGAAGAACTCGACGAAATGTTTGGGTTAGACGAATTTGCTCCAGGCGACGGCAGCGACGCAGCTATGGGCATGATAGGCGGTGACAGCACCGACGACATGATGGGCGACATCGGCATGGACGACGGCGAAGAAGGCGACGACATGGGCGATGACATGGATGACCGTGTTGCAGATTTAGAAGATGCTTTAGAAGAACTTAGAGCAGATTTCGAAGCACTAATGGCCGGCGAAGAAGATGAGCCAGAGCACTCAGACATGGACTTCGATAACGACGACGAAGGCGACGACGATAGCGAAGAAGACGACGAAGAAGATAGCGAAGAAAAAGAATCTTTTGCTTTTGAAGCAAAAAAAGATCACAAAAAAGATGACAAGAAAAACAAGTCTGCTGGTGAACAAATGCGTGAATACGTAGAAAAAGTTAATGGTGGATTTGGAGCAAACATTGGCGGCGACAACGGTGCAAACTCAAAGTCAACTGTAGCAGGCAAAAACGACATGGGCGGTAGTGCCCAAAATATTGTTCGTGGTGACACAGAAGCTGGTGTAGAAGCAAACAAAGGACAACTAAAAGGTTCAAGTTTGATCAAGCAAAAGCCACAGGACATGAAAACTGGTAACGTAAATGTACCAGGGGGTAGTGCTTCTAAGTCATGGAAGAACAACCCAAAAGGCCACGGTGCTGAGAAAAAAGGTGCCGGTGAGACTGCCGACAAAGGCGCAGGTAGCATGTTAAACGGTGCTCCTAAGAGAGCCAAGTAAGGCAGAAAAAAGGACCAATGATGAACTACTTAAGAGAGAGTTTGAGTTTCGATCAGGCCAGGATGATTGTAGAGACTGCTGAAGAAGGCAAAAATCTTTACATGAAAGGTATTTGTATTCAAGGCGGAGTACGCAACGCAAATCAGCGTGTCTATCCCGTTAATGAAATAAGCAGGGCTGTCAACACTCTTAACGATCAGATTACTGGTGGTTATTCAGTTCTCGGAGAAGTAGATCATCCTGAAGGTCTTAATATAAACCTTGATCGTGTAAGCCATATGATTACAGAAATGTGGATGGATGGCCCTAACGGTTATGGAAAGTTGAAAATACTACCAACTCCGATGGGACAACTAGTTAGAACAATGCTTGAAAGCGGCGTAAAGCTAGGTGTTTCATCGCGAGGTAGCGGAAACGTTTCCGAAGACGGTAGTGGACATGTTTCAGAATTTGAGATAATCACTGTAGACGTTGTAGCACAACCAAGTGCTCCAGGTGCTTATCCTACACCAATATATGAACACCTAATGAATACAAGAGGTGGATATAAGGCAATCCTTACTAGTAAGGAAGTTCAAGGCGATAAAAAGGCACAAAAATACATTGCAGAGAGCTTATTAAAAATAATAAGCGGACTCCGATAAAAGGAAAAGACCATGGATATATTAAGAGCCCTTTTAGAGAGTGATGCAATTACTGAGCAAACAAAATCTGAAATTCAAGAAGCGTGGGATGCTAAAGTTGTAGAAAACCGTCTTGCGGTAACTACAGAGCTTCGTGAAGAATTTGCTAAGAAATATGAACACGATAAAGGTGTTATGATCGAAGCAATTGACGCTATGATTGGTGAAAAACTTTCGGAAGAAATGGAAGAATTTCACAATGATCGCAAACAACTAGCCGAAGCGAAAGCACGATATGCTATAGCAATGAGAGAAAATACAAAACTATTTAAAAAGTTTGTAACTGAATCTCTGGCTAAAGAAGTTTCAGAACTACATGAAGATCAAAAAGAAATGGCAGCAAAATTTTCCGTTCTTGAAGAATTCATTGTAGAACAACTTGCAAAAGAACTTGCAGAATTCCAAGAAGATAAAAAAGACTTAGCTGAAACAAAAGTACGTTTAGTACGTGAAGCTAAAGACCATATAGCAAAAGTCAAAAAAGACTTTATTGCTAGAAGTGCAAAAGCAGTTCAAGAAACAGTTGCTAAAGGACTTAAGTCTGAAATTAGTCAACTTAAAGAAGACATTGATGTTGCACGTAAAAACGATTTTGGTCGCAAAATTTTTGAAGCATTCGCCGGTGAATATCTAAATAGTCACTTAAATGAAACTTCAGAAACTAAAAAGTTACTTAAATTAATTACAGCAAAAGACAAACAACTAGCTGAAGCAAAAGCAATTACTGCAAAAGCTATGAATCTTGTTGAATCAAAAAAATCAGAAGTTAAACGTCTGGTTGAATCACAAGAGCGTCAAAAAGTTCTAAACGAACTTGTTGCACCTTTAAGTAAAGATCAAAAAACGATAATGACAGATTTACTGGAAAGCGTTCAAACTAACAGACTACGTTCTGCGTTTGAAAAGTATCTACCGGCAGTTATTGACGGTAACAGTCCAGCGAAGCAGAAGGCAATACTATCAGAAGGCAAAGAAATTACAGGCAATAGAGAAAATAGTTCGATTAAGTCAGCAACCGACAACAATGTGATTGACATTGTGCGTTTAGCTGGATTGAAATAAGGAGAAAAATATGTCAGAACTACTAGAAAGTCGCTGGCAGGAGACAAAAAACGCCCTTCTTGAAGGCCTACAAGGCAACAAAAAAGCAGTTATGGCCACTACTCTTGAGAATACTCGCAAGTATCTCTCAGAAAGTGCAACTGCTGGTGCTACTTCTGCTGGTAATATCGCAACTCTTAACAGAGTTATTCTTCCGGTTATACGCCGTGTAATGCCAACTGTTATTGCTAACGAATTGGTTGGTGTTCAACCAATGACTGGTCCAGTTGGTCAAATTCACACTCTAAGAGTACGTTACAGTGATTCGTTCACTGATAGTACTGGCGGAAGTGTTACTGCTGGTGAAGAAGCACTATCACCATTCAAGATTGCTGAAGGTTACTCAGGTAACGTTACAAACTCTTACACTGCTGCTGGAACTGCTGTACTCGAAGGTACTGCTGGTAACAGACTAAGCATCCAAATCTTGAAGCAAACTGTTGAAGCTAAGTCACGTAAGCTCTCAGCTCGCTGGACATTTGAAGCTGCTCAAGACGCACAAGCAATGCACGGCATTGACGTCGAAGCAGAAATCATGGCAGCTCTTGCACAAGAAATTACTGCTGAAATCGACCAAGAAGTTATCCGTAGCTTAACTACTCTTGCAGGTAGTGCCGTTGAAACATACGACCAAGCTGCTGTTAGTGGTACTGCAACATTCGTTGGTGACGAACACGCTGCTCTAGCTGTTCAAATCAACCGTGTTTCAAACTTGATCGCTCAGCGTACACGCCGTGGTGCTGGTAACTGGGCAGTTGTTTCCCCAACTGTTCTAACTCTTCTACAGAGTGCAACTACTAGTGCTTTCGCTCGTACAACTGAAGGTACTTTCGAAGCCCCAACTAACACTAAGCTAGTTGGTACTCTAAACAACGCAATGAAGGTTTATGTTAACACATATGCTTCAAGCGACAACGTTCTAATCGGTTACAAAGGTTCATCAGAATCAGACGCAGCCGCTTTCTATTGCCCATACATTCCGTTGATGAGCAGTGGTGTTGTTCTTGATCCGTCAACATTCGAACCAGTAGTTAGCTTCATGACTCGTTACGGTTATGTAGAACTAACTAACGCTGCTTCGTCGCTAGGTAACGCTGCGGACTACCTAGGTGTTGTCGGTGTAACAACTGCAAACCTAAGCTTCAGCTAATAACTGAAACATATAAAGAATAGGCCCTACGGGGCCTATTTTTTTGAAATTTTTTCTTGACTTATGTGTGTGTTGTGTTATGTTGTTAGAAACAATACAAAGGAATAGCACAATGAAAGTTTCACTGAGAAAAGCAAACGCACTACAAGCAGCAATTGTTGATATGGTTGCTACATTTGAATTAGTAACAGATATTTCTATTAACGAGTTTGAAAATGCTTCAACAAAAATTAATGAAGCAAAAAACAAATTTGAATTTAATTTAAACAATCGTTCTACACTAATGGGAGTTCAATACGAAATCCGTCGTGCTGTTAGCATTGCTAATGCACAATCAGGAATTAACAATTTTCTTGCAGAAGTAGCAATGATCGAAAAAGAAATTGCTCTTTACTCTAAGCTTTCAAAAGTACGCCCGGCACTCGAGGATGGAGTTATTTCTGGTAAACTCGAAAAGATTAAACATCGTAGCGAAGATCAGTTTTACGGTAGAGAAGATCAAGTTCAAACTTCGATCTTTGACGAATTTGAAATTAAAGAATTTAAATCTAGACTTGCTTCTTTGAAAAAAGAAAAAACTCGTTTGCAAGATCAGTTGCTTGAACTTAACATTAAAACAGAAATTGAGTTAAGTATAGATTCTGTAAACTTGCTAGCACAAGCAGGAATTATCTAAGTTTTGGTAGTATAGCCTACTTGCTTTAGGTGAGTAGGCAAACTACCCGGTAGTAGGAAAGAGAAGAGGATAGGTTACTGTTTCCTTGAAAGAAACATATGTCCGTAATAAGACTCCGGTTTTATTAACCCTGATTGTGTGCTCTAGCGTTTTATTATACCCTTGTTGGTCTGCATTTTGCTCGCTAGAAATAAACATTCCGTTGCACATTGTGGGTTGCACTTTGTTTTTTGCAAGTTGCTTTACTTATTACTCACTTTCCTACACTGTTATAATCAAAGGTTTAATATGAAACAAAAACCTTGGGAATCAAAGATTCCTCAAAATCCTAAAAATAAAAATCGAAAACGTTGCTATAGAATTTGGACCAAGCTAACTAACTCATCACGTGCAGGCGGTAAAATTGTATGGCTAACAGATAAACAAAAAACTTTTTATCTTGTTAAATATCCAAATAAAATATTCGAAGAAGAACTTGACAAGGATACAAAAGAGTATTATAAAAAGTATCTACATCAAACAGTAGATTGAGGGCTACCGTGGAAGAAGATACCTTTTGGCAAGATTCTATGAATACTTTAAAAACATGGCGTAAGGAGCATCGCGGATATGCTCCCCAGATTTATAAAATACAAAAAACATTTGAAGAAATGCGTATTCAATATCAAAAGAATATGCAGCAACACTTTCAAAAACGTTCTGTCGGTTCTTTAGAAAAAGCAAATAAAATAAAAGAAGAAGCAGAACAGATATTTAAAAAAATCTCTA